ATCAATTGGTCCCCAAAGACTATATCGGAACCGTGTTGACAAATGCCCGCTGGCGGCATGACCAGCCAACCGAAGCCCAATGCAATGCTCTGTACAAAATGGACCGGAGAATGAAGCAGAGTTTTTCGAGTCCAGGGGATTTGTACCAGTTTGCGGTAAAACGCCACAAGGCAGGCGATCTGCGATACACCAAGGGCGGCATATCGCAACAGATCTCCGCCCTGATCGAAGCCAGAAAGCGCTAGAAACAATCAATGGCAGGCAAACAAAAGTGGTACGTGTCCAGCCCGAAGATGACCGTACAAGTTGACACTGATAACTTGATCGTGACCAAGGCGGCAAATGTAGTCTCCATGTTCAAAGGGCAACCCTTTAACAACCTCATCCGATGGATGGAGAAGCGATTCGGGAAGATTGAAGTAAAGGAATTAAAACCTTAATTCAGCAGGGGTATACTACGCAGTTTCAAGAAGAAAGGCAGGAGGGAATAGCAATGATGATCTACTCGGTGAAAGACAGCGACGATCTTCAGGCAATGGCCTCTGAGAGGGGTCAGCAAATCAACTGGAAGCAAGATACATGGGCTATCCGCAAGATGGAGTCTGGCAAGTGGATGGTTTCTTACCGGAGGAGCAGATAGATGCCACACGGACTCAAGGTTGGGAACGAAATGGATAAGAAAACCAGGGCGCTCTATCAAGCCCTTGAACTGCTCGTTATGGACAACGAAAAGCGAGGATCGTTGGGCCAAGAAGTTAATTGGGCCGCCGTGCATCAAGGGCGTGAGGCGTTAAATAATTTTAAGCCAGATACCGGGACGTCGTGGGATCTTTCCGCCGTGGGTGGGCAATCGAGTGACGTGAAAAAATAAGCGATGTCCCGATCCACCATCAGCACCTTCAAACTCTTTGAGTTTTTCTCGGACGAACTCACTTCGTTCGAGGAGGAAATCGCCGAATAGTAGTGGTGAACACACTGCCGGGCTCTAACCCCGCCCGGCACCACCCCAGCGGCGGTCTTCGGGCCGCGCCGACCGCGAAAGCGGGGAGACTGGATGGAGATCAACGCCCGGACGATCCGGGCAGGAGGGAACAAAGATGACGAAAATAGATGCGCTTGAGTTCGTCCGATGCCACGCGGACGATGATTCGATGGATCAGGACGAACTGCGAGCCGCTTTCCGCGCCCTATATGTGCGAGCGCCGGATGCCCAAGACGAGGAAGAGGGACTGTGGTCGCACCTGTGCGCGGCGGTCAAGGCCGAATAACCACCCCAAGAGTCCTAGGACATAGATAGTCGAATATTGAACACGCTCGACATATTTCAGTTTTTGTCGCTGTTATGGACATATGTTCTCTATTGTCCAAATTGCACCGCAGGTAATGACCCTGGTGAGTAATTTCAAAAATTAGGTCTTGACAAGCCTGTAATCTCACTGTAGCATCACAGCCGGTCCACCTGATCAGTGGGCTGAGGAAAAGGAAACCTCGCGAGGGGGACCCACGAGAAGCGGAATCCGCTAGTTTCCGCCGCTTCCCACCCCCTCCGAAACCTTCAAGCGAAGAGTTTGGGGGCAAGATGGCTAAACAATACCTGCGTCCGTTCGAATTCTCCCGAGATGTAACCGTAGTACCAAATCGACTATTACGTTTAGCTGAAATCAGTACCGATGCGAAGCTGTGTTATGCGATTATGTCCAGAATGTCCAAAAGGACTAAAACGTACTGTATGGCATCCGTCGCCCGTATTGCCGAGGAGATGGGCGTATCGGATAGAAGCGTGAATCGATACCTGCTGGAATTGAGAAATTTTGGTCTGATCGAAACTCAACAGCGGGGTTTTGGGAAAACCGCCGCGCACCACTTTTTGGCAAGTAAAATCTTTACCGACATCTACGCCTCTTCTCCCGATGATGTTGAAGATGAAGAAGATAGCGAACCATCGAGTGATGACGTAGGGGTAGGCCACAGCTACGACAGATCTGTCGTAGCTAGCTGCGACAAAACTGTCGTAACGGACTACGACAGATCTGTCGTAACGGACTACGACAGATCTGTCGGGGCTTATAAAGGAAGATCTGTGGAGAAGACAACTGTGGAGAAGACAGAAGAAGAATCCCCTGTGTCCCCTTGCCCATACAGGCATACACATCCTGACCTTGGACGGAACCTGTATCCAGAACCCGAACCTGTCTCGGACCTGGAGGCAACCTCACCCCCAATTCCGCCGCCCCCCTCTCCATGTCCAGATCTGGACGTAGACACCACCCTGAAGTGGGTTAAGTCCAGGCTAAAGCGGCTGAAGGGCATGAAGCTCAACTCAGCCAGGGAAACCAAGCGTTTGCGCGAGGCCATGGAGAAGTCTGGCCTTACAGAAAACCAATGGAGTCAATCACTTGAAGCCTTCATTGGGGAGGATTACTGGGTCGAGTACGACGACAAGCTAGGGGCGTTTTTGAAGTTCGTGCGGGAGCATGGGGTCAAATTCGAACCGGGGACGCCTCCTGAAGTCCATGTCCTTGCCGCCCCCGGCGATGCAGGCGGGGATTTCAGGGGTAGGGGTGCCTCCAGCCACGCGGTAGGTGCCAACGGAGCCGCTGTGGGCCTTAAAACAATTTCGTCAAGTTTGCCGCTGAAGGCTGAAACTTGGAACCGGCTGGTTGAGAGCGGCCCAAAGGTCGAAAAGTGGAATATGCTGCGCGATCCGCCGATCCCGGCTGATCCCGAATTTGAGCGGGAGTTTGAGGCGCTCTGCGCGAAGGCGGAAACCATCCACCGGCAGCGGGAAAGCGAAGTGGGATGGCTTACCTTTCGCTGGCTGGTGAAGAACTGGTGGAAGCTCGCCGTGGGAGAACTCGACTGGATGATGGTCAAGCGCAAGAAAGGCCAAACCTCCTCCGACGTTGAGATTTTAGTAGCTGAAAGTATGCGGCAGTTGAGTGAAGGCTAGGTGGAGCGATGGAGAAACCAGATGAAGAACAAAAACAAACCCAATGGCAGGGTGGCCCCTGAGCCACCGCCTACCGAAACGGAAGTTTACGTGGCCCCGGATCACGAGCGCCATGTGGTGATGGTGATCTTCGGAGACGCGAGGTTAGCGGTAAAACCGGAAACAGCCATCCAAATGGCCAAATATATCCAGGAAAGCGCCGAGCTATTAATGCGCCCTTCGATGTGAATTTGGAACGGGGAGCGGCACATGAAGAACAACCATAGGATTTATTCCGGATGTGTAGGAACTAGAAAGGTTTATCGGAAGTTCGAAGAAGACGGAGGGAATGTGTTCCGCAGGGCGGTTGCCGAAGAATCATTTAGATATAACGTGGACATCGACCCTCGGAAGTTAAGTGTAATGGCCGTGAAGGCTGCCAACAATAAAAGCGGAAAATCGGTGAGCGGAGTCGTGACGGTAACTGTGGTCTGGCGTGAATCTCGGCCATTGGAAGAACAATCAGCGGAGGCGAAATGAGCGAGAAAGAAAAACTCTCAGCCGTCAACAGGAAACTAGCTGAGATCGCCTACATGCCGGGATTCCCCTCCACAGCGAAATCCCTGTCGGCATACACCAAAGCCGTAGCCAGCATCGTCCACAACAAGACAGTACAGGAAATCTTTGGGGACAGGGCGGTGGACTGCAAGCTGCCCGCCGATCAAAACGATCTTGACTGGCTGTTCGACAAGATCGTGGCCGAGGAGGAACGGCTCCCCATGCCCGCCAAGCTGCGCAGGTGGCATGGCGCGTACTTCCCGCCAGCCGATGGCATAGAAGCTCTCCCGGAAGATTGAAACGAGAGAAAAATACAGGTGGCTACCCGTAAACAACTTCCTAAAAATCAAGGACTTCCGGTAAACATCGAAGCGGAGCAGTACGTTCTCGGCTCGATTCTGATGAACGGTTCGAACTACGCCTCGGTGGCGGAGTTTCTGTCAGAAGGCGACTTTGCGCTGCACAAGCACCAGATCATCTATCGCCGTATTCAGGATCTGTACCGGCGCGGCGATCACATTGACCGGGTGACGGTAGCGAACGAACTTCTCTCGAATGGTGAACTGGAGTCGGTGGACGGCATCGCCTACCTCTCCTCGCTCGATGCGGGCTTGCCTGAACTGTTCAATCTCCAGAGCTATGTGCGGATCATTCGCTCCAAATCGGCGGGGCGGCGCATGATCTTCACCTGCCGCAATGCGGCCCAGTCGGTGATGGGCGGCTCGGACCCGCTCGAAGCCATGAACTCGATGGAGGGAAGCCTCCATGAGATCGAGTCTTTTCTCAGCGCCGACCGCCGCATCCTAAACCCAGGGGAATTGATCGAGGTGACCGAGGGTGGAATCAACGCCGTCCTGAGCCCCATGGCCAGTCCCCCGATTTCGACCGGCTACCCCAAGCTCGACGAAATAATCTACGGCATCATACCCGGTAAGGTGTACACCTTGGGGGGAGATGTCACGGGCGGCAAGAGCGCTTTCGCGCTCAATATTTCCCACTACATAGCACGGAAGGATACTCCAGTCCTGTTCTTCTCTTTGGAGATGAGCCGGGAGGATTTGATTCAGCGCATGGTGGCCTCTGAAGCCATGATCCCGCTATGGAAGATCAAGCGTAACTTGATGGATTACGGCGAACGGCGGGATGCGATGTTCGTGATGAAGCACATCTCCCATTATCCGATCTACATCGATGATGACGGCTTCCTGACCGTCTCCGATCTCCACGCAAAGATCAGCCGCATGGTGCGCGAGAAGGCCATCAAGCTAGTGGTGATCGACTACTTGCAGATCATGGACTGGCAGAACGAGAAAAATCCAATCAAATTTCACAGAGAGGAAGAAGCTATACCGTACATTACACGCAACATTCACATGTACGCCAAGCGGTTCGGAGTGGCCATCCTGTTGGTCTCTCAACTGAGCCGCGCCCGCGCCCGAAGGACTTCCGACCTGAAGCCGAAGCTGTCGGATCTGCATGGAAGTAGCTCGATTGAGAAGGATTCCGATGTGGTGATGTTCATGTACCGCGAGGAGATGGACAAACCCAATCGGGCGGAGTTGAAAGGCAAGGCTGAACTGCTGGTCAGAAAGCACAGGAACGGCCCGCAGGGCGATGTGAACATGCGTTTTGAAGGCCAGTTTACCCGTTTTGTGGAGGTTGACAGTACGGCCAGTACGTCATATACTTCCGCCCAGGCTCAGGACAAGACTCAAGACGAAATAAACGAGAGGAGCGCATGATGAAAATCCTGAAAAGCGCCACAAATTGGCTGATTGGCCTTTTTGTGTGCAGGCATCCCCGTCTCACTTTTCCCCGCAAGATTGACGGAAAGGATTATCAAGTCTGTTTGGTGTGTGGAGCGCGGCTGCCTTCTAAAATTCAGTTCGGATAACCCTCCATGAAAGACAAATTGACCACCGATGAACAGGCCCTTCTTCGGGAACTGCTCGAAGAGGATTCTCAAATCGAGGTGGTGGTTCCGGCGTCAAGCTCCGGTGAGTGGCTGTACGGCGGTTTGGAAACCTGCTGCAAGGCGCTCAACTACCTCGACCGTCAGAGCAATCGGTTAAAACCCATCATTGGCAGGATGCTCCTGCTGATCCAGAAAGATCCCGAAATCTATCGCAGTCGAGGCTATCGCAACTTCGAGGACTTTCTGCTCAGGGGAGTGTGCGAAGCCATGCAACTGTCTCGATCCAACCTGTACGAAGTAAAGCGTTTAGCCAGCAAATGGCCAAATCTCAGCCTGGAGAAATATGAGCAGCTTGGCCCCACCAAGCTAAATGTGCTCTCGAAGTTCACTGATCAAAGTTGCGTAAACCACGAGAAATATATCGACAAAGCCCTTTCGATGACCGCCACCAAATTCCGGTCCTGGGCTGAGGAACAGAAGCTGATCGCGGAAGGCGAAGCCACCCCTGTCGTGATCACCATCGCCACCACCCAGGACATCGCTTCCCTTTGGCAATCGTTTGTCAATGACGGGAGGATTCAGAGCTATTGCGGCTCCGCCAGCCACGGCGTCATCCTGGCCCGCTTGATCCAAGAGTGCTCGATTGAATGGATGGCCCAGGAAAGAGAGGAGACGTGGGCACCCCCGCCGCAGGAACAGAGGTTAGAGAACTGGAGCGCCAGCTTGCCGTAGCCAAGGGAAACATCTTGGCATTGCTTCGCAATATCGGCGATAAAGGCCGCTGCAAAGGTTGTGGATCGCCCATTTATTGGGTGCGCCACAAGAATGGTCGCGTGGGGCCGTATTCGGAAAACGGCCTCTCGCATTTTATCGATTGCCCCAAGGCCGATCAGTTCCGCACATGACCAAATCCAAGGCAGAAAGGTTAACAGGGTTAACTATCCATGGCGGGAAGACCCGTCAGGGGTACTGCTATGCGGCCTGGGAAGGCGATTCCTGCGTGTCCGTACTCACCGGCAGTCATGAATCGGAAACCGTGCAACGGTTGGTGGAAGATGTCCTACGCCGCCGCGCCAAGCAGGTTTTCGCAGCCCAAAACTGGCGCTGTGATGAATGTGGCCGGGTGGAGGAGTTGCAGTCTCATCACATCGTCTTCCGCTCGAAAGGCGGAGGGCATAAACTTTCCAATTTACGAGCCTTGTGCCCAAACTGCCACGATCTTCAACATCGCAGGGGGCGGTCGAGATAACCCTCTGGGGGAAACTCCCCGCGAAAAAGAACTCCTACCGTCCCCGCCGCTTCGGCAAGGGCCGGGGGATGTACAAGGACGAGGGCCTTCAGACGGAACTCGACCGGCTGGCGGTTCAAATCCCCGCCGAATGCCGCGATTTAAATCTTCTGCATCCAGATCTGGACGTGACCTTTTGGGTTCTGGATCGCCGCAGCGACCGCGACAACATGTTGACCACGTTGCTGGATCTGCTCAAAGACTATGGAGTGATCCGGAACGATAGCATCGCGCAATGCAACGGCACGGTGATTCTGCGTCCAGCGATCATTTGCGACCACTATAAGACAGTGATAATTTTGACGAAAGGAGGCAGCCATGGCGCTAACGCCAGAGCAGCGGGAGAGGATTCATAACGATTGCGAGGGGCTGCATGAGCGAAACCTGCGGAGGGCGGCGGAGCGGAGGCATCGCACCAACGTCAAGAAGCTGCACACAGCCCGCCGCAAAGGCGAGATCCAGGACTGGCAGCAGGCGAAAGAAATCATCAACGTCCTCGGTCTGGACTTTTCCGAGGAGCGGATGCTAGGCTCAGTGGCCTTACATGTTGTCAATGGACCGTCGCTCGTCTTCACTCTCAGTGGCAAGCCTATGGGCTACCTGCGCTGATCAATAGCGCCGGGAGCGGCCACGCTTGCGCCCGCGCTTACCTCCGGCCCGTTCAGGCAACCCGCGAATGCCGCGTGATTTCTCCATGAACTCCCGCGCCACGGCCCGCGAGGGACCCCTTTTACCTTTCCGCTTGCGCGGCTTTCCGTAGGCGTGGACCGCCATGAAGCGGCGCTGTTTTTCAGATACGACCGACATGTTATTTTACCTCCCTAGGACGCGGCGGCATGGCCGCGATTTCTTCTTCGACTGGTGTTTCTTCTTTCCTGCTAAGACCCAATATTTCTCTGCGGCTCTCGGGATGGAACGCGGGTCGAGTAGGCTTCGGCTCAGGGGCAGGCTTGCCGAGAGCTTTCTTGGGCGGAACGATAGCACGCTCCCCGCCCATCAGGGATGGATCAAAGGGAGCCTTCGTCGCTTTCTTGGGGTTAAAGTTAGCGTCGATGAGATCATCCACCCAATAATAGCCAGAAGCCGGGGTGGGCTTGCCCTTGCGGACCACCTCGACGTAGACCGCCCGATTGCCGCTGTTGCGGGCAAAATCGACGGCTTTCTCTACTCCGGTGGCGATAGCGGTGAGCGGCGCTTTCTCGGCGTGCTCGACGTGGTTCTGGGTGACTCGGACCCAGTTGCGTTCGACGTAGGGGGCTGGCTTTCCGGCAAGCTCAAATTCTTCGGTGATTCCGGGGTGGGTTTTTCCGGATGGGATTTCAATGAGCTTTCCTCGGGGACTGACCCAGTATCCGGTGGGGCCACCCCGGCGAGCCGCAAGTACTTCTCCACCACGGCCTGCTTCCCTCCCTGGTGAAACGCCTCCAGCAGTTCCTCGAAGTGGTCCCCCCTCTCCTGCATGACGTTCTTGAATTCTTCTGAAAACCTGCTGGTAAACGCGCTTGGCTTCGGGGACCGCGTAGCGGAACGGGCCGAAGCCCTTTTCTCCTGCTGTTTCATAAATGTGCTCCAAGGCATCGCCGTAGGCTTCGGCCATCTCCTGCGGCGTTATGCCCAACTCCTTATGGCCCATTGTACGGCCATAAGCCATAAGCTCAGTCAGAACATCGAACGGGTGCTCCTCAACCTCGTAGCCATGCTTCCCTAGGCCGGACTTGACCTTTTCCCAGTGCCTGATCCGGGAAGGGTCAAGCGATTCCAGTCCCTCTCCGGCCATATAGGCCCGCGAGAGCGAGGCGTGCGCCATCTCGTGCATGGCGGTGGAGCGCAGATGACTCAATCCAAAGTAGGGATGATAGACCACAGCCGAAAAAGTTGGGAAGCCGCCTCCTAGCGCGTCCCTGAAAGCTGTCCTGATCGTTTGCTGGAAATTGGCCACATTTCGCCTTGCGCTGGGCCTAAAAGTACTAGGCACTACGTCCGTCAGGGTTCTAGATATCCCTGGGCCTACCGACATGCCGTAAAAAGCCGGTGTTTCCTCTCCGGTATATATCTCCTGTGCGAGCCGCAGAAGTTCCCCTCCAGAGGGATTCACCCAGAGAAGCGGAGGGAAGGGTCCTTTTTTGGGTACGTATTTGAAGCGAAGGTTATCCATCAGGTCGTCGATACTGGATATATCCTCTTCCCGAGGCAGGGCTTCCTCCCATCCGGTTGGAATCCGCATCTCGCCTTCGGGCGGCAGTAGCGGCAGCTTTCCACCGTAGTTGGCCAGCCGAAAGTTACTGTCATTGGTAGCGAAGACATAAAAGCCGTCCATCAGCTTGCGGATCTTTCGCTTACGGTTTAAGACCCTTTCGATCTCATCCCACTGCATGTCCGAATTGTTCGGCCAGCGCCGGGTGGCGTAAGGGGTCATGGCCTTGATGATTTCGGCCTCGGGGAGAGCCTCGATCATGCGCACAGTGCGCTCGGCGTTCTCGGGGTGTGGATTTATCCTATCTTTGGAGATGAGACTCCAGAGATCGCTATAGACAGCTCCTGATGGCGGAAGCTGATGTGGGCTGGCCCAGAACGAGAAGCCCTTATCGACCGCTACCACTTTATCATTTGGCAATATTAAGAAATTTCCATAGTGAGCATCGGTATTACCTATCAAGAAATCAATCGGCTGATGGCCTTCGATGAAATCTAGCGCATTTGGGTGATCACTCGAAAGTGATTCAGGTGAGTCTTCGTATTCCAATAGGTTCTTCGCTTGCGGAATCAATTTCTGTATGGTTCCTAGTTTCCCGTTCAAATTGATGACGCGCACTTCAACTGCTGATCCAGGATCAACCATCCTAGCAATTGAATTTCCGGATGCTTCGGCATACGGCTCTGGGCCTTCCCCATAAAGCGGAAGCTTGAACATCCATTTGGTGCCATCCGGTTGCTTCAAGAGTGCTTTCCCGGAGACCCCTCCCAGCTTGTTCCAAGCTCCCCAATCCACCTCGAAGTCTTGCCCCAGAAAGCTTCGCTGGTCGGCGTCGTAAAGTCCAAGTAATTCTCTTTTATCGACGAATTTCCACCACGTCGGCCCTGCGGTTCCGGATGGTTCTGGCCTGAAGATGGACCGCTCGCCTTCGGGGACGAACGGTTCCGCCGTGGGCTTTAAGTGGCGGAAGATTTCTTCCTGGCGCGTAGACGGAAAAAGGGTCAGTTGACCGTATTCGTCCACGAATTTCTGAGTGCCTTTGTATTCCCCGACGTAGGTGAGCCGTTGATTGGGATTCAGCCCCAGGTCACGGAGATGGGCGGCGGCTTCTTCGTTCTCGGGTGGGGCGACGACATAGCGCTCACGTCCTGGCGGTCGGGCAGTGATCGCAGTTGGTGGCGCTTTAGCTTCGGGAACCGGAGTCGCCGTCTCTGGCTCCCCTACTTTTTTGGGACGGTCTTCCTTGCTCTGCGCTTCCCTCGCCCGCCCGGTCGTCCCTGAAGAGTTCGCTCGGCTTCAGCCGGAGGCTTTTCGACTGTTTCAGGCTGCGGCTCCAGAGCGGGTTCGGGCGCTCTGACCGCAGGCGGAGCCTCGGAAGCTTTGATCTCCACGGCTGGAGTTGGCTTTTCTTCTGCTTTGATCCTGCCATAATCGATTCCAGCTTCTTTTGCCCGCTCTGCCTCGGATCGCTGTATGGCCCTGCGCATGGTGGCGTCGATCACCTCTTGAATGTTCGGGCCAAGCTCTTTATCGGCGCTGATCTCGATGGGCGGATCTTCGGGGAACCGGCCTTTAACGTAGGCGAAATCACGGGGCCTGCCATCGGGTCCGGTGCCCTCGAAGATGTCAGCCTCGTTGCGGTAGCTGCCGGTGAACTTCCAATCAGCGGGCGGCTCCTTGGTGGTAACGCGCTGCGTTTGGGCCTGCGAGGGAGGCTTCAGCGCTGCCAGTTGCTCCCGGTTCGCCTCTTCCCTTCTTCTGGCCTCCTCGCCCAAAGTGCGATAGGTGGCCGGTTGCTTGCGCTTGGCCTGCTGCCGCTTCTCCGCTCTGGCGCGAGGCGTTTTGACTCTCGGCTTGGGCGGCTTTTCGGCTTCCGCTGCCGCTCCAGCCAGGGCTTCTGGCGGGGGGATAGGGGCGGGTGCCGCCGCGCCAGCTTTAGCCCTCTCTCGGGCAATGGTTTTCTCTCTCAGGCCGATGATGCTATCGAGAGCTTTGATGGCAGGCACATCGGCGGGAGACTGTTTCTTCTCCGCCGCTTTGGCGAGGGATTTATTAAATAGATCTCGAAGCCGGGTCAGCGGCCAATCCATCCATTTCTCGATCAAGCCAGCATCAGAAAATTGGCTCGAATCGACGATCTTCTGAGCCTCCCGCTTGACGGCCATGACCTTCCCGATGGCGTTCTTTAGATTACCCTGGGCTTCTCCCTGCATCTTCTCCAGATCTTCAAAGTTGTGTTTCAACAGGGACTCGTAGAGATCGATGCGCGGCCTGAAATCCGCCTGTCCTGGCGCGAGCGGATCGGCATAGGCCAAGCGCTCAGGCAATCCGACTTCAGCCATGGCTTCGGGGCTTTCCGGGCGTAAGCGGGGCGGCAGATCGGGAGCCGGTTCCTCAGCAGCCGCAGCCTGCTCTTTTTCTGGCGGAAGGGGTGCTTGGGCTTGGCGGGCAGCGGCAACTTGCTCTCTCCTGCCTCCTCTCAAACCACGCGGAATCTGGATTCCCCGTGCCGCAAAGACCGCCCTATAAATCGGGTCGATGGCCTTATCCGGATTGATGCTCTGGAACTGCTTGGTGAGATCCTCCGGCTTCATCCGAAACAGTGTATTGACGAATCTTTCGGCTTGCTGCGGATCGGTTATGGCTTTTCTGGCCCGTTCCACGATAGGCTTCATGGCCTCCGCGTAGGTTGGCTCTGGGGCCGCAGCCGGAGCGGCAGCAGCCGGAGTGGCCCCAGGCGCTTCCGCGCCCGCTTGGGCTTTACCTTTTACGGGTATGCCCCTAGCATCGGCCACCATTTCGATGGCCTGCATGATGTTTGGCCGGTTTAGTTGCCGGTTGTTATACCATGCTTCCCGAAGCTGTTCGGGCCTCATGCCCATAAAATCTTGAAGCTGGGAGGGAGATGCTCCGGTGGCATTCCGGATCTCGGTTTGCTTGGCCTCTGGAATAGCCGCAGCCGCAGCGGCAGGAGGAGCAGCCGGAGGAGGCTGAACAGGAACAGGAGCAGCCACGAGGGGCTTTCCAGCAGCCGGAGGAGCAGCAGCCGGAGGAGGGGCAGCAGGTGGTTTTGCAGCCTTCCTGCCACCTCTTCGAGTTGGAGCAGCAGCGGGCTTCGCCGTTTCGGGCGCTCCGGCTGCTGGCCTAGGAGCTTCAACGGGAGGTCTTTCAGCAGCCCGAGGAGCAGCGGCGGTAGGCGTTTTTTGCTCCGCTGCCCGTCGCTCCATTTCGGCCAGAAGATCCTTCATCTGTACGATTAAAGAAGGAGCTTCCTGCTCTAGCGTCACCGTCGCTTTGCCGGGAGGCGCTGCGCCAGCAGCGGCGACCTGTGGACCTTCGGCGCGAGGCGGCGCTCCGGCTCCGCCAGAATGAATTACCGTAGGCCCGGTGGGCGGCGCTGCTTCAGGAGCGGCAGGCTCGGCAGCGGCGGCTACGGCTCCCATCTGTTCCGTCATGGTCGGCTGGCGACCGAAGCCTTCCGCATGTTGGATGCCGGTCAGAGTGGCTTCGGCATTTCCAAGGTTGCCCTTCAACTCATCAAGCCGCCGCTGGAGGCGATCTCGTTTTTGGCGTAAGCCCTCTTTGGTAACCTGCCCTTTTTTACCCTTTGATCCATCCAATTCCCGGTTGATTTTGGTTGCTTCATCGGCGGTGGCCGTAAGCAGATCGCTTTCGCGCTTCTGGATCTGATCTTCTACGGCCCGAATATCGTTGGCCTGCCTCTCTACCGCCGTCCTGGCAATAGCTACATTTTGTCTGGCCTTGCCTATTTGTGGAGATTCCGCAGGCGCGGCGGCTTCGGGAGACGGGCGCGGCATGGCCGCAATGGGCTCTGCCTGGGGAGCCGGTCCTTCTGGAGTCGGACGAATGGGAGTAGGCGCGGGTGCTGCTCCGGGGCCACCCGGACCACCAGGAGCACCGGGCTCACCGGCAGCAGCCGGAGGCCGACCTTCCTGGGGTTGGGTTCTCGCGGTTGGCAGGCGGCGACTCCACATCCTGCTTAAGATCATCAAAGCGATAGGGAGAACGTCTTTGCTAAGGCGACCAAGTTTCTCTTGGGTGGGATTGGATAGAACATCGTCAAGATCCTTAAGCCCCTGCTCTCCGATGCCTGCCAGAGTAGTTAGGTTTATTCCTCGTATCGCCCAAGGAGCGATCCTCGCCAGTTTTGGAAGCGCAGCCAAAGCCCTAGCCGCTCCCACCGGAGGGATCATTGCCAAAATGTTAGCTGGCGTGGTGTAAATGTCAATTTGTTCTTCGGCGGCCTGTGGCCCGACTCCCCATCCAGGAGTAAGATTCATGATCCATTTGGCCAACTCGATGGACGATGGAGCTTCCTTTCCGTACTTTTTCTTGTAAGCCTTTTGGAATTCTTCTAAGCCTTTGTACCCTTTCTCCCTGAGTTCGCCCATCCTCTCTCCGATAGAAATTCCGGTAACCTGCTTGGGGAACGGGGTAAACAACTTTCCCTTGGTCCATTCCCAGGCTTCCCGAAGAAGGGGCGGCCCCTCTGCTGCCTTTTCTGCCTTTGCTGCCTGTGGACCAGCCGGTCCCTGCTCAACGGTTTGCTTGACAAGGTTAGGGTCTAGCCGCCATACGAGATTCCCTTTTTCATCTTTCTCTTCATATGGAAAGGTCTCGGGAAACTTATCGTGCATCGTCCTGGCAAATTCTTCCTGGCTGGCCGTCTTTTTGAGTTTCCCTTCCTCATCGATATAGTTTTCACGGAAGAACCGGCGAGCGGCGTCAAGCGAGGGATCGGTTTTTTTCTTGTCGCTAAGTCTGTTCCAATATCCTTCTGCCAGATCCTCCCAACTGCCTACCTGGATTGCTTGCTGATCCGCCATGTTTTACCTCTCGCTTTCTCCCGGCTCGATGGGTTGTCCGTAATCGTCGTAACGGAAGGGATGCCCGTACTTTATCTCTTCCTGCTTCCGGAGTTGCTTGTGGGCCTCTCGCACCACGTTCGAAACGATCCTGTCCACGTCGTAATTCCCGGCTTTATCCCTGTGCCTAATGTAGTTAAATACCACGGCATCAATGACTTCCCGCATTTTGTCTTCCCGTCCTTCGAGGATCGCTTCCTTGTAGGATTGCACCGCCGTTGTGTAGCTGAGCCCTTTACGCACGGTCAAACCGCTCGGCATTACCGGAGTGCCGAACAATTCGAGATATTGTTGCCGAAGGTTCGATTCGGGAATCGTCTCGGGAGCGATGGCCCGCATCCCTTTACGGTACACATCCTGCATCCCGAAGGGCATGAAAGATTCAAGGATCATTCCAGCGAATTGTTTTCTCTGGGTAGCCGGGTCAGCTTCTTTTTCGATCACTTTGAATCCAGTTCCGGGCTCGTGTCCGGTAATGGTAGTCATGGCTAGCTGGATCGGAATGGATAGTTTTGTTCCGAGAGTCTTGAGTGGCTCCAGCATCCACATGAATGGTTCGCGGAAAGCTTTCCCGAAGCGGATATAACGTTCCGATCCGTCCAGGTTGTATCCATCGGCAATGTTGACCGCATTGTCAGTCAGGCCCTCATAATATTTGCCGTTGAAATATAAGGGAGCGCCGGGGTTATCCCACATCCAGTGACCGCCCGTTTTTCCTTCCCTATCCGGCATATCGAACTGCTTGCTACGGGCGTAGTTGGCAAGCTGTGAAGTCAGAAACCAGGAAAAGGCCGCGCCTGCAATCCAGCGGTTGGTCAGCCTAGCCCCGGCTTCATTCTGATAGCCAGCCGTAACGTTGCGGATATTTGAAAGCGTCCAGATCGGAGCGAAGAACAGGAACGCCATCGCCTGTCTGGCTTTGGGGTGCAGCAGTAACCGCTCCAGATTCTCGGCACCATAGATGCGATTGAGGTGATCCGCAATAGTACGTTTCAATTGCGAAATTTCGGCGGGGCTGCGGTCGATGTTTTTCGCCAGTTCTTGCCTCAAAATCGACCAGTAGGAATCGAGCATCGATCCTGGCAGATAGTAATCCCAGAGAGCCCGATTAAAAATGTAGGCCACGTTGCCAATGGTACGGAAAGGAATCCCGGCTGCCCGTGCCAGCCTGGAGTCGCTGCGATCAAAAGCGTGCCGGAGCGTGCGGACCACGGTGGTTTCCTGTTCAGCGGTCCTTAAGCTCATGTTGTGTTGCAGCGGATCGAGGATCTCTTCCCGTTTCCGCGTCAGATAGGGAGGATCGGAAGGGCGCTTCATTCCGTACTTGTGCCCCACTGTCTCGTAGATTCCCGATTTGATCCCTTTATAGAAGTCCGGGTTCAGGAAGAACATCGAGGTGAACCATTTCCCGATGTACTTCGGGTTGCGCGTGGCGAGCGAAGCGTAGACACCCTGCGAGACCTCTCCCAAGGCGATGTTATGGAAGAAAGACCACATCACAGCCTGCTGCTTCTGGAAGGCTCGCAGCAATTCCACTGCTCCAAACAGGCTTCGGTACTCAGTGCCGGGAATCGTTTTTCCCCAAGGCTCTCCAAAAATGGCATTTATGGCCGGAGCGATATCCGGATGAATGTACTGATTCCGCATCATCAGCGTCCGTTCGCCCTTGGGGGTCTTTCCGATGTAGGTGGCTTTTTGGAGAGCAGGCGTATTGACGGCCTGGACGTAGGAGTACAGCCGAAGCTGGTGCATCTGCCGCTCATCGACCATGGCCCCCATCTTTTTAAGCGCATCGGCAAACATCCTGTTCGCCATGGCGCGGGTGGCGTACTGGCGGCGGTACTCGATGATGTCGGCTACGTCGTTGAAGCGCGGTGTGAGGCCCGCCTCCTCCTTGCCGTACTTGTAGTCATCGATCAGTTTCTCGCGCAAGAATTTATCCCGCACGATGTTGCGCGAAACAGCCCGGATCTTTTTCATCCCTTCCCGTGACAGATCCCAAACCTGAGCCAGATACCTTTCCGGGTCCTGTAATCCGACGTGTTCGCCGTAAACCTCCCGTATCTGTTTGTCAAATTCGGCCTGCTCCTTGCGGTTGATTTCGATGGCTTGCTTGGCGGATTCCGACAGTCTGGCCTCCTCCGGAGTGATGCTTTTCTGCATCGCGTAACCCATTCGCTCGATGACCCTTTCCTCCGGCGTGGCAAATTTGCGGATGGTGTTCGTCAGCATGGCGGTTTGGGCATCGTTCACGTTGATGAAAGCGTCCCTGGCATCCACTAAATGCTGACCATACTCAAGCAGTCTCGGCTTGGGAAGATCGAATACCACACGGGAGAAAGCCCCCAACCCGGCTTTCGTCTGAATCCAGCGGAGAGCGGTCTCCATCCTGGTGCGCGGAATGCCCATGCCGATGAAGGCATCCGTTCTCTCCTTGAGCGGCATTTCGGACAATTCCTGGATTCTGGCCAGCGCCTGCTCCTGAGTCATCCGCAGCGGTGCTCCGCCCTTGTGCATGGATTTGGCAACCAGCTTCCCCGCGCTCCGCATTCCGAACGCGGACACCAAGCTCTTAATTGCCGTGGCGGCATCTTCCGGTTTGCCGGTTTTATAAGCCTGCGCGGTCTCCGGAACGAATTCGATGGCCGATTTCAGACCCAAGGCCACATCGGCTCCTAGGGCTGCCATTTGGGTCGGAGGGAACGGAATAAAGTGCATGGCGAGCAATCCCAAGCCAGCCGGAGATGCGACGAAATCGGCAATCTCCGGACCCAGCTTCAGGAATTCCTCGGTGAACCGCTCCATCCATCCCGGAGTGCCCGTGGTCAGGCTGCTCGGCAATACGGCTCGCACGTTTCGAATGCCGGATTCATACACATCCGCCAGACTGGATGATTCCGGCCTGACAATCTTCCAGGACGGGGTGGTCAGATAGGAATACCACGCTCTATCTCCCCTTGCGACTGGAGCGATTGCGGTAGTTGCCTCAACTTTTGGCTTCTCTTTAGCACCCAAGTCCGAAAACAGGTACTTGCTCGCATCGGCGGTTTTGCGCGGAGCCTGCTCCCGTGCGGCCCGCTCTGGAGCCGTGACGGGACCCCTTCCCTGTCGAGAAAAAAGATAGCCTCCTGTATCCGACAGGCGCGGTTTCCGGGTGGCCTCCTCGACCAAGGGGTCGGGCTTCGGCTTTTCCTCCTTCTCGGGTTTTCTGCCAAACAGATAGGTGCCTGGGCTGGACACTCAATCACCCCCACGGCTTCAGGTTTTCGGGAGGAACATACTTTTCCGAACTAGGTTTTCCGATGGTTTCGTATGGCTTGCCCCACGGTTTGGTTTCCGGATCGGGAGGCATGGATTTCCGAATCATGTCAGTATGCTCCTCAAATGGGTCCATGCCGACCGCCATATCTTGAGCTTCTTTCATATTGCTGTACCACCCCGCATTAACCATGTGGCTGGCCGCTGAATCCCGCCACGACTTCTGCGCTTGAGCTATCATCTGGTCTTTGGTCCGTTCAATCCAGGCTTCGATCTCTTCCGTTTTGTCGGAGATGCCCATCGGTTTTATTTTTCCGCCGCTTGCTCGCCCCATGGCGGAGGATATTTCCGATTTCAGTCCTGCCAGTTCCCTCGCTTTCAATCTGGAAAGTTGATCCGCTTTCCACTTTTCGGCTTTCTCTATTGACTTGTTGTAGTCTTTGTTAAGACCGGCCAGAAGCGTCTCTATAGCCCGGTTTTCCTGGGGAGTGGTCACGTCCACCGACTCTCCGGTTCTGGTAATCACCCAACTCATTTGATTTTCATCATAATGAATTAGCCCCCTCGGGACCGGGATCGGCTTACCTGGGTGATCTTTACGGCGAACAAACATCACGCCCGTAGAGAGCGGAGTATTCCTCATGCGGGTGACTGGGTTTCCGGATTCATCACGAAGTATAACTTCAGTTCCAGTCGTAGCGTCTATTCCGTAATGAATCTCCCGATCCGGATTCTTCGGGTCCACGGCCCAATGCGGGTTGGTGATATATCCGGCAGTGCGAGTAGATGGCAGCCAGTCCGTGGGAAACTTGATCTGCTGTCCGGTGTTGACATCCCACCAGCCGTTGTCTTTGGGATTGGCAGCGCCCGAAACCCTGACAGCATAGGCTCTCTCCTTGGTGCTCGGAGAGCGCAATTCGACCGGATCGCTCACGGCCATGCCGTAGGCTTTTCCCCACTCTGCTCTGGAAAGCTTGATAATCCTTTCAAGACGATCCCTGTTCGTGTCCTCGTAATATTGGACCTGCCGCCCAATTCTGGGGCCAGCGTAAATGTCTGAGGCCACTTCCCCAGCTTCGGCCTGCGGAGCGGTCTGGCCCGCCATAGCCAGAAGAACAGGGCTTCCGGATCGATCCATGATCTTTTGAGCGTAATCGACGTAGGAAGGCGGAGGGGTGATGTTGTCTTGGATCATCTTCTCCACCTTCTCGGGACCGGCATAGTAGGCCATATAAGACAAGGCTTTGGTTCCGTACTGCCTTACCAGATCGGAGTCTTGATACTCCGGACTGCTGAATTTGTCCTGAATTTCCTTGAAGTAACGTACCCCGCCATCGATATTTTGACCAATATCCATGCGGTTTACGCCCATTTTCTCGGCTGTTTCCGGGATTAACTGCATGGGTCCAAAGGCCCGGTACGGCTTGCCTTTGATCTCAGAGCCGTAGACGTTCTGGAAATTGCTCTCGACGCTGGCGAGAGCCTTCATCTCGTTTGGATCGAGGCCGTACTTGGTGGCGGCTTGCGCCACCATCTCCCTGATTTTGCCTTGTTGATCAGAAGTTACCGGAAAAGGAGAAGGCTTGCGGGTACTTTTTTTTTGAGCCTCTTCCGCAGTCTCCGGGCGAATTGCCGGAGGAATTGTGGCGGCGGGTACAGGCGTAGCAGCCGGAACGGTTCCTGGCACCGGCATCGCGGCAGCCGGAACCTGCGGCGGCGGAGCGGTTCTTACGCCGGGAGTCTCCAGCGGTCTGTTAGCGGGGATCTGCCTGCCGTACATCGCCTCTATCGGGGCAGGCCCAGTTTCAGTAGGCACGGTCGGAGATCCAGAGGGGGCAACCGAAGGGGCGGGCGGGGCTGCTCCGGATTCGCCTCTTTCCCTATACTGACGATGGGCTTCTTCGGCCATCAGCAACCTGGGATCATACCCGACGCCCGCTCCGGCGTAGAAGATGCCGACCCCTTCCCGTCCCACGCGAGACATATTGGCGTAGCCGATGTCGCGGGCAAACTGCTGCACGGTTGGCTGGTCTGGCTCCATGCCATTATTCGCACGTCTATACTCTTCGATCTTCTGATTCAACTGCTGCTGCATCTGCTGGACAGCTACATTGACGTTGGCCGATGGATCGTAGAGAATGTTCTGATACTCGCCCACCTTAGATCTAAAATCGATAGGACCTTTGTGTGGCAGTTCACCACCAGTCATATTGACTGCCATCTGCTTGATAAAGTTGACAACCGGGTTGCCTCCGCCTTTCCCCTTGCCTTTTCCCTTGCCTTTTCCTTCCTGTCCCGGAAATTCCTCGATCTTGTCCAAATCCTGGTAGACTTGAGCGGCCAGCGTCTTTTCGAAATCGGCGCGAATCTTGTCTTTGGCTTCCTGAGTATAATTCGGATCGGACATGATGGAGCGGACATAGTTCTCATACATCGCCATCGAATTGCGGCGCTGTTCTTCCTGTTTGATGAATCTGTTCATCCGCGCCGTCTGAGCACCGGACAGAATCTTCGAGGCCACGCCAGCCGCAATTCCGGCTCCGGACTCCCAGCCGGAAAACTCCCGCTCGCCCATTTTCGTCTGCGGAGCGCGGGGATTCAGATATGCCTGAATTGGGGCATCGATACTGAGATAGGGAGAGAATGGGCCTGCTTGCGGCTGTTGCGCCTGCTGCGCTTGACCGTAGCGCAGAAGAAGGTTTTGATCTTCGTTCGCCATAAAATTATCAGCTTCGGTAGTCTGCTGGAATCGTGCTGCCGAACCCTCCGCCGCCTCCTCCGCCAAATATCTTTCCGAAAACTCCGGCCCCCAGCGGCCCTCCGATGGCCGCTCCCGCCAGATCTCCAATGAAGCCCATGGTGGCCTTTTTCTTCGCCGCCTGGGCCTCCATCACATCTGCCGATGCCTTTTCGGCTCCTTCGAGCGAACGCGCCGCCAGTCCCCCGAAGCTTGCCCCGGCTCCGGCCTCCTGCAATCCGAAAGATCCGATCCCTGCTCCAAGCTGGGCCAATTTATCGAAGCTCGAAAGGAAAGGCTGCGACATGGCCTGTGCCGTTAGGCCCGCCTGCTGCATGGGCAACAGGCCCAAGGCGACGTCCCGGCCTGCTCCACGCGGAGCCGTAGCCATGATGTTCTCTTCCGCCGCCTTTCCTCCCTTGGAGATCTCCGTGATCATTGGGCCAGCCGCCTGCAACATACGCTTTCTGTCGCCGGAGGCCATGGCTGTGTAGAAGTCTTCTGAAGGTCCCAGCAATTCGAACATCTTGGCCCGGTCGGCTTTGAACAGATCGAGGAATTCCGCCATGCTTTGCTGGGCGGTTCCCGCGAGGGCTTCCTCTTTCCCTCCAATGCGCTGGGTAGTTTCGTAGCTAGGTCCACCGCCACCTGAAATCTTGGGAACCAGAACGATCTCTTCAGCTTCGGGATCAAACTTGGTCAGCCACCTGTTCTCTCCACCGGAGGCCCAATAACGGCCCGTTTTTAAGAACGAATCGAAGATTCCTCGGGCATGATCGATGGAGTCTTTGCTGTCGGGCTGCCAGTGCGCGATAGGGTTATGGACAGAAAGGACACGTAACGTCCTGATTTTGGATGGGGTTTCCGGCATGGCGTTTCCCATTGCTACACGCCCCAATGGTAATCCGCCAAAAAAGTCAACACAATTGTTTTGATAGGGTTACAGCGAGGAAAACCACTTTTCTCGGGTTACGACTCCAATATAAATAGCTTCGAGGCGTCCTTCCCACTCCACATAACCGGGAATGGGACCGAATAAATCAAAGCCCAAGCGCTTCAAATGCAGTCTGGCGGCGCGATTGGGGGCGGGAGTAGTGGCGTAGACGGAATCGAGATGCAGCCGGTCGAAAATCCACTCGATCATGATGCGGCTGAAGTTGAGAGGATCATTTTCCTTGCGGAAAAAGGCAACCCCCACCTCAGCCTTGATGTGGCCTCCTTGCATTTTGTCGATCACATTGACCCAACCCAAGCCCACCAAGTCCGGTCCTCGGTAGCAGCCCAGGACGAGAGATTTCTTCGCCCATTCCATCCACCAACTGACAGTCGGAACTTCCTGGTAGAACACGATGGGCAGGATCTTCTCATGCTCCAGGCGCAGGTAGGCATAGGCGAGCGTGGATTCATGGGTCAGCGGAGCCACCGTCAGCCCATTCATTCGATAGACTTCTTCCGACTTCAGAATTTCGTATCCAGATCTGGACGTAACCGCTGTCGCCATCAGTCTCTCCACCATGTCGAAGGTATCTGGGGCGGAGGGGCGCAGCCTTCTACGTCTAGCACGATGCGGCGCACCTCTGTCCTGCCCATTTCTGTTTCGATAGTACAGCTTATCCAATACTCGCTGCCTGCCATACCGCCTGAAATTTTGGCGCTTGCCGATGTGGTCAGATCGGTACGGGTGCTGCCAATCACAGTGACGCCCGTAGATTGAGACCATGCAGATCGAGAGATGCGGTCTCCTTCGAGCCAGTCACTCCAGTCAATGGTGATATCTAGCACGTCTTCAGGATTTTTGATAATCAAGTGGTAGCAATCGCTCAGGTTGATGTCTTCCGCCGTTCCTGATCCATCCGTCATCCAGGAGGAAGGGTCTGCGATTGAGGCACATTGCCTCACTTTAACCAGAATACTGGCCACCTCAATTTTCCCCAATTGCGTTCCGATGGTGTTCGAAACCACGTAATCCGTATCGAATGTACCTCCTGATATTTGAACTGTAGATGAGTTATCTGTAAAGTTTATCCCGGTAGCCGTGATGCCTGGATCGGAAGCCCATGAAGAGGAGGAAATAGCATCTCCGGCCAGCCATCCAGACCAAGTGATGGTTTCCTCGATTACATCTGCTGGATTCTTGGTTAGGTCATGAAAGCAGGCGACGGCCTTGGGGGCAGGTGGAGGGGGCAGTGGGGGAACCGCCGAAGGGCCAACCTGCCAGAAAAATCCAACACACAATTGCGTTCCTGATCCTGGAGGGGTGTATTCCAATGCCATTTGAAAACCGATGTTGCCATTCGGAAGAACATACATGGTGCTGACTTCGTGCAGAAATTGAGTGGGCACATCGGGAAACGATGGGGTTAAGATCTGATCGTTGAGCACGGTCGGTTCGGAAACAGTCGTTCCATCGTAGGTCACATAAACCAAACGGTCTAAGGAGGCATAAGTAACCAATTCGAAGATATCGATCCAGTAGATCCACAACTCACTGCCAATCGGAGAGCAATTGATTTCTCCGATGAGTTGAGTCGGCAAGGGAACGCTCGTGAAAGATGGAGCAAGAAGCGTGTAGTTAAACCAAAAGAATTCTCCAGTGAAGAGGAAAGGATCAACTATTGTAGGCTTACGATACGCTAAGATTCCCTTCCCTCCTACAAATCCGATCCTCCCCAGTCCCAACCCAGGTAGATTGCTCTCGTCGTGAAACCAGACAGGTGGATCGAGTGTAACGCCATCCTTATGCAGTTTTCGGTAGTAGTAATGCCATGTTGGGCTGAAAAAGGTTCCAGTGGCCCAACCATATACCAAAATGTAATCTCCATCGGGAGTGATCGCACTCCTGCCAGAAGTCGCGCCCAGCGGACCAACCGGCATATTGGTGTCAATAAAGATGGCGGAGCCCCACGTTAACCCGTTAAAAATGTAGATATAGACATTGGCTGGATTTTGCTCGATTTGCACCCACGTCTGAGAGTTTACGATGTAAATTCCTGTCGGATGACGAAATGTAGAACTCAGATCCAAAGCGACTGACAATGGCGTCCAGGTCTCTAGGTTCATGTCAAAATCTCCCAGATGAACCATGTCCGACACGTCCTGCCAAACGACGCGAAGTGTAGTGGAATTCAGAATGGTATCAGAAACTGTTCCAGAAACCACGGGAGTAGGGAGAGTTCCTTGAAGGATGGAGCTAAAAGTATAACCGTTGTCGATGCTTTTCCAAATCTTCAGGTTTCCTGAACCTTGGTCAAACCAGACTAGGAAAACCTTGTCGTCATATACCCTAGGAGTGGCGGCTTGATACTTACCGAATGTGTCCGTGTCGATGAGAAACGGACCCATCGTGTTGACTGCGATGTTTACTTCTGCTCCGGCAGAGTCTCCAATGTTGTTGTTTACGACAAACAGTAAGAAAGGGAAAATTCCTTGCTCTGTGGGAATTCCTGAAATTTCTCCAGATGTTTGGTTCAGAATCAATCCATCCGGAAGTGATCCTGCCAGGATTGACCATACCTGATCGGTCTGAGGGATTGGCGCTCCGTTGAAATTAGTCGTGAACTGAACCGAGAAAGGTTCCCCCACAAAGGCTGGAGGAAGAGTTATAATGTCGATGCCTAGGGCCATGCTAAATCTCAGTGCAGGTCGAAATCACTACCATTCGTCGTCCCGGAAGATACATCTTCCTCTGATGTTTTAGTTTTGACTTGATCATTCGCATCCACATCGAGGTATCGGAAGCAGGTAGAATATGACCCAGCATGATCCCTTTCGCCGATTGGCAAACTCTGGCGTCCAGGGCAGATTCGGTCGCTGCCCACAGGTCAAAATCCAGACAAATAAACCCGGCTTCGGTTTCTAGGTAATGCAGGGCCTCTACGCGGTCAATCATGCGGCATGAAAGAAGTTTAACATGCCTCATCACTCTTTCTTTATCCACTTCTTTCGTAATGTCAAATGGAATCGACATTATGTTGCCACCACGTTGATTAAGATTTCCCTTTTGTATGTCCTGCCTTTGGATGTAGTAATAGTATTTCCAACGACATAGACGGTTCCTAGGGTTCCGCCATAAACGTAAGCGTAGGCCACACCTCCCGTGAACCAGTTCTTATCGATTGTCAATCCTCCTCCATCCCATGAGCTTGTCAAGATATATTCTGAAGTTTCCAGAAGTTCAGACCAATCAACAAAGTAATCCTTTTTAGCGCTTGGATCTTTGTCGAACATCTTGCAAGTGATGATTGCTGATGGCATAGCTATGATACCTCGATTTTGATAGCACATCTCCGGATTCGGTTCCGGAATGATCCTGCTGTTGCGATCTTCTACGCAAAGACTGATGATATATCCTCCCGGTACGGTTGGTGGTCGTGGCGTGACAACGTTCAGATTAGGCAAAAACGGATTCATCATTGCCAGAAGGTGAAGGTCGGATGTCTTAATCAATCTGGCGCTGAACACCGCCATCGTGGGCCGGAAGACCACCAGCAGCGTCACCGGCAGAACGGAAGAAGATTGGGTGCTGGCGGCGAAAGAATCTCTCCACCGCAGATCGCTTAACAGCCTTCTAGCGTCGGCCTGAACGGTGGGTCCGGGGTCCCAGGAGGAGATTATGACGCCTTCGGAGATATCGTTTGGAAATGCCAGGAAAACTTGCCCGGTGCGGTCATCGAAAGCAATGGCGCGGCTGGTCAGAACCGGCAGCCAGCCATCGGCGGCAGGCACCCCTGGAATGACGTAGGCTCCAGTGATCTCATTGAATACCAGCGACTGGTTGAACCACGATTCAAGCTGCTTCAGTGCCACTTCCCGGTAAGGGTTGGCGTCGTAGAAAGCGTAGTCGAAGCTGGGCACTGGAGGAGGCGTCACCCAATCCGCAAAGACGGGCGTGACCCAATCCCGCTCCACGGCCAGCCGCATGAACAGCGACTTGATCGCATCGTAGCGATAGTTGTCCCAGTAGTGCTGACGGTAGACGCGGGCGAAATGTTCTTCCTGCCCCCGACCCGGCTCTCCGCCACCACCGCCTCCGCCGCCGCCTCCGCCATGTCCGCCTCCGTGACCTCCGCCATTGTCTATTTTGTTGCGGTACTGATAGCTCCGCACAATAGCGGAAGTGCGCGGCTCGCCTCCCCATTGGCTGGTAATGCTATAAAGCCAATCGAGCGGCGGAAGGGATTGCCCGATGTCGGTGCCATATATATTGATGAATCCAATGTAATTGCGCTCGAAACTTTGCTGCCGCTGCCTCCACTCCACGGCCTGATAGGGATAGGTATCAAGGAAGATCGACTCGATGGGGAACGTGATGATCTTGGGAGGCTGAAAAGACCCACTGATGCGGAGTCGCTGTTCAGCCAGAGCATTCTCCCGGATCTGCCGGTAGGGATAGTAATCGTAGTAGGCGTAATCGAAGTGCGGAGCCCCAGGAGGTGGCAGAATGAAATGCTGATCGGCGCTGAAGCTGCGGTAAAAAGACCTCTGGCGTATCCAATTGTCAACTTCCCGATAGGGAAACTTGTCGTAGTAAATATAATCAAAGGGAGGAGAAAAGCCAAAGCCAAAAAGATCCGGATCGGCCTTGCCGTCTTTCCAGAAGGTTTGAGTGCCGTCCCCTGTGAGACCACCGTAGGAGAGGCCGTCAATCCAGTATTTTTGGCTCTGTCCCATTCTCAGGTCCAGTCGTCAACATTCACCCATCCCGCTGTACCGTCGCAATCGACTATACATTCCAGTACCGCATCGTCCCACACCGCCGTCGAACTGCCTGTCAACTGCTCCCAACTGCCTGCCGCCAAAGCTGCGGTGTCTAAAACAACATCGGACGTGATCCCCGCCCCGTAGTTGGATCTCAGGATTAACCTTGGCGCATTGCCGTTGTAGGCTGCTCCATCCCCGACCACGCTCTGGCGGATATAAACCGAGAAAGTAACCGTCTGGCCGTTGGCTACCACTTTTCGCTTGGGGCTGGATTCCAACTTCGCGAAAGCCGTGGTAGGAGTGGACCGTTCACTCGGAGCGGCGGTATGGTAAATCGCGGCATCCGCTTCCACGGTCCCGTTCTGGAACCACCGTTTGTGCGCTCCATCCACCTGCCCCAGATTTCCGATGCCAATATAGGAACCGGGCAGCATATTCGAGGGTAGCCTGACTTTGGTTGCCGCCGCCAAAACATTGTGTTGCCCGAACAGTTGCACGAACGTAGACGCCGTATGCACATCAATATCGGCAGTATGGGCAGTCAAGATCCCGCTAGCGGTAGAGAAATTGCAATTCTGCATCAGAATATAAGTGCAATGCTGCCCCAGTCCACCGTTGGTGTTCAGGGCCAACCCGTATAAAGTGGAGAACGAACTATCTCCATTGGACGATATGTTCTTCAGGATCAAGTTATTACATCCGGCATTTATCTGGATGTTGTAGTCGATATTGCCAAAAAATGTGCAGTTCTCTAGCGTCAGATTGAAGCTATCAATCCCAGCGGCCCCCGGTCGGATTCCGGCGAGAGTGTTCCTCCAGACCTTGAATCCGGTCATGGTAATCATGGCTGCCGTGGCCGGAGAGTTATTGCATTGTAAGCCAATGGCGTTATTGGAATGAACTGTAAGGTTGGACCAGGATATAGCCGTGGCAGAGGAGCTAATGGTGTATACCAGCGCGTTTCCAGCAAGAACCGTTTCTCCACAGGCGGCGATGCTGGAACCGCTCGGGTTCTGCATACTTCCGGTGACGGCGGTAAACTGCATCCCCACAGTAGCCCGGATGATGGTGTTGTTCTGGAAACTCACGGTTCCCGATGTGGGGGCTTCTTGGCCATCAAAGGCAGTGCTTGAGATGTTATAGAGGACGTTATTCTCGATTGTGACTCCCGCTCCACCCCAGTTGTTCTGATCGAATTCGAAACCCATACTTCCGGTGACCGTATTATCATGCACAGAGCAGTATTGAATAAGGCAGGTTCCCGTTCCTGTAGTCTGAACGTTGATGCCTCGGAAGTTGGCTGCCCCGGAGCCAAGCTGGTAATACTCGGCGTATTGAGAGGAGAAGGTAGCCTCCTGATAGATCCGCACAGAACCCTGCAAACTGGCGCTCACGCCTCGGATTTTGACGTTGCGGGTCAGGTTGATCACTTCTCCCTGCGTGGGGGAGGTTCCCGAATGAGCATTGGTGACACCGGCAGTGAGCGTTACCTGCACTCCCGAATCTACCGTTTGGATAGTCCGCTTTTCGGCTTCGGTATTGGTGCGCGTGGTTGGAGCGAGGGCTAATTGATCGCCTGCTGCCCAGCCGGAAGTGGAGACTACCTGCAACACCGTTCCCGACGCCGCCACGTTGGCAGTGAGCAGCGTGGAGATAACCGCTTTGCTGGCTCCGTAAATATTGCAGGTAGCCCCACCATGCACCAAAAGATTGCTGTCCACATTCACTACTGAATCCATCTCCCACACGGCGGTAGAGGTGGCCGGGATGGGAGTTCCGCTCGTCCCGATATTGAGAGTTCCTCCGGGGGCGACAACGCAAACCCCCTTCAATTTGAGGTAATAGTTCGTGCTGGCAGCCGTTCCGAAGGTGAGGGTTCCGCCCTTGCTGATGACCATTCCCTGCGGCGGTCCACCGGCCACGGTAGGACCAAACGAGGTAGTGGCCGTATTGTCCATGGTAACCGTATAGCTCGTCAGGGCTACGGCTCCGGACCATTGCCCTATGACTTGCAACTGATCGCCCGCTGCCGGTGCGGCGTTGGTGGTGGTCCGAAGCATTCTGCTGATATTGTTTACAGTCGCATTCCTGTACAGGGTCACCTGTGTTCCGGTATTCGAGCACACGACCCTCACCAGATAAGATTTCCCAGCGATTAGAGTCTGTGGGCCAAAGTAAACGAAATACCATCCAAAGGCACTCGTACTCGTGGAATTATAGGTAATATCCGAGACGTTGATCGCCACCGATGCCACATTCACGCTATCCGTGGAATTGCGCAACGTGACGGTAAATGTTCCGACCGGAGTAGCGGCACGCGCCGCTACTTTCACTGCAACGCCATCGACCGTGATAGCTCCGGGAACAAATGTCTGCGAATCCACATTCGAAGTCGAGATTGCCGACTGAGCAGCTTGGGAGTCCAGGTAGCTGGTCGAATCGACGGTGGCCCAGGTGGAGGAACTGGTGAAATTCCCCGTGGCGACGGACATCAACGTACCCATAAACGGTGCCTCTTCGAGTAAACTGGCGCTCTCGGCGGAAGTTGCAGCAGCCAATCCTTTCCCTGTCAGCCTAGGCAATGCGGCGGAATCCTGCGCCGTAGTAGCCTGCATCACTCGCTGTGTGAGCTTATTTATGATGGCCGAAAGCGAGGCCGTAGCGGAAGAGATTCCTTTGCCCGTTCTCCTGGAAAGAGCCGCCGCGAAGGATGCCATCGAAGCCGTCAAGTCCTGCGTTTTTAGGGCAGCGTTCTTGATCCCATCCACAACCGCCGAAAATGTTGACATCGCGGCAGTCAGACCATGCTTCGAGATTCTGGATAAAGCCCCGGCCATGGACTGCGTGGAAGCCAGCAGTTGACGGTAGAAGGACCGGGACAAGGTTGCCTGGAAGACTGGCAGAGCAGCCGTCAGGACCCAACCTCGTAGTAAAGTCAGAACTGCCGCCAGCGCGGCGGTTGCAGCAGAGAGAGCCTTCTCGGTCTTTCGGGAAAGGATCGCAGCAAATACCTGGGTTTGCGCACTCTCTGAGCGCGTAGAAGATTTGGTTAAGCTGGCCGTCAATGCGGATGACGCCGCCGATATGACCTTCGCCGTTTTTCGAAAAAAGTTTACGGAAAAGGAAACTGTCGAGGCAGATATATCCTTCGTGTATATCTTCGCTCCCTTGGCAGCGTTAAAGACCACCGAAGAAGCCGTGCTGGCAGCGTTCAGAGCGTGCTTCACCAGACTGGATCGAGCGCCCGCGAAGGCCACCGTGGCCGCATTGAAAACCTCAAACAGTGTTTTAATCAAGCTGCCCGAAAGCGCCGCCGTCGAGGCGATGAAATCTTCCTTGGAAAATTTAGTCAGGCCAGCGGAGAATGCTGCCGTTGCGGCGAAAAAAGATTGTTGAGTCGCCGCAGTTACGCCGCTGATGGAAGCCCCGAAAAACGTGAAGAATGCAGCCAGGGCCATCCTCGTCTGCTTCGTGATTGATGCGCTCTGAGCCAGGAGAACCGCCGCAAGAATTCGGGAGACGCGCCTAGACTGGATAGCGGACGGGGCTTGGGTAACCGCGCTCAACTTCTTGCTCGCCAAAAAGGGCAGCGCGGCGGCCATGGTGGCGGTGGCCGCACTGAAATAAGCGGTGAAAGCTTTCAGGGTGGTTATGGCAGCGGCAAGTGCGCTGGTCGAGCCACTGAGGGTGTGTTTTACCAAACGCAGCAGAGCGCCGATAGGCGCTGCCGTAGCAGCGGTGAAAACATGGAGGGCTTTCCGGGCCAAGCTTCCCGCGAATGCCGTCATCGAGGCTGCCAAAGATCTCTTGTACAGCTTGATCAAGGAGGCTGAGAATGCCGCCGTAGCCGCGTCAAAAGATCGCGCCAGAGATTTTATGGCGGAAAGGGCTCCGGCATAGGCGGAGGTAGCGGCAGCTTTGGAGACGCTGATTTTCCTGGTGACCGCGCCTGCCATGGCGACAGTTGCCGCTACGAGAGAGGCGGGCTTACTGCGTGCCAAGGTAGCTGCCCAAGAACTTTTTGCAGCCAGAAGTGATTTGGCGGAAGCTTTCTTCAAGCTTACAGAAAACTGCGCGGTAGCGGCAGAAAACGATTCATGGAATACTTTGGTTACGGCACTCACCGAGGCATTCAGGAAAGTGAAAAATGACTCCAAGGCCCGTTGCGTCTGCTTTTTCACGGTCGCGCTTTGGGCGAGAAGAGAAGCTGAAATGGATCGATGAGAAACTTTTGATTGGACGGCGGCTAGTGCCTGGATTGCCGCGCTCAAATGTTTTTTCGGGACGGAGGAAAGATTGCCTCCGGGGGCCGATGTAGCCGCAGTGAGGGATTGCGTGATAGCTGTTAGGGTTGACGGTGCGGATGAAACTATACCAGGAGCTACATAAAAAGTAAAATACATCGTTCCCGAATCGTCGGCGACGATCTCATTCGGGCTGGTCTGGCTCTCATCCGTGAAAACGTAATACTTTAGCGTCAGATCGTTTGGATCGATCCGGACGATTTCTCCGGGAGTTCCCAAGGCGTAAGCTACCCAGATGTATCCGTTCGCATAGTAGACGGCGTATGTTGCCCTAGATATAGAAGTGACAATTCGGGTGAATGTCAGATCGGACTTCTTGATTCTTGAAATTACTCCGTCATTCTCGCATCCGCACCACACGTAGTCAGTGGTGAAGGCCAAGTCATCGGTAGGCGTGGTGTCTCCACCTTGGAAATTGGCGGATTGCGAAATCGTGAAGCTCGTCAGATCGACCCGGAAAATCTTGCTGTATCCGGTGACGGTGAAAAATATGTTCGTGCCGTCATAGCGAACCGTGTGCAGGGCGTCCGAAAAGCCGATGTCCACCGATCCCTGGGCGCTCCAGTCCGACAGCAGCCAGCGGGTCAGCTTCCCATTCGTGGTCGAAACATCGTAGCATCCGACGTACAGATATGTCCCATCAGAGGCGAGGCTTTGCGATTGATTATAGGAAGTAGTGGAAATTACGTCCGTATACTCCAAGGTATCCGGATCTACCTCCGAAATCACCATCGGGTTTCCCGCGCCCGTATTGAGGAACGTCACATAAATCTTGCCCTTCGATGCGATATAGATAAGGTCGAAGGATGACTTGTGATGTCCGTCGTTGGCGAACGTCAATACGTCATAGTTCTCTGGATCTGATGGATCAATCCGGATAACCTTAGCCGGGATGGTCTGGGTCCCAATCCATAATTTATTCTCGGCCCAGATCAGACCATGAATCGTGTCTTCTCCCGTTGCAAGATTTAACAACCAGTTGTTTGTTATGCTGCTTGCTGTTTGTAGTTCCGCTCCGACCGATGCGCTGGTAGCTTGTGTTGCCGCGTTCAGAGATCTCCTCAGGACTTTTTTGATGAGAGTCGCAATCGGATTGGCGGTGGCTGCGGAAATAGAAGCCCTGAAGACTTTTCTGGTTATAGCTGCAATCGGATTGGCGGTGGCTGAGGAGACAGATTTCTTGGAAGTCTTTGAGAGCCCGCCGCCCATGGCGTGCGTAGCCCCGCTCAGGGTGGAAGTCTGTTGAGCAAGCTTAAGGGCACCGAGGCAGGTTACCCATGGAAGATCGCTGATCGTCCAAGAGGCCGATTGCGCTCCAACGGTTCCTTTCAGAATGTATTCCGCCTGGACTCCACAGATGGTGCTGTTGTTGGCCCAGGTCACATTTGCCCAACTTCCACCGGGGAGAGAGGTCGGAGCGGTATCGGAATGATAACCAACTCCCGTCAAGACCAAATCATAGACCAGCGTGGTGCTGTAGGCAGACGTAGTAGGGGAAGTGCTCGATCCGGTATTGGTAACGGCTGTGCCATCTGGGATCGTTCCGCTGGTCAGCACGCCAGAGAATTCTACAAACCTGCCAGCGACGTTGGGATTCGATCCGGACATTGTGATCGTAACGGTAGTTCCGCTGCTTCCACCGGCCACGGTCCCGTACCAGATCTCGGAATCTATAGTTCCGTTGGCTGTTCCACAGAGTTTATTCCAAGTAACGTTGGTGCAGGAGAGGGAACTTACCGTTCTGGCGGCAGGGCTACGGTAGGACGCAATGAACATGACGAGCGTATTGCCGCTCGCCGCCGCCGTGATAGTGGCGCTCAATGTGGTAAAGATGCCGGATTCACGGACCCAAGCGTTAGCCACTCAGTTCCTCACGTCCATTTTTCGTTCAAATTCACAACCCCCGGATTATGCACGTGGGGTTCGATTTCAAGCTCCTGCATCCGGTGAGCGATCAGCCGGTCCAGCCCGCAGAAATAGCGCGTATGGCTGCAACAGGAAGGAAATGGCTCATCGAGGAAGGCCGGATATTTCCGGATCAGATCAGCACCGAATTTGGTGCAACCTAGGCCGTCTAAAATCCAGCCAACGGAGCAGTAGTAAGGGATGGTACACCACTGCTCCGGGCAATTCTCAAGCTCTTGAATCCCTCCCGGCCAGACCACGATGTCGTGCTCCACTATAGCGAAGGTTTCTCCGGCTCGCCAACAGTCCACCAAAAGGTTGTAGTAGGAATCATCCTTGGTCATGTGAACGTATTCGGCGTTCACCCCATCTTGGCGCAAGGCCAGTCTGACTGCCGGAAGCATTGGGGATGCGGTGGCGAACGGTACGATAACTTTCATAGATTGCCTCGCTGGTTCAACTGCCGCATCCAGGAAACTGCCTCTGTATGCCACGAGCGATCCACCTTCAGCGCTGGATCACGAAGATTTTCGTGGGACTCGATGGCTAGATCCGCCTGTTCTCGATTCAGAACCAAATAGGGACGGATCTGACGCAAGATGGATTCGGCGGCGTCGGCATTGACCTGCCACCAGAATCCGGCTTTATGCTTGGGGTTCCTTTTCTCGGAGCGAACTATGGAGCCGATCCCGGTTGTGGAAGCAACCCATTCCAGGAGACGCCGAGAAGTATGGGAAATGGTGAGCCGAAGCGCTACTGCATCGCTCCGCAAGTAGTGGATGATAGATCCTTTTCCGTCAATCAGGCCAGCCAGATAAGCAGCCTGGGCGTTAGTCAGGGAACTGCCGATTCTGCTGTGCCGGTAACGAGCTTTGTCCGCACAATCACGGCTGCAAAAAACAGCGTGTTTCGAGGCGTTCCCCCGGCCACCAGCAAGGAAGAGTTGGCCGCAAGTCGGACATCCCCTCTCCACGGTCATCCGACCGCGATCTTTCCGAATCCGGCCAATCTTCCATTGCGTGTAGCACACCTGAGAACAAAATGCGTGATCGTAACGTGGGCGATTGCCTCGATCTCGCCGCCTGAATTCTGCCTTGCATTGTTCGCATATCATGTTGCTAACGTAGCACCATAAGCAACTGTATGCAAGGCCAAAATATCTCTAAGTGCCTCCAGCAGTGATAGTTAGAGTGTAGGTAAATTGAATTGAGTCACCGTCTCCCACTGAGATCACGCTGAACACGCGCCGATCCCACATCGTACCGCCCTGTGCCGCCTGATTGAACAGTCCCCATTCGGTAATAGACAGGGTTCCGGTATAGGCAATCGTGCCGATGGATCGGTACTGGTTAGTGACCGGATTACTCTGCGTCCCGGTGGCCCTGGTAGTCGGTCCTGCTTGGGTCTGCAAACCAGAGTCGGTTGAGGTAGCGGCGGTGGTTCCGGTTCCGCTGTCGTGAAAGTTCATCGCGCTGATGCGCGGAGTTGCCTGACCGGAAGCAAAGTCGGTGGCTAGGAAGTTTGCGCCTCCTGTCACCACCAGTCCGAAACTTCCAAGGCCCAGCAAAAGAGACTGGACACGCGGATCTTCGAACAGCTTTAACATCCGGTGCGGCTCATCGACGACGCCATAGACCTTGAGAAAGGCGGCGAATCCCATGGCTGCCGGGATGATTCCCCACTTTCTCATCTCGGCCCACAGAGCCCTCCACCACTGCACCGGGCGACCGATTAGCCGGAATTTCTTTCCATCCGACAGCCGCCCCAGATCCCTGGAGCTACCGTCGCTCCGAATGAGCACAGCGTCCAGAGACCCAACATAATCGATACTACCTTCAATCAGAGATCGATTGAATTCTTTACTCATGCTTGTTCTCCCTTTCGCACATCATTTAGCCCCCATATTTGGTGGGTCTGCTGTGCTGATTCCAGATATATAGATTCCAGTTTCAAGAGCGGGCGATCCGCCCTGCAAAGTGTAAATATGGTTATTGGGATCAGTGAATAGCGGGTTGCCATCGCTTGAGTGGATATCTCCACCAGTAGAGCTTTTCCACGTAGCGAAGGTCCGGTCCACTCCCTGATAGGAAAAATAGCTTCCACCGGCTGAATGATAGAAGTCGTTGTAGTCGCTCGTGAGGGTTGCAGCCGAGGTTACTCTTATCTCGTAATACCCACCGCTACTCGCATTCTGGTACAGGATATTGTCCTTTACCGTACAGGTAGCGCCATCCAAGACAAGACCGTCGCCGCTGTTGGTAGTTATCGTGTTGTGATATACTTCCATCGTAGTTGTTCCAGATCCTCCGGCCCCGTCAATGTGAAGAATCCCGTCTACGAATCCGTAAACTACGTTGTGGTGAATGATGACGCCGTGGCCCTTGCCGTCTGATCGGATTGCTGTTCCTCCGCTATCGCCATGAAATATGCAATTCTTAATCACCAGATTCGTAACCGAATACCCGGTGTCCGTAGTGGCTAACTGCAATGCGGTGTTGTCGGAGTACGAATAGTTGGTTCCCTCCACGTCAACTCCATCAATTGTGATGTAACTGGAATTCGAGCTTCCTCCGATTCCACCCATGGCAATCTGGTTCTGGTCGTAGAGGGTGGAGCCGCCGTTGTCGTGGGTCGTCCCGCCTTCGACGGTGACGTGATCTGTCCCGCCGCCGAAACAGGGATAAAGACCCGCTCCGCCTCCCCAGCCGGTGTCTAGATTTTTGGCTGTGATGTAGGAGGCATTGTGACAACCCCAGCCGACCCCAGCCGATTTTTGGGCCGATAGATCACGGAAATAAAGATAATCGACGCCATCGGCCTCGATCACCCATGGCCGCACAGATGCCTCAACTGTGTCGCCACTGGGATCTGACGTACTGTATAGGTACACCACCCCCGCAGTTCCCAGGTAGCATTCGTTTTGAGTGTCCAGATCTCCGATGGAAGCTACCGGAGTGCAGCGAACACTATTGCGGAAAAGCTGCGTGGCGGTTCCGCTGATGCTGGCGCTGTAGACATTGGCCGGATTGGTTCCATATACCTCGAACTTTATCAGTGCCCAAACCGTCCCGCCCGAAAACTCAATATTGAATGCCGTATCTTGGCTCCCATCGGTTCCGCTGTAGTTGTCGTACTCAGCCGTTCCTCCTACCGTATCGTCATAGGTCGCGCCCAGGATCGCGCCCGCCAAGTGAATTCCATAGCGCAGCGTTTTGTCGAATGAAAATGTGATTTCATCACTCAGCTTGGTCTGGCCGGAGGAGACCGTCGTGCCATTAGCTCCGCTGTCCCAGGTAATTCTGGTGGGGGCGCTGTCGTAGACCGCCCCGGTCGTCATGCGCCCGATGGAAGCTCCAGTGATGACTAGATTGTGGTCTGACTTGGCACGAATGGTAATTCGGATCTTGCTTCCGCTTGAATCTACGGAGTCCGCCTCTATGACTGACCGGACATTGACGTTCGAATAGTAGGTTCCTGATCCACTATTGCTGCGTGTGAAATCCGTCAGCCATCCGGAATTTGATAATCCAGTCACCAGATCAGATCCGTTCAGTTCCGGCCTGTCTCCTGAACCGTAGGCCCCATAGGTGATCAGGTGGCCCGAACTCCCGCTGTCTCCGGGAAGCAGGGATTCTCTCCAAACGCAACCTCGCTTGAATCCAACCGATTGCCCTGGAGTCAACGTGATTCCATCCAGTTTCGAAATAGTCTGCCATGCGGAGCCGGGAGATAGCCCATCCGCGTTATCATTTCCATCCTCGCTGTCGAGGTAATAGGTATAGGCTTCGGCAGACATCGTAATGCCGAAGCTGATGCTGTAGGCCGTAGTGGGCACAGCAACTCCTACGCCACTGCGTCAACCGCATCCGGAGCGGGAACGTACACCTCACACGAACAGGCCGACCTTCTCTCCCCGCTCTCGCTCACGATAGTTTTAGTACCCCCATCCACCGTGCAGCCAACCTCTGGATCGTGTTCGTCCCGGTGATGGCCACAATTCATGCAGCGCAGGGGATCGTGATATCGGAATCCGAGAGGATACGTTGGATCTTGTGCTTTTTTCCAAGCCATAATTCCGCCTTGGGTCACTCATCCCATACCATCGTCACATTGTAAGCGAGCGTGGGGGCTGATATCAGTTGCACTCCGATGCCGTTCGACGTGCCGATGGGGACCGATGGCTCTGCCCCCAGGGGAGCATTCCAGATCACGGTGGCACGCTGGTTGAGGCTGATCTCCTCCACGTTTCCCGACGTATACGTTGGCTCCACCGTGTAATTCACCTTGGTGGTGACCGAAGGCGCTCCATCGGATGAATCGGCCTGAAATGTCGTGCCGCTGGTTCCGGTTCCGTCAGCGGTGAATTTTCTGATTGCCACCTTGGCCACGTTGTCAGCAGGCGTACCGGAACAGCCGATGATCACCTGCAAAAGTTTGGGACGCCGAGTGGCGCTCGAAATGAGGGCGACTACCGTTTTCGAGGCCGCTCCGGTCACGTCTCCGCTGGCACAATACGCCTTCATGCAAAACCTCCTAAGTTGCAGTAAACACTACGGAAAAAGTCAACACAATAGAAATCTAAGAGCCTCCGGCTTGACCTGTGCAGAGATAGTCAAAAATGATCGAATCCGAGGCATTCACTCCGGCTGTGGGGCTGATTCTGCGCCGGTCCCAGAGGGTTCCTCCAGAGGGAGGACTTCCAAACCCAGCGGAGGAAAACAGGCCCCATTCGGCTATGGAGTAGGTCGATCCATAGGGGCCGATGGTGGCCACGCTCTGGAATGACCCTACAGACGCAGGCTTGGTCTGGGTTCCTGCCACCCTGGACAGAGTAATCTTGCTCTGTAAATCAGTGTCTGCGACGTTTTCTGCCGCTGTCCCGATTCCGGACTCATGGTAGTTGAAATTCGAAACATCGTTCCCGTTGGCCGCAAAATCTCCGGCCATATAATCGATTCCGGCGCTGGTGACTAAACCAAACAACGGTAGAGAGATCTCGTGATTGTGGTGAAGCACCCATGCCAGGAAGGCCAGAAAGCCCATGTTGATCAGGCCCTCGCCCTTCAATGTCCACCACAGCCTTCGCCAGAACGAGATGGGCTGCACGATTTCTTTGCGAACGAAGGGAGCGCCGAGAATAATGCGCGAGCCATTGCTGCGCACTATCGTCACGAGCAGAGAAGACGTGAAGTTAATCATGCGGGCTTCCATCAGTAAACCCTCATCAATTGTCCGGTCGGAGTGACGTAGAGATCTCCCGGCACGAGCTTGGCAGCGCGGGCAGCGGCATTGTCGGCAAAGACCGAAATATTCGGAATGTTTACGGGATGAAAGTTTTTGAACACGTCGGAATTGCCGCGCAAGGTCGTATTGCCGGTGATGTCAACATTTCCAGCCACCGTCACCGCACCAGAGAATGAAAACGGACCAGCCCCGAATATGGATTGCCCTGAATTGCCTTGGGTTGCCGCAAGCTGACTGGCCAGGATGTTCAATGCCAGATTGAGCTTAAACAAGCTGTCGTCAGTCAAGTCCTTTTTCCTCAGCTTCGGCAATACATTCGTGATCTTGCTGTCCATCACTGCGCCCCCAACGCCACTATGGGGATGTCCTGGAAGAAGGCAAACTGCTGGTATCCTTGCCTCATGTCTGCCCCCACCGGCATCCATTCAACCCGCGTTCCGTCTTTATAGATCTTGAATCCGCAGCAGGGATCACAGGAATCGATCACCTTACGGTAGATCTTGCTCTTGTTCAGAACTCCCTCCATGCTGATTGGAGGCAGGTAAAACCTCTCTATCGCCCGGTACGGATGCCTCGGAAGCGATTGCTTTAGCAGCAACCGCTTGTTGTCGGTATAGATGTAACAGTCTATGCCGGAACAGGAAATGTACTCGATCCAGATCTGTTTGATCCACTTGAAACCGTTGTATCCGTATGCCTGCTCGTATGAATCCCAATGGATAACCTCGCATGGCTCTGGAATCCAATTGAACTTGTAGTCGAACAATTGGAATTTGCCGCCCGTTCCGTGAACATTTACCAGCCGGAACTTCTTGCCGATAATGTCTGAGTCCATCGTCAGGATGAGATGGCGGTCATTGGTGCTGGAGTTGATCTTGAAAGTCTGGGCCGTCACCCCATCGACCTGCACGCTGGTGGTGGCGTCAACGCCTCCGGTATCCACCTGAATCAGAAGCTCCCGCAGGATCTTCTCGCAGGGATAGCCCAGATCGCTCCACTCGGTCCAGGGAACGATATCGGGCGGGTACTGGATGAAGTCGAAGTTGTACGACCAGATCTTGAATTCGAGCGCCGGAATCGTGGGACGCAGCCGCGCCAGCTTCACAATCGTTCCATCGTTGATCGGGAAGGAGGTTCTGGCCCTCACCGGGCCAGTGGGAAAGGTGGCGGCAGGGCTGACCAGATCAAAAGTCTGCTTCGCTTGCGTCTCGGTGGCTCCGCCGATTCCGCTGACCGTATCGAGATTGAGCGTCACCGGAGATCCGCCCACGTCGTACTCTATGGACAACTGCTGAAGTTTTTTGTCGTGCGGGTAGCCCAGGTTGTCCCAGTCATAGGCCCTGCCCTTCATGATGCTGGTCAGGGGCAGGGCCGTGAACGTCATTGAATAGAGCGTGGTAGGCTGCTTGGTGCTGCCCGTGAACATGAAGGTCATGCCATAGGCTTCCCGCGCCGCTCCAGCATTGAAGGGCAAGGTGTATCGGCGTCGGCCCGTGGCTGGAGCTATCGTGAAAACATCCACCGCATCCACCGCCCCGTAGTCGTAATACATGTTTACGGTGACCGTATCGGCGGGGTTGTTTAATTCGAGGATGATATCTCCCCACTGCTTTTGAAGGGTGGGACTACCTAGGGTGTAGGAGGCCGTCACCAGCTTCCAGTCGATGGAGGCTCCGTCAGCTTGAGAGCTAGTCCATCCATCGGATGTCGAAGTGGATGTAGGAGTAGCCGGAACATCATCCAAATTCAGATGCGCAATCGTATCTCCGTTGGCAGGATCAGCGGTGGCAAAGAGCAGGTTGCCCGTTTCCGCTTCGAGCTTCATCACAGTGGGAGAAACCGAGTCGAGCGACCAGCGCCGGTATAGCTCGTGCCATCGCAACCGCTGAACTCCTCCGTTAATGTCCTGATAGGCGAGGAGCAATTGGTTGCGGAAGTACTCCATGTTGATGCGATCTGCCGGAGAGAGGAATTCCCCTTCGGGGATCTGATCGCTCAGATTCATGGGGGCGATGTTCTCCCCATCGACCGTGATCCATTCCCCCTTGAACAGAGCATCGATCTCTTCGCTGATCTTGATGCTGTCGCTTCCGCTCCAGATATACACTCCGTCATAGGCAACATAGGCGAGGAAGTTGTCCCCCTTGCACCATGCCCAACTGGCGATCAATCCGCGCTGCGCTGGAGTCTCCTGGGGAGCGCCCATCTGGTTGCCCCAAACCGGCACCACGTAGATGCGAGCCTTGTTCAATGAAATAAGGCTGCCGTTGAACTCGCAGATGTTCATGATCGGGTTCGATGGCGAACCCACTTCGACGTTTCCGGGAGTGCCATCGGTGAGATTGATAACCGGAAAGTATTCCGGCCTGCCGATCTTGGATTTGTAGAGAATATTGGGGTTGGCTTCGTCTCCAGCCAGGAACAAAGAGTCATACGCCAGAGCCGAGAATCGGCAGGGCTGGTTCGTATTGGCATCGCAAGTCAGCTTTTCGTATGGCTGGATGCTCGGATCGGCTGGTACGGTATGCGTCTTCTGAAGGTAAAGGACGACCGTATCATTCGGGCTGGTGTCCCGGAAGGCTCGCACGATGGCCCGCTCCTTAAGCTCACCGGAGCCTACCGTAACCGTGCTGCCGATGCGCAAGATGTCCCGGATGGTCGAATGGCTGGGATAAAATCCCTGGTGAACATCGAGCTTCACGTAAAAGGTTTTGACGGGAGCTCCGGGAACTGGGTCGAGAGCAATAATGTCAGCGACAATCGGAACTGGAGTGGTGCTCACTACAGGACAGAAGTTGTCGAAATCAACTATGCGACCGTCAATAATGTCAGCATCGGGAACATTGTCCGTCCAGGGGAAGATCCCAGTGAAATCGGGGATAGTGGGAGGGTTCCCGGTATCGTCGGAATCGAATGCTCTCACGAATCGGTACAGTCCATCGGAAAAGGAGCCGCCCTTGCGGTATAGGCAGATGGTCTGCTTGCCATAAACCTGCGGGTCCTTAAAAAGAACGTTTGTATTTGATGGGTCTGGATATTGCAGCGAACAGGTATAGGGATCGATCAGGAGACTGATCGAAGAATTCGGGTTCATGGGAGTCAGGACCGGATCTCCGATCTCGACTGCCATAGGGATGGAAGGGTTGCTCTCTACTCCCGTGAAGGGGTTTTTTCGTGTGATGACGTAGTTGTAGGTGGAAATTACCGGATCGAGCAGCCCTCCGCCATTCGCTCCTACATAGATCACCGGAGTCGGGGGAGCGTCGATCCCCCACTTCTGAATCTGCTTCGCGTCCGCAGCGGGATTGGCTTGACCCAACAAGGCCCCCGTAGTGTTGTCGGTGAGTGGGTCCTTGAGCATGAAGCTCGTGGTGGCGAAGTAAGCGTATGGATATCCGGAAGAATTCTTGCGATAACCGACCATCGACCATCGTTTGCCGAACTCCGTGTTGTTCAGGTCGGCGATTAAATCATAGTTTCCGGGAGGAACATTGGAGTCCATCCGGAAGATATACTGGTTTCCCCCGATGTAACGGTAATTCGAGGAGAGATCGGCCCCCGTGATGAGATAGCCGATGCTGTGGATGTAATCCACGTTTCCAGCCTCGATGATCAGCAGGAAAGGATCAGTGTTCAACGCCCGATACCCATTGCGGGTCCGGATCGATCCCTCCTGCAAGCTGACCATGTTCCGGACAAGCTGATATTGTCCCTGCTGAAGAAGAGATGGATCGAGCTTCAATACCCAACCCCGGTCCCCGAAAGGAACCGTGATTGGCTGGTACTCGCCTGGAGGATTGATCGCCATCAGGTCAGCCTTGCGTGCAGCTTGGAATTCGTGGTGTTGTAATAGACTTCACCCAGATTTACGCCAGCCGCCGCAGCCGCCGCATCATTAGCGGCCTGGGTGAATTGCGTCAGCCGCACCATGTCGATTTTGTTGACCGTAACTGGATTAGAGGGAGCGCCCAGTACGTTGGTCGAAGCCGTGGCACCGCTCGCATTGGTGGTCAGATCCAGATCCTCGACATAAAGCTTGCGCGGTGTGATGGTGTTGCTAGATGGCATTACGCCTCCACTGCCTCCGCTGCGATGGCCTTCGCCAACAAGATTCCTTCCTCATATCTGGCCTTGCAGTACCTTGCCCGCAAGACATCCCGCATCTCCCCGTCGATCTCAAAAATCTTGGCTAGGATTCCGTATTTGATATAGGGAGTGAAACTGTCCAAAACGAATTCAATGATATTGGACAGGCTGAAATCTATCCCGGACGGCTTCACCGGAGAAACCAGGACGAGGTTATGGTTTGAACTGACCATATCCGAGATTGTGCCCAACAGCATTCCGCCCCCGGATTCGAGGTACATCGGGCCGGTATAAGAGGAAATGGTCCCGTACAGCGGGGCTGAAGTTGTAAAGGTAAAATCATTAACTGAGCTTATACTGGAAAGGGTCCCGTACAATGGGGCAGTCATCGTAACCGTGTATCCATCCCAGAGGGGAGCGCCCACGATTTCGAAGGTGTTTACCATGGTGCGATCCTGCACCCAGCGACGGGGAACCGCCTCGGTCATATTTCTCCAGATTTGCAGCAAAGCATCCAGTTCAAGAGAGTCGGTCAGATACATGTACTTTTCGTCGTAGAGAATCTCCTGGATTGAAAGCGCATAATCCGGCTGCGTGTAAAAGTTCACACCGCTTTCTGCGGGAATGTTAATCAACTGCTTGATCAGGCTGGCCCTCTCGACGAAATCCTGGATGATGTCGCTGAAAATGTTGAGAAAGTCTTGCTCGGTAAGGGTGCCGGTGCTCAGTCCGGTTGGCAGAGGCTCCATGAGTATCGTGCAGATCTGGCTGTAGATATTGGATACGGAAATCATTTCCGGGTATTGGCCCTACCCTCCAGCGATCTTCACACTCTCCACCTCCACGAAGTACCGTGGCTGAACGTAGTTCCTCCATCGTGCGTATTCCCGCATCTTTTCCTGGAACCTCAAAAAGAGGAGGGAAGCATCGGAGAAGATCTTGCCCCCCTCCTTTAGTTGTATGATATGCGCAGCATATTCTTCCAAGATGTCCACGTACTCGTCCTGAAGAATGATGGCGTCAGTAGCTCCCACCAAAACTGTCGGCTCAATGACTCCATAAATTTTAAGTTCCCTGCCCCCGGTTGAATCGGCGGGATGGATCGCCAACTTCCGGATACCGAGGGGCATCCAGTCCGCAACTGGCCCGAAGGTCGAACTGGCGTGCCTCGTCCAGTCCCGGAATTTCAATGCCATCGAGGGCAGGGAAGATCGTTTCAACTGCCGACCCGCGAGGGTTACGGCAATGGGGAATAGCATAGGATACGGAATGTCGTAAAAAACCCGACCAGCTTCCGATGTGATGACCACGGAATTCTGGAGAAACCCGGTATGTAAATTCAGAACGCGAAGACATTCGTTCACCGCCGCATCGACTTCTGCCTGCGGGTAAAAAACCGAATTATTTTCCAGCCTGGAGTAAACACGCTGCTCCAGATCCGCCAAAGTATAAGACGGCATCTACCGCCTGGAACCTCTTCTTCGCCGAAAGCGCACCCTCGCTGTCTTCCGCATCCGTGCCTGCATCCGCTTCCGGCCCCGGTCGGCAGCCTCTACGCGCTCGGCGAAGCCTTTCTGTTTTCTAGTCCGTACTCTCATTCCGCCTGTCTTGCGTCTGGACGGAGAGAGAAAATACCTGGACAGGCTCTCCAATTCGCCTCTGCTCGCTTTTCTGGGCATACTACGGCTTCGGGATCGTCATGCCCTCTCGGGTCTTGGTTTGCGTTCCGCGCATGTCGGTCACCGTGCGTCGATAGTTGTGGATGATCTCGTGATCTCGCATCTTCCTCTGCCACAACTGTTCGTCATGAACCGGATCGACCATTTGGTTCATTTTCTTCTGATACCGCATCTCCGCCTTTTCTTCCTGCAAGCGGGCGGTGGCTCCCAGAAACTCGTGCATGGGAGCATTGAATGGAACATCCTGCCGATTGGCAGGAGAAAGGTGCTCCGTCAGCATATCCTTCCGTTCAGGGGGCACGGTTGCTGGCTCTACCGGCATTGGCATGGCTCGATTTCTCATGAAACGAGGTGGCATTACATCTCCCAATTCCAGACATCCGGATCGTGGGAAACCCAGAAATTGGCTCCTCCGGCTCCGAAGATCTTGGTGTAGTCGAACGAATACTGGTTGGGCGACTTGGACTCGTCGGCATTCTTCGCGTCGTCCAGGCCCATCAGGAACTTACGCTCAAATACTTCCGCCAGATCGGGATTGAAGAAAGGGTCTTCCTTGCCCTTACGCCAGCGCAAGGCGTCAGCAATCGCACCGTGAACGAACACCATGGGATTGATAAACCACGGCGGAACGTCGTTATCATTCACGAGTTCTGGCCATTGCTTGCGATAGAGATACCAGACCTGACGGGCTGCGTACTGTGTCGGCCAAAGCTCGTACTGCATGTTGCCGCAAGCATTGGGAGCCAGATCGGCCAGCATCTGCGGTGGCCCGAAAGAAGTGCGCTGGGGATCGCGCCAGTTCAGTTCCGAAATCGAAACGTGATAACGCAACGGCCAGCCCCCGTATTGGGTGTCCACAACGGTCAGAATGTCTTTGATATCGGTGGCCAGGGTGTAATACATCCCGATGATTTGGTAGGCTACATCGGTCAATCCGGTGCTACTCCAGGGATTGTCGAGCAGCAGGCTGGTGGCGGAAGTCACGGCCTGAACCGTGAAAATCGGATAGCTCGAAGAAACCCGGAATTGCCTGCCTACCAAAGAAGAACAGGTAATCGTTTCGCCAGCATCATGATATTTGGAGAACTTTCCGATGAACTGTGTGGTGTCCACACGGATCACCGGAACGACTTCCTGGTTTGATCCGCCGTTGTCTACCAGCAGGATTGTATCCGCCGTGATGCCGGTCATAGATGTCGGAGTGGCGGGGAAATATCCGATTTCATCCACGGCTGCTGCGAGCGTGGTGTTCACCTTGTCGTCAATCGGCCACGCTGTCAAGGTTCCCGCGACCGTTCCAGAACCGTTGGCGGTGGTAGCCGTTCCGGTGTTGTACATGTCCGGAACCGCGATAAGACCCGGTTGCAGCAGATCGGACCAAAAGATGCGCGAGTCTATGGCTTGCCGGATGCGGTCATTGATCCAGCCGTCCACTTGATCTTTCGATACGCCAGGGCGAAATTGGATCACCCGCCCTCGCATCGAAAACAACTTGTCTCCCCACTGTGCCATCAGAGCGTCCAGTACGTCACGGTGACCTGATCGTTGGTGTTTACGGCATCGATCCAGTACTCGGAAACCACCAATGCACTGGCACCCGCTCCGGGAATAATTTGGAAGTCAGGCCCAGTCTTGGCGATTTCGGTGATTACATTGGCGAATGAAGTCTTGTTCAGACCGGAAGATCCGACATAGACGTTGCCCGCATTGGCAGCTACCGGATGGAAATTGAGCATTGAAGCAACAACCGTACTGTCCGTAGTGACCTGAACTGGGGTTCCCGCCGCCAATACCTTTACGACTATCGTTACTGGACCCATCTTTTCTCCTTCAACTAGCAAAAAGGGCCGGAAGCTCGATGCCACCGGCCCTCTCTTGATGTTTGGTCTACCGGATCAGGAATCAGCTTCCCGGACTTTGATCTCAGGTGCATTCATTACCCTTCGCACCAGATCCACGTCGATCCTGCGGAACCCTCGAAACGCCTCAAACGCAGCCTTAATTCTGATGTATTCCGCTTCTTCCAAGAGAATGAACCCATTGGATGAGAGAACCTTTTTCGCCAGATCGTCCCGCTCCAAAAGCTCGTGGGCATCCAAGCGCTCCTGGGAAAACATCACGCCCACGATGGACTTCTTCACTTCATACGGCTCGGTGATGAGGACCCCTTCGGGATTTTCCGGAGTCGCCCTTAACACCTCGCACGGATAATCCGAAACATCCAGCTTCCGCATCCGCCTATGTCCCGACCATGATGTAGGCCAAAGCTCCATTGATCCTACATGCCAGACCATCGCTCGCGCTCGGAGCGGAGCCCTTTCTGGTCACAACCCCGGTGGGAATCTCGAACAGGTTCGCAATCGCCACCGAGTTGTTGTTCGCCACCCGGATGAAGCTGGTGGTTCCGGGCATTGTGTTCCCCGTGCCGATGTCGCTGTCCACCTGAAGCGCGGCGAAGGTTCCGGACAAACTCCGGGTAGCCTCGCTGACTCCAAGGGTCGCTCGGCATCCCACCAACAGTCCACCGCAGGTTCCAGTGGCATCCAGGCTGCCCGTGATGTGAGCGCCATGGATACCTCCGGTGCCTCCCGCTACGCCATTGACCGTGGTAAAAATGCGGGCAGCCTCGCCAGAGCATCCGGCCCCGGCAATATAGAGCCGGAGATACACGCCCCTGGTGGTGCCGCTGAGGGCGGTGGTCTTCAGCCAATAGCCGATGAAATTCTTGTCGGCAGTGGTGCCGCTAGAGTAGGGGCTGGATGAAGTTCCGGCCCCCTCCAAGAGAGCCGCCGTTGCCGTGGTCCCATACTGAACCGCGCTCTGCGGCTGATTGTTCTTGAATTCTGAAATAGCTGCCATGTGAGCCTCTTATGCGTAGTTCGCCATCGCTATCCAGGTCCCAGGGCTTCCGGCTACGCTGCAAGCCCAACCGATGGGCTGGCCGGAAGTGGGGACCGTGTTCCACACGATATCTCCCAACTGATAGGCTCCGTCTGTTGCGGCTGCTGGGGCTGCCGTCCCCCAATACTGGCTCGTTCCTGCCGGTGAAAACGGCGCGTGATAAGCTTCAATCGACATTTTTGGATCACCTCCCTCAGCTTTACAGCGGAGTAGTCACGTTCAGGAAGCAGACATCGATATCCACAGATCCAGCCGTAGTGTCAGTCACGTTCCCTACCGTTGTGGTGACAGTGGCAGTCACCGTGTCGGCTACGTAAGTTACAGCCTTGAATTCGGATGTGACCTGGAAGGCCGTATCTCCGGCAGCCGAAAAGATATCGTAGGCCGAAGCGAAATCGGTAGCCGTACCGGCAGCAGATCCCACCGAAACCGTGCAGGTGGCCACCGTACCACCCGAAAAAGCGGTCGAATGCTTGATGCGAACACCAAGGATAATTCCGCCTTTCGGCAGAGTGAACAGGTTGATGGTCTGCGAAGTATCGGCATCCGTCAGATCAGCGTAGGTGATGGTGAAGCGCCGGAAGGTTACTTGACCGCCAAGATCTGTCGCAATTCCACTGGTTACCATAGTCTTTCACCTCCTCAGAACAGCGTAGAAAGTAGCTTGAAGCCGCTGCGCGGGTTCGGCACCACAATATTTGAGCCGACCAGGAACTGGCCCGCCACATCGATGGTATTGTTCGTTTCCTTAAATCCGGTGAACCCGAACTGGAACTTGGGATTAGTGGAGAAATACCACTCGATGTATTTGGTGTTGAACCCATACATGACTCCGTTGGTTCCGGTTGACATATACTTGTCCACCACCACCTCGGCAGCGTTGAAACGGAAGGACTGGAAGCCAGCTACGCCGACATCCGATTCCTTGTCGTAATAACGCTGGAGGGGCTGCATGGCGTTCCACATCAGGTTCCAGCCATTTTGCGTGGCCGGAATTAGATCTACGTGGTCGTTGCCGAACCATGCGTTTCCATAGGCCGTGTTCACCGCCTGGAGCGAGAATGTGGTCAAGGTCGCCACATAGGAGTTCAAGCCGCCGACCGTGCCCACCGTCTGCACATCCGAACGGAGGATTCCCCCGATGGTTGTGTAGGTGTTCCCGTCGTCGTACCACTGCTGGAATCCAGTCAGGGCCTTCGTGCGAGGGGCCACGTCGTTCAGATACATGTCTGTTGCGAGCAGCTTCGCCATCGTGAGCGAGGCGTTCTGGAATTTCAACTCCACCTGGGAGAAAACCGCCTGCTCCCCATCGTTCTTCATGGAGTCGAATCCATAAAGCGTGATGTTGGTGTAGTACGCCTTCATGTCCACGACGAGTGCCGTATCGGTCGTGACGAAATCGATGTTCATCGGATCGCCACGGCCAAGCGGACCACCGTTCAATTGGCCAACAATGATTGGCCGCTGAATCTGCAAGCCGCCCGAAAACCTCTCCATGTTCCGACTGTGCAGCCGGGTGAAAACCGGGCTGTTCAGGAAGATCACATCAGTGGTCTTCGGAACAATATACTGGAGAGTGTAAGCGTTGATCTCAGTTAAAGTCAGCGCCATAGTTCATTCGGAGCCTATTGAACTTTGTTGTCCGCTCCGAGTTCTCCTTTCAGGTACTTTTCGTACCCGAGTTGGGCCAGTGTCCCGTCGCCAAGCTTCACGCTGTCAGGGATTTCGGGGGGATTATCCTTCTGTGCCCCGGATTGCGTGCGCTTCTGCATAATCTGTCGCTCCAACATCCCCATCCCGGATGTTCCGCCTTGGTCGCTGGGAATCCTTCCACCCTGCCCCATCGACATTTCTCGGCGAGCTTTTTCCTCGCCTTCCTTGCGGGCGGCTTCGACCCGATCCTGGTATTCCTTCTCCCGCTTCTCCGCCGCCACCTTGTCGCGCTCCTGCTTCAAGGGAGAGATGAAGGATTCGTAAGCCTGATCCGGGTCCTTGATCCCGGACTTCTGCCAATGGTCCATGAAGTCATTCATGTTCATCGGATCGCCGAATTCCTTCATGTGCTTGGACGGGAGATGGGCGGTCTTCTTGTAGATGTACTCAAATCCCAAGGCCAGTTGGTTTTGAGAATTGCTGTATTCCTCCCGAGACACCAAGCCCGAAGTGGCCTGCTTAACCACTTCGGGGATCTCGTCGCGCTTGACAAATCCCTGTCCCCTCAATCCTTCGAGGATTTCATCGAATGTCATTTCCGTATCCTTTAAAGCTTCCAGCGCCCTGGCTCTGGCTTCCATCTCTTGGGCTTTCCGCTCGGCTGCGATCTGCTCAGTGGTTTTCCCGCTGTCGTAGTTGTAGTGCTTGAGCGCCCAGCTTTCCCATCCCTTCAGGCGGTTGTCGGCATCAGAGTAACGGGCCTCTAAGCCATCTACCGTTTCTTTAAGCTGCGGGTACTTGTCGAAGATTTCCTTGTCGTCATCCTCGACGTTTTCCAAGATGTCGTCAAAAACTCCCATTCCATCCCTCTCTCTTTAGGCCGCTGCCCTTCTCGGAGCCCCCTCCGCAGGTGTCGGAACCGGAGCACCCTCAGAACCCGAGGGAAGCGCCCCGCTCGCTCTCTGCTCAATTTCCGCAACCTGCGACATTAAAGCCTTTCCAGCCTGCGCAATCGGAACAAGCAACGCTCCGGACGGCGGATGCACGGTCCTCAGCAGAATCATCAGGTCCCCGGTCAGGGTTTCCAGTTCGCCCAGTTTGGACTTCAACTGCTGAATCGGATTCCCCGCTGCGCCGGGTTGCTGCTGCATTCCTGGCCGCTGTGCCATCATCTGGTCTCGGCCAGCCATCATGAAGACCGGAGCGGGCGCTGCGGTCTGTTGGGATCGCACGGCTGGAGGGGTAGCCGGGAAGGGCAGGGTATCAGCCATTTACTTCTTCTTGCCGCCTTTTCCAGCAGCCGTGTTCGACTGCTGAATAGCGCGTTCAGACATCGGAAGATTCGCAGCCGAACCCCATCCCTTCACGGGAGTACGATTCAGCGAAACAGTATCCCCGACCAAATCGAATTGTCCGCTGCGAGGATTGGCGGAGGGTGATTGTACGGGCGTGCGCGAAAGGGAAACCGAATCTCCTACGAGTTGCGATTGCCCACTCTTCGGATTCGCGGACGGAGAGCTAACCGGCTTGTGGCTCAGTTTCTGCTCATCGCCCACAATCTGATACTGACCCTTGCCTCTTGCCATCAGTAACACCTCTTCGACATTCTTTTCTTTCCCTTTCGGGCCAACTGCCTTGGATTAGCCATAGCGGATTCCTTTTCTAGCGATGTTTCCGACCACGGCGACGGCCTCGACGTGCCATATTCCACCTCCTTGTTTAATTCCCGTCTTGAATCGAGACGGGACGCGATCAGACGCATGACGTAAGATTACGTCCCGCGCTCCGCTCGGGCAGAAGCACTACCGCGCTTTCTTGCCACGCCGCCTTCGTCTTGCCATGCAGAACCCCCTTTCTGTCACGCACCGCCGCTGACACCAACAAAATAAGTTACACTTCTGGCTTTGTCAAGCGTAAGTGCCTTTATTTCTAATTGTTTACAGAAACTAGAAGGGGCTGGCGTTGCGGGCGCTGCGAGTCATGCGGGGGACGCGGCCCTTGCCAGTGGCCATAGGAGGCAGTGATTCTCGCTCCGTTTTTAGTTCTTGCTCGACCTTCTCGATTAACCCATCCGGAAAATCTAGCGTGCGGAGCAGATGCCTGCGGGAGATTGCTCCCAAGCGGAATAGGGCGATGGCCACCTGCTTGTTGCGATCCTTGGCTCCACCATGCAAAGACCCCGGAGCTACACGGATGACGAACTTTTTCCAGTGATCATAGCGTGGTTCAGACCAGGGGGTCATGTTGTCCGGATCGTAGTCGAAGTCTTCCCAGGTAAGACCGTCCGCCCCGAGAATCCTCATGCGCTGCTGGCGCGTATAGAACTGAAAGATATTCGAGATGAACTGTGCTCCAACGTCGCGCAGAAAAGGCTCCATGTAGCGCGACTCCAACCGGAATCCGGTCTGCATGGAATCCCGCATCTGTTCGATGGTGTCGCCCCCAGGAACCTGTTTCTTACCGCTCAATTTGTTTATATCCAATGTCCCGGAGAGACGGTCGAATTCCTGGTTGATGTATTGATGGAAGGTCCCCACATAGGCCGGTATATTGGGCGGATCGATGTATCGCAGGTCCTGAGACACCGAGGAGTTGGGGGTCATCTTCAGCCTGCCTCCCGGCATATCCGGCTGAAACTGCTCGAAGGTCTGCTGGCGGATCGCGCCTTCCTTGGTGACCACCACCGGGTTAATGGCCCGCTTCACCACATCTAGCGTCCCGGCACCCACCTCGTTGAGAGCCTTTGCGATGGGCATCATGTCCCGATACTTCGACAGACCGCCCGGAGCCCAGACCATGGGATTCAGAATCAGTTCGGCAAAGGGGTAAAGCCCGTGCCAATAAGGGCTCGGGCCGTCGTACATGATCTTGTCGCCGCCGAAAACGATCAGCCGCTTGCGCGGCCATAGCCTTCCGCCAGCGGGGACCAGATACCAATAGTTGTGATCGGATGGCGACATATCCGGATCTTTGACCGTCACCTCCACCTCGGAATCGTTGATCTCGGGATCGTCAATCCAATATTCTTCGTGTTCGATCACCGGAAAGGGGCTGCGGTCCTGGGGTTGCTTGCGCATGGAGCGCATACCGAGGTGCCGCTTCATCTGTGGGGAGAGCGAGTTCCAGGTGTATTCGGTGATGTGACCCGGCCTTACGTATTCGTTTGAACTATTGGTCCAGGTGATGCTGGTGGCGTACTTCTCAAGACCGTTGGCCTTCTCCCCCCATTTCGCACGGAAATATTGTATTGGCTTGTAACCACGATATAAAACACCCACTGATTCCTGAAGACTGTCTCCCGGCATGATGGGCAAGACTTTATCCATACCGCAAGGGGATATCGTCATAACCCCCGGCATCAGAGCGCCGATTTTCCAGTAACCCACTGAAAACAGAGCGTGATCGATAACCTTACCGATTTCAAGATCTAGGTTCAGCCTGTACCACTCATGCTTGACGATGGCCTCGCAGAGTTTGGCTTGGGTTTCGTATGCCTGCACTGCCGCCGTCACTTCAAGCGCGGGCCGGATGTCGGTCAACAAGCTGATGGAATCAACGCGGAGGCGGGCTACCCGGTTGTCGAAGAAGCGGGAACGGTACTTCGGTCGATCTTCTCTCCACTGGCGTCCTTCAATCCAATCGATGTACTTGCCGACATCCGTGAATTCTGGATTGAGACGAACGGTATTGATGGCTTCGTCGCGGGCAGCATCCCGCCACTTGATCATTTTCCGCCGATAGTCATCGGCATAGTCCATGTTTCCGCTGCGGCCATAAGCCACCGGGCCGCGAGGAACCAACTCCAAAGTAGCCATAGTTTATGTCCAGATCTGGACGTGGTTTTCTTTATATCCACTGTCCGGACATGCCAGCCGATTGGAGCTTCTTTCCATCCGCAGAAACCTCCGCATTGGACGGCAAATCAGACGGAACCACCAATCCTTCTTCCTTGCAGAACTGCTTCTGCTTGGCCCACGTGTCGATCAGCACCGGCTCGGGATTTCCGCTCTTCGAGCTTCGCACCCGATAGGCCCAGTGCGGACCAGCCGAATCGGGTTTGTTGTGATCGGTGTACTTCGGCGTAATTGCGCCCGTCCAGATCACACCAAACGCGCTCGCCAAACGTCTCGTTTCGCCTCCGCAGCATCGGCAGGGCTTATTCTCGTCGGTACGCGACTTGGCATACCATTCGGTTTTTACGTTGCACCGTTCGCATAGTGCTTCGTAAATCGGCATTAGGCTGCCTCTCGCTGCTGAAGAATGTATTCCACGAGATCAGAGCCGTGGACATCATCCTTGCCCAGCGCCCCACGCAATGCTTCCATGTCTTCGGCTGTGATCAAGAGCCTGTGGGGCTGCGGATCAAGCTCGTACAACCACCCCTTGTCCATGGCCGTGTCCATGCAATCCTGGATTAGCTGCTGCACGGTTCTGCCCTGCGAGATGGCCGCATCTTCGAGATAAGGCATATAGATCGGATCGATGCGCCATTCAGCGGCCACCTGCCCGTCTTTGCGGTTATATGCTTTTTCAACCACCGGGATCAGGTCACGGGGGTTGGATAAGCTGCCCATCATCTCCACGATCCGGTCTACCACCGACTTAGGAAGCAGCACCCCACCTTCTGCGATTTCAGTCAGGACCCCCGCCGCCATGCGTCCGATGATTTGAGAACTGGGTCCGGACTGTTTAGCTGAAGCCAGCAATAAGTTGACATTATGTTCAGATAGGTTAATGTCAACAGAAAATGTAACTTCCTTGCCTTTCGCCATAGGCTCCTCACAATAGATCGTAATCGAAATTCTCGCTACTTCCTCGACCTTTATATGCCATTTCCTGAAAATCAAGGGTCCGGGCTGCGCTTTCCGATTCCATCTTGCGCCCAGATAGCATGATCGAACCGCAATTCGGACATCCTGGAACCGATGGCTTGTCTGCCGGAAAAGCATGGTCGCAGCGCCGACAGCGCATCATCCAGTTGGCGGAAGGCAGAACGGCATCGCTGGCAATATGCTGGGGAGTCCCTACCCCGGCCTCATCCCAATCGAGATCGTGACTGGTATAAAGGGCGATCATAGCCGCCATAATCACGTCGTCATGGCTTCCCGATGCCGCCGAAGCTTTCTTGTCCTCGTAGTCTTCCTTCTGAAACCTCTTCATTTCCTCCGCGAAAATGGGATCTCGGACAACCCACAGCCTTGCCCGTAACCATTTGATGGCGGTTTGCCACAGCTTCGACTTGGTGTTTATCTGGGTCATCCAATGAACCTTGTGGCTCAACATCTTGTCGTTATCCGGATGCTTCCAGCGAAACAGGTTCGGATACATGAAGTAGTTCTTGACCAGATCTGCGGTGGTCTGGAAGATGTTGTACTCGATGCTCATCAGGGCATCGTTATACCAGCGCCCCAAAAAGTTTACAGGAACCGCGAAAGCCCCTGGGTCGATGCGGTTTGAGCGGTAAGTGGCCACATGCACATCTGGACCGCCGTTTTCTCCCAACTTATTGACCCAGCCCACCGAGAAGTCGGAATCGGAATCACTGTCCCCGATCCCCTCCGATACATCCACGCCAACCACATAACGGCGCTTCAGATCGGGCCACTCCCAGATTTTCAACGGGTGCTCCGGCTCATAGCGATGATCCGCCCTGCACCACTCCTGCCAGCACTCTCCGGTTTTCCAACTCTTGGGTCCGTGAAAGCGTCCCTTGTCATCGAGGTTTCCCACGGCCAAAGGATACTGCTCAACGGTCTCGTTCACCCATTCATGGCAATCGGCAGGAAAAACCTGGATTCCTGTCAACTGAAACGCTTCCTCGGGCGTTGTGGCAAGTTCCTGGCGTAATTCTTTGACCGACTCCGAACCCTTGGCTTCCTTGTTGATGCGCTCCTGCCACATCCAACAAAGCTGATCGTCCTGCAATATGTATTCCCGCAGTATGCCTGAAGCACAGTCCGGACAGGGGAAGCCGAACAATGGGTCTCCCAGGAAATGAGATTCCTTGAAACGTCCGCACTTCGGATTGTCGCACCGCACCCATTCCTTGCTCACGCGGTCACGCATGGCCGCTTCGCGTTCTGGCACTACCCACCCGGTTTCCGGGGGAATAAAGCGCCCCTTTTCAAAGAACCAGGGCAGAAAGAGCGGATACCATTCGGCTCTTTCTGCCAGCTTCACATTAGCCAGCCAAAGGCTCTCGGTGTAGGTGCCCGCTCCTTTGGCTGTCGTTTCGAGGATGGCGAAGGTCTTGGGCTTTTCCGATAGTGCATAGCGGAGATCGCCATCGATGATCTCCTTGGCCCGGCGCTCCTCCCAGTCCGAGTATTCACTGGCATGGACAGCCGACAGACGATAGCCTTGGCCGACGCCCGTGGTCTGCATGGCCGACTGCACCACAACCTTGGAGTTCATCCCTGGGCTGATGCGGCGCATGTCGAGGTTTGGATTGGCGAAATGGAGGCCCGTGTCGTACTTGCGCGTGGCGAGCATGGGCTTGAGCCACCACGGCATCTGATCGTAGATGTGCAGCATCAGCGAGAACAGGTAGCCGCCATGATCGTCCGAATGGGATACGATCAGCGCATTCTGATTGGGGTAGAACATCGTCTGCCACGCAATCAGAGCCTCGATCAACAAACTGCAACCAAGCTGGCGGGCCTTGATGACCATGAGGCGGCGAGGCCGCTTACGCTGCGAAAGGTAATCCAGTTTTTCGAGGATTAACTCCTGCGATTCCCACAGGTCGAATAGCTGATCCACTCCATCCTTATCCGTGATCCAAAAATAGTTGCGGGCGCAATAAACGAAATCGCGCTGGCAACGCTCAATCTCTGCCTCGATGACGCGCATCTCCTTGGCGGTCAGCTTGTCCAACTGCTCGGCACGCTCGGGCTGATCGAAGTATTCGATCAATTCGGTGACGCCCGCGTCTCGCGGCATATCAGTTCTCCGGCTTGAGAGTGATGGTCTCTACGGATTCTCCGAGGCGGCGGGCGATGGCGTCAAAGGCGCGTTCATTGGCGGAAGAGTTGTTGTTCTGGTTGAAGATATTGTTGACAACCGAAACTCCGCCCTGACGCTGGATGAAGTTATAGATCTGGAGCGCCAACTGAATGGCGTCCTTGTTCCCTTCCTTCACCTGGGAATAAATCGACTTCATCGTCTCGGGAATGATGTGAGGGGCAAACAGCAGGAGCATCCGCTCCTGGTAATTGGGCAGGTTGTTTTTGTTGACTTTTTTACGCTGATAAAGCTTGGAGGAGGTAACTTCGGAAGGCAGCTTCTCCTTCTCAACAGAAGGGACTACAGCTAGAGCCGTAGGTTTCTTCTTGGCCATCAGGTGGCGATTTTATCGATCCTGTCTTTCATTGTAATCATTTTTCGGTGGAATTCGTCAATGAGTCTCTCCACTGGGGACATCCCTCGATTTTCTTTGAAAGCCTCTCCAGGGCCTCCGTCATCGATTCGATTACCGCCAAGGTAGATGTGAGGCTTTCTGCCATCTTCAGATTGTGTGCCTCCTTGGCGCGGTTTTCTCGGTATTGCACCCATATCGCTACTCCCATCAAACCGATGATCCCGATCTTTTCGAGCTTGTCGGGAACCAGATCTACCGATTGAGCCGCCACGAAAGGAAGCAGGAAAAGCAGGAGGTTCATTTGGCATCGTCCTTTATCCGTTTTGTTTTTATAGGGTAAAGGGCTAGTCCATACTCCGGCTGCGCATCTATACGCGCAGAGCATACCCCTCGCAAAAGAGAAGTCATGCTTTCATAGGCCCTCGTGGACAGTCTAATCGTACTATCGGTACTGACTCAAGAAAAATATACGATTGGAGCGGCTAGACTTCCGTGTGCGGAGAAGAGGAATCAAACCTCAACGAGCCAGTTCGTACCGGAGTGGAACTCCGGATCTCTTTCGGCCCCGCTCGGAACACCTCTCTCGCCCTCTGCCTGATTTTTACCATTAGGTCGTCAGGAGAAGGAAGCGGGTCTTCGAGCACCGATACGACTTCGTAGGCTATCCGGTCTATGGACATTGGCTCTGTTTTATAGGGGTCGCTAGGAGAAGGGGCCACTTGGCCGGATAGGCTATAGGTGATCTTGATGGTTCCCGAAACTACGTCTGAAACGATGTCTCTGTCAAGACTTAGCTCGGTGTTGGTGCCATCAGGGACCACAACGATCTTTCCTGGGGTGGCTCTCTGAAAAAGATCGATTGCGAATTTTACGCGATCCATGATTTCCTGTTGAGAAAAGAACTGAGGCTTGCTCGGCTCGGTTTGAGGACGGGTACTGTAGATGGTAATCGGCTGGCCAGAAGATGGGATCACGGCGGGTGAGTCTGGAATCGAGACAATTTCGGCACGTACAGGAGGTTTTTTGGGCGGCTCCATTTCGACAACCGGCCAATCGACCGGCTCTGCTTCTGGAGCGGGCGCATCGCCTTCAATGTCCATCAGCATCTCCAGCGCGTCGGCAATCCTTTCGGCTACTGCCGCTGTCGATTCTCCCTCCTTCGTGCGATCCAGAATCCGCTTGGTGACACGGATAAACTTCTCTCTTGTCATTCGCTGTACCTCAAATTCTTCCACACGTCCCGGTTCTTCTTTCTCTGAATCTCGGGATCGGAAGCCATCTCCTCAAACAGATCCGCCGCCTTGTTCGCTGCCTCCTCGGAGTACGGGATGTAGCCCTTGCTGTCTTCTGAAAACAGAGAGTTGTGCAGCAGCTTGATGGTCTCTTGGGTGGCCTTTAATTGCTCGGCCTGCATCTCGACGAGCTTGCGGAGATCCTGTGAGAACATCACCAGCTTTCCCATGTTCTGTCCGGAGTCGATCACCGCCTCGGTTTCCTTTTGGACAGCAGCGCACAGGCTCTCAAGATGTTTACGTAAATCAAGTAGAGCGCGAAGCGCCGCATAAACCACATAAACAATCGCCGCCAACGATACGGTAACGGCAATTGTTATCGCAACAATGGAAATCGTGCCCATATTGTCTTGTTGACACAAATCGAAGTTTTAAATAAAATCATCACAAATGCGCCCCAAGCTACCTGAAGACAGGAAAAGAGTCCTGGTGTTCGGTCGCGTAGATCCCAAAACGATGGAATTCATCCAGAGTTTGAACCATCGGAATTTTGGTCGCGCCTTCGACGCCATGGCTTCGGAACTCAAGCGTTTCAAATCCGACTCGGAGCCTTATGCTTCTGGCTCCGAAGGAACGATAGAAACATAAATGTAGCCTTCATCGATCAGGAAATTGACTCCGAAATTGAGGATCTGGCTGACTCGCTGATGAGTCTTCCCGATCTTGGCAGCGATCTCTTCCACTCCCATTCCGTCTTTGAAATAAAGCTCGCAAAGCGCGACCGAACGGCTGATCCGCTTTTTCTGCGCCTGACTTAAATATCTGGGAATACGAGGTTTTCCAGTTTTGAGAGCCAACGTTCCCGCTTTCATCCTGGTCTTAACATCCCTTGCGTTCAATAAGCGCAGAGCCATTAGCGGATCAGTTGAATGGTTTTGGACTGGGAAACGTCGATGGTGTAGTTGCGGGGGGATGGATTGAGCCATGGAGCCGTAAAGGCCGCAGTCACGGCTCCTTCTCCCGGCTCCAGCGTAACCACTCCCTTAAGGGAAATCGCCTCGAAGTTTTGCAGGATATTGGGTTTTGCCGCCAGCAGCCGGTTGCTCAGATAGGGAGCATTCGATGAAAACAGAGCCATACCGGCCAGTGCCTGATCCGGCATGGCCACGATGCCTCCAGTCCCGAGTACGCTGCTGATCAGAACGAGATCCGATACGACTCGCGCCGCGATGGACCAGGGGCTTTTCTTCTCGGCGTCCTGAATCAAAATGCTGGCCATCTCATGGCTATAAGGTTTTAATTCGGACATATTTCTCAGGATGGCCCCCTCGCCAATGCCAACCGCGTTGGGAGTCTTGTTGTTCAAGGTGATAGTCCACAACTGAATGACCTTTACCGCCCGCCGTCCAAACATGCGCTTAACGGCGTCCCTGGACACCGGAGAAGCGGTCATCTCTACTTGACTATAAAGGCAAGATGAGCAGAATAGAGCCGCTATCACCTTCCACATTGCGGAATCGTCCCCGCTCTAGGAATCTCGTTTGGAATCTGGTACATCATGCGGCCTTCTTCATCCACTACTCTACAAGCTATCTTCCTCTCCTTGAAATAGAGGCCAACGGCAGCGCTGGAGGCCGTTGAGAACTCTGCAAATTCTCCATGATCGTACCAGTAAGCCCTGTATGGACAACGATATTGAACCGTAAACACCGCTTGCACTCGCGGCCAAAACGACGTAGAATACAGTTGACACACACCTTTCGGTTCTGTGTTGCTCCTTTCGTTTCTGGGCGGATGTCAATCCGCCCTCTTTTATTTCCTGAAGACCGAGATTCGCTTTCTGTACTCTTCTGTCAATCTCTCAAGATCCCTTCTCGCACTGCCGCTCAAATGGATGTCGAGCAACGCCCCAACGGTGAACATGAGAGCAGCCGCAGCCGCCACCTGATCAATGGATACGATCATTTCATTCATCCTTTCCTTCCAGGTGGCAGAACCGGCACTTTCTCCTCATAGACGGCCACCTCGTCATCGCACCCCACTAGCTCCATCTCGACCACGGGAGGTTTCACGGGAAACATCGGCAATTCAAAACAGGCGTTAAACCCGCTATCTAAGCGTGCATTTTCCCATTCGAGTAGTGTAGGCGGAGGCGGATTCGCCACCACCGCCAATCGCATTCTCCCATCCTGTTTATACAACAGAGCCGTCATGTCCAAATCTGGATGTTACCTGCGGAACCCCGGTTCGTCCCAGCGTTCGATTATGAACAGTTCACCGGCGCTGGCCATGCTTTTGGTGCTAACCGCTAGGAAGGGGTCTGGCCTTTTATCCTCATAGTCGGTGATGAAAAAGACCGCCTCTTCCATCCGGTGCGAGATCTTGGCGATGGTCTCAAGCACCGGCATCGGAATCCTGTGCCGGTAGGTCCCCACTCCAAGGCGCTGCATCCTAGTCCCGAGATCGAATAAAGATGGCACGAGATCCTTACTCCGCACCGGAAACCATTTCCAGGTCTTCCCCTGGGGGGTCTTGTGATCCATCCATTTGTTTACTTTTTCGGGATCGTAGATAGGGATGCCCTCATCTTCGAGAATCCGCAGGAGCCTTTCGCGGTCTACCGCTGCCGAAGAGATCCCCAATTCCTGTGCCAGCCCCAGATACTCCTCATCGGCCTCAGCCCGTGGAGCCGCCACAGCCACGGGAGTTTCAGGAAAAACTGCATGATCTCGCTGCGGGCTGTGCTGAAAAGCCTCCGGTTGCCATTGAAAAAAGGGATCGGAGCTTGTTCCGTTGGTGGTGACCGTATCGGTGGTGACCGTACGGAATATGAAAGGAGAGTCGGGGCCTGTCCAGGCTTGGTCCTCGTAACGCCCCACGAGACCTTCTCTGGCCATCGCCTCCTGCTTCATCCTGGATTCCTTGGCAAATTCTGATTCGATGAAGCGCTTGCCCTTCATCCTCCTAACTAACTCGTTATTTTCGTTTGTTTCCTCGAATTTTGCTGCTTCGAGTCCTTTGGTTATCATTCCGATTTCTCCTTTCAGAAAACCTTCTTTGGCCAGCGCCTCCTGCCTCATGATGGCCAACCCGTCGTCGGTTATCATTCCGTTTTCTCCTTTCAGTTCTTCAAGAACCAGTACGGACCTGTTATGCCGCCAATTTTTCGATATACCTTCAAGGTCACTGGATCGGTGAAATTTTTGCCAGTGGGCCAGTTGTCCGTAGCGGACGGGTGAAAAGACCTGCCCGTAGGATCTGAACTGATGGGGCTTCCGATGGGATGCGGGTCATACTCCGGGATCGGAAATGGAGGCGAAGGGACCGGCGACAGCTTGAATTGACGCCCCAAGATCCCGGCCAGCTTCTCCGGATCTCCATCCACGGAAGCCTGATAGTAGTCTCCAGCCGTCACCGGCATGGACATATCGTTGATCACGATGGTCCAGATCATCACGTAGCTGTTCCCGTTCTTCACATCTCGGAACGGAAACCCAATCACGGTGCTATAGAACTGTGGCGCAAGGCCATATCGCTCCCGGAACGCTTCCGTCAGATCTTCTCGGAACCATTCGTCTAATTCCATGTACACGTCTATGCTGTACGGATCAATTTTAGGCATGGTCCTCTTCCTTGCAAATTATAGCAAACGAAGGTGGATTCTCTTCTGCTTCCTTTATCACTGCCATGGCTACCTGCTGCCATCCAAACCGCTCGGACGGCCACAACTGCTCCCAAGTCCTGGTACGTCTCCGGCCCGGTGCCTTTCCGCTGGCCACCCAGGTCTCAAACGCACGCTTCGCTAGTCTTTCAGCGTATATCATTGATATGATTACAGCGATAGAACCCGCCGCCCGACTGACGTTGGCTCTCGTCGTCTACCATACGGAGGAGGGATGGTAGCAGAGTCCAGGCGGCGGGATCTCTCGCACCTCCTTTCGCCAGCACTTGGCCACATATTAAAACGCCGCTCGGCGTTTTGCAAGCAAAATCCGTTGCAATATTATTGACTACAAATGTCAACACGCTTAATATTCTGGCATGAAGTTCTCCCTAGACGTATTGCTTAAATGGCTGCACGCCGCTTCCGCTCTGGCCATCATCGCCTTCATGGTGGCCGCAACCGCAGTCCTGCTTCAAATCAATGCCCGGATCGATCATTCCGCACAGTCACTTGATCAGGTTTCAGCTAATCTCAACAGCTACATCGATCCCAAAAATCCACGCGGATTCTCTGGCGTGCTGGCCAACACCAATGCCGTCCTGGTGCAACTTGGCCTGAGCGCCGATGAATGGCGGAGAGCTTCCCTAAACCAAAGAGAATACTGGGACAAGTCAGCAAAGGACGCGGCGGCGGCGGTAGCCAAAGCCAACGTCGTGTTGACAGACCTGCACGATACCATGCTCTCAACCCGCTCCCTGATCGAGCATTCCGACCACAATATCAACAGTGAATTGTTGCCAAAACTCTCAGCAGTACTGGAGCAATCCGGACGCAACCTACAAGTCCTGACCGATCAAACCAACCAAAACATGAAAGTGCTTCAATCGATCCTAGAGCATTCCGATCAACTAGCTAGAGATGAAAACGTCAAGAAGATGGTAGCGGAACTCGCTGGCAGCACCGAGGAATTGCATAAGGGGACAGCAGAAGTAGCTGAAACCATGGGGTATATCCGGGATATGTTCAAGCCCACCAAGGCCAGCTTCTGGCACAACCTAACCAGTCAAGCTATCCCTACCGCGTTACGAGTCCTGATTCCTGGGGCCACTCGCGTCACCAACACCCCGACCGTGAAAACCGTCCAATGATCAAGCTATTTTTGGACGATACCCGCGATCCCTGGGAGCATGGCCGGTGCGGCTGGACTTGGGTGAAAACCGTTGAAGAGGCGATCAAGCTGTTGCAATCGGGAGAAGTCTGGTGCGCTTCACTTGATCACGACCTGACGCCGATGGCCTCGATGGGCTTCTGGGAGGATCAGAAGACGGGCCTTGATGTCCTGATCTGGATGTGGAAAAACCAATCTTGGCCGGAAGGAGGAGTACAGATTCATTCCCAGAACCCCCTTGGATCGGCCAGAATGCTAGGATTCCTGCGAACCCATTCACCCTACTGGCGCGAGCGGAATTCGATGACTAAATCCATCCCCAATACACTTGCGAAGCGTTCCAGTTGAAGCGCATTGGGATGCGTCCTTCCGGTTTCCCACGAGGAGACCGTCACCTGGGATATCTCCATCCTGTTGGCCAGATCCCCTTGCCGCAAACCCGCCATCATACGGGCAATGCGCATCTTGCTGCCGATGCTGCCTGCTGGCGCTGGTTTTCCAGAGCGCGGCTTGTCGAGACCGTTAGATCCACTTCCATCTGTCATATACCCTCTTACCAACTGTAGCATAAAATTTTTTGCGCTCAACATAAGATTTTTGTTGACAGGAAGCATCCTAAGGCTGTACCCTTGAGAAGCGATAGAGAAGTGAGCCTGAGCCCGATCCCCGGCTGCGGTGATTCTGCCGAATCACGGAAGATTTGATCGGCAGCCGGGGATAAAAAGTTTCCCGGCTACTAGTGAAGATACATGTAGCTCAACGGTAGAGCATCTGACTTATAATCAGAAATTTCCGGTTCGAATCCGGACACCCATTTCGGTGGGACTTCTTCACTGACTTGCCGGGATTGGAGGTTTCCGGATACTGGAGTGCCTACATGTATCCCGGTTCAAATCCGGGTATCCCCCACGGGAGATATCGCCTAACGGTATGGCAACTACGGCACGACGACTTTCCGGAATCAAGACCGGCGAATACTGGAGCCGAGTACATGCTTATCCTTTTGAGCAAACCAACTCAACTCCGACTTTTCGCCGTTAAGTTTGGCGCTACTGAACCGGATACACGCTGGCAAAGTAGCCCGTAAGGGTTGCGATTCGGTTCGAATCCGAAAGGCCCCCCAAGAAAAATCTCACGGGGGCCTTGGACGCCGGTTCGACTTGCGCCATTGAAGTTGCGGCTACTCCGGTAGCTTACATGTCACCATCTTTCAATTGGTCCGACAGCCAATTGCATCCGGGACTTGCCGCACTAAAAGGAGCGACAGTGAAGAAAGAAACCGGGGTCCAAAAGACCCAAATCATCGCCGAACTCTCGCGGTCGGCGCATGGAAAGCTGGCCGAATATGTGCCCATGGGACAGATTGCGGCCAAACAGGAGCCGGAATTCCTGGCGCACCTAATTGCCTGGAACCGCAAGAAAGGACAGATCCGGGACTCCAAGGTGGCCCTTCCGGTGGTATCTCTCGCCACGCGAGAGTTCCCGCAAGAATTCGTCGAGAATTCCCTCGCGCATCTCTCGCTGCTAGATCCGCGCAATCTGGTACGGGCGCTGCGTTTTGCCAAGGAGATCAAACTGCCGGGGCGGGCGAAACTTCTGGATCGGGTGATCGGAAACTACCTAAAGACGCTCGAATCGAACTGGGCGCGTTGGGAAAGGACCGCCGTACAGCATCGCAAGAAGCTAAAGGAACTGTACGCCCTGACCCACGCCAAGCCTTCCGCCATGGCGGATCTCATTCTATTCAAGGGAGATAAGCCTAAAGGGACGGTATTTGAAGCCATCGCCAACCTCAAGAATATGTCGGTCCAGGAAGCCGCCTCCGAGATCATGGATCGCAAGATCCCCTTTCTGGTCGCCACGGGAGCCTTGGGCGAAAAACGGAAAGATCCCGACCTCGTGTTGGCGCTCATCAACCGTATGACGCCCACAGAATTGGTGACCAACACCAAGCTGCTGGAGCGCCTAGGAGTGAAATCCAACGCGGCGCTGCGGGCAGCCTACGAATCGGCGCTGGAGAAGGCATCGAAAAGCAAGAAAGTCACCTTCAAAACCACGCGGGCGGCAGAAGCCATCGGCGATGAGGTTCTGAGCAAGAAGCTGGATAGCCTTCAGGAGCGGCAGATTAAGACCCTTGGCGGCATCGAAGGCAACTGGCTAGTGCTCGGCGATAAGTCCGGTTCCATGAGTGTGGCCATCGAAGCATCTCGCATGATCGCATCCACCCTGGCCAAGTTGGTCCAGGGAGAGGTGCATTTGGTATTCTTCGATGTTTATCCGCGCTACATAGAGGTTACGGGCAAGACTTACAGTGAACTTAGCGCCTCGACTAAGCACGTCAGGGCTTGCGGCGGAACTTCCATCGGCTGCGGCTTGCAGTATGCAATCGATAATGGTCTTGAAATCAACGGTATAGCTGTAATTTCGGACGGCGGAGAGAACAATCCTCCGTACTTCTACAACGTTTACAAGAAGTATGCTGAAAACACAGGCGTTGAGCCCACGGTTTACCTGTACCGACTGAGCGGTGATTCGGAGGATGTTTTCTCCGAAACGCTCGTGCGGGCCGGGATCGATTGCCAGAAGTTTGATCTGAGCGGCAGCAACGTAGACTACTACTCGCTGCCCAATCTGATCAAGACCATGCGAACATCGCGTTACTCGCTGATCGACGAGATCATGGAGACGCCGCTACTGGAGTTGAAAGATGTCTTCGCCCAGAAGAAAGAGGAGGTTGAACATGCTGGAATTGGATGAGCTAAAGAACCTGGACCTGATTCGCTTGTCGCTCGAAGAGGTGGTTTATCTTTATGGCACAGCTACCTCCTTGAAGCGGTGCTACATGGAGCTTTCTACCGATGCCCCGGTGTGGCTCGATGAACGGATCTCTGAATTGAAGCGTGAGGTTCGCACCCGCAAGACCGACGTTATGGCCAAGCGGTTGCGTGAGGCCAAGATCCGGCTAGAGTCTCTGAAGACCGCCGAGGAGAAGCGGGAAGCTCTCCGGAAAGAAATTGCGGAGTTGGAGGCTGCCATTCCGGCAGAATGAAAGCCCACGGTTCCGGGTAGTGTCCTAATGTTGCATTGATCCTTGGTGGCGGTCGGGAGAGGGAAATTTCGCACTGTCCTTACGGCTTGTACATGCTCGGGTCGCCGAAATTAAGACCGGGTTCAGCAGCCTTGACGGATCTTCCGATCTTCCTCTTCACAATATCCAGCCAGTCGGCGAGATCCTGAAAGCTCTCAGCACTGAGCGCGGCTGGCCATTGAATGGTTACGGTCCCCTCGGCTAGTGAGAATATATCCTGACGGATGCGGGCCTGTATGAACTGCTCGGCCGCCTTCTTAGAGAGCGCCTCTACAGCGACTTGGCCGGAAACTCCGACCGCACCTGTCGGCAGGCGAACGGGGCCATGCGATGTTTGTCCAAGGACAGCTTCAGAAGTATCCATTTCGGCGTCCCCTTCTTCCCCCAATTCCAATCCTAACACATATTTGAAGACTCTTTAATCTGATTTCTGTTGACGGAATCTTGTAATTTCTCTTATTATAGAAATGCGTCTGAGATGAGTCGCCTAGCGTCTCGATTTGGGGTTTAGGCCCCAAAAGCTCAGGCGCTTTTTTGCATCGTGTCGAACTAGGACACTACCCGTCTCCGACTTGCATCCCGAGTATATGCGATAACGGGAAGTATCGGACTATCCCTGATCTTTCAGTGAGATATGCCACACCGTTCAAGATGAAGAAGTTGGGCTGAGGACTCGACGGATCGTAGTCGTAGTAATAGGATTCCCTGTGTATCTTTGAGTCTATCAGAAACGAGATGGTCAACAGTTTGGTCTTCATAATGTGAGGAACTCCTTCCAGGCCATAACCCCGTGGAGATTATGGTCTTCAAGCGCAGCCAACCCATCTGCTGGGGCGTGAATATCGCCCAATAGGCACCGGCCCGTTCTGGCTATTTCTCCAACGTCATCCATACACGCCTTCCAGTGTTCTGGCACCCAATCCACCGCATCGCTGACAACGCTCGGTATCCCCTCTGCTACGCCATCGGCGGTCACCATATTAAAGGACTCGGAATGGCTCGGTTGCAGGAGCAGGTTCATGTGCCGCACGGTCACCCGGAACTCCGGCCAAGTCTGCCAGTTCTGGATTACAAGCTTGGCGTGCGGCAGATCCCGGTACATCGCCTGCATGGAGTTTAGAATCCCCTGAGATCCCTCGCTTCTGCCGCCCGAGATCCAGAATTCGAGCGAGACGTGCATATCAGCAGCCATCTCCAAAGCGGAAGCCGCCGCGCTGATGCAGTTCTTGAGCGGTCTGGCAGCGCCGAAACATCCGACCCTCAATACACCACCACTGAACAGCGGGCGGTTGATGCGGACTTTCTGAAGGTGATAGAGATTCGGCAGATAGCTGCACGGCTGCTCGTAGGTATCCTCGATCCACCGCTGGAACTTCCTGCTGTTGCCAGCAATGTGAAAGTTCCAGGTTCCCAACTCCAGCTTCAGCCCTTCGCGCAGCAATTCCATCCCCCTCGGATCGGCAAAGAGGAAACCGACATTCGAGTGGCAGTTGACCGCGAATATGTGGTCAGGATAAGTGCGTGTGATGTTGATCCAGTCGGCGATGGGTATCCACGGAGCGGAAACGACGACATGGGTGACATCCTTGTCGGTGCGTAAGTGTTGCAGCAAATCGGCAGGTGAGACTATCGGCCAGACGATTACATTAATTCCCTGATCTCTCAATACCTTACAGATATTCAGGGCGCTCACGCCCAGGCCGATGTGGGAGATTCCGGCATGAGCGGCGAAATTCTTATAGGCGATGGCCAGTTTGATGGGTAACTTCTGGGGCTTCATTTGTTCTCTCTGGACGCGGATTTACCATGTACCAAACGCAACTCGTTTCCAGTGTCCACTCGCTACACATACGTAGAGGTATTGGGCATCAGCCGTCCACTGCCCGAGTGCGCACTGGCTATATTCGGTTCCCGGAGCGGGACCGGGGTTCAGGGGATAATCGATGGCGACATGGGTGGTCCCATTAGCGTCCACCCACATTTTTGTGCCCTTGTCGGCGGTAATCGCTCCCACTCCGGCGTTCTGCAATCCCATGGGAGAACACGCCCAACGCCCGATGGTGCCATCGAAGAAGTAGCCCTGCCCACTGGGACATTTTTGCAGATAGGCGATGCCGGTGGGGGTGACGGCCAAGGGCGACGAGAAGACCAGCGCCAACCCTATCTTCGACTCCAGGGCCGTCACGCGGCCCTGGAGGGTGATGTTCTGCGCCAACAGTAAGGCTATCCTAGATTGAAGATCTTTAATGATATCGGTTGCCTTCAGTTCCGCCATGGATAGGGCCGCAACCCCATTGACGGTATCGTATACAATTACGTACTGGCTTTTCTCTTGAGCTAGTAACCCCATTCCAATCACCAACATCAATGAAAATGTACGGATTAGTACTGAGCATCGGAGGCCGATACCGGCTTGGAAAGCACGCACCCTACGGGGCTTCATTTGAAATCAAGGATAACAAGGATAATACACGTTTACCAGCTATTAAATTGACCGTTCTTCCAATAAAGTTTACAATTTCGGATTAGTATAGTTCGGCGCAGGAGGACGGCTGATGGTCGGAGCTAAGGGTAGTGCGCTGAATTCGAAAGTTAGGAACTTCCTTCGATTGAACGGCATAATATCCTCACAGTTTCAGAAACGTATGGTTTCCGATCTTCATGGTCACCTTGGACGAGTCAAGCCAATTCGGCCTGCCTGCGTTCGGGTTCAGATAATGATTGGCCCCATGGGTGAGATCATCCGAGGCCAGACTCAAATGCTTAGATTTCATCCAGGCTACACAGGAAGACTTCCAACTCTCATCGCCAGTGGCAGTAGGGAAAAGGACCGAATTGGGATCTCCCAAATTGAAGCAGGAGAACTGCTTGGCCTGCAAACAGACATTGGATGCGGAATCCGGCCAGCGGGGATCTTTCATGCGGTTCCGGATTACCATGGCAACTGCAAGCCTACCATCCGGTGGCTCTCCACGCGCTTCGCGCCAGACAGTCAGAGCAGCGATGAAATCATCGTATAAATCCATAAAACCAATAGATGGTGGCCCTGGAGGAGCCATGGCCACCAGTACAATCTGTTTGAGAATTTCATCTCCGGTCCTGGAAAGCCAATCCTCGAAGCTTTGCTTGATCGAGTCCTTGACTAACTCTGTTAGATTTACGTGATGCTCTAAAATCCAGGAAGTCCAAGCGTCGGACACTCCCAGCCGTATGCCTAGGACATTCGGAGCATTTTCACTATCTTTTTTGGCCATTGCTTACCTTCCAAGAGTTGATTCACCAGAGCATCCAGTTACATCCGAGGAGCGGATTACGCTCCTAGCGCTCCGCACATTTGAATACCATCTTTGTCCTTGGCTCGCTCACGCCTCACGAAACATTCCTTGGCAGTGGCTCGCTCACTTCAGATGAAACATTCGTTCATTTTGGCTCGCTCCCAATTTCTGAAACCTTCTCTTCCAATGGCTCGCTCATCTACAATGGAACGTTAAGCGCTGCTGGCTCGCTCGCTTCTCATGAAACATTCTCGACTTTTGGCTCGCTCCCACCTGATGAAACCATCTGCCACTTTGGCTCGCTCATCTATCTTGAAGCATTCTGTGCCAATGGCTCGCTCAATTCCAGTGAAACCTTCACTCTTATTGACTAACTCATGCTCGCTGAAACCTTACCGCTCCATGGTTCGCTCACTACTGCTGAAACATTCTCTACCAATGGCTCGCTCACGCATCATGAAACATACATGCTCAATGGCTCGCTCTATCTACATGAAACAGTCATTTTGTACGGCTCACTCACTCGCAATGAAACATTCCGCTGAAATGGCTCGCTCACGCTTTATGAAACATTCTTCAGGCATGGCTCGCTCACATCTGTTGAAACATTCCATCGACATGGCTCGCTCGCTTCTCATGAAACATTCCCGATCAATGGCTCGCTCACAGCATGTGAAACATTCCCCGTCAATGACTCGCTAACATCTATCGAAACCTTCCCCGTCATTGGCTCGTTCTATAATCATGAAACATTAGACTCTCTTGACTCGCTCGCGTGGCGTGAAACTTTCACGTGAAATGGCTCGCTCACAGGTCATGAAACATTCTTTTGGAATGGCTCGCTCTGAACTCGTGAAACATTCACATCCAATGGCTCGCCCTTGCAGTTTGAAACATTCCTCCGGCTTGGCTCGCTCCTGCATATGAAACATTCAGATCCTATGGCTCGCTCGCTTTTCGTGAAACATTCTTTCTTCTTGGTTCGCTCCTGCAACTTGAAACATTCGGCTTCACTGGCTCGCTTCCCCCGTATGAAACATTCAGATCCTATGGCTCGCTCCGAATATCTGAAACATTCACTCGCCTTGGCTCGCTCTCGTGGCTTGAAACATTCCTGAGTCTTGGCTCGCTCACTTTTGCAGAACATTCTCGCTCCGTAGCTCGCTCACATCGCAATGAAACATTCCCCAGCACTGGCTCGCTCTGCCATCATGAAACATTCACGATCAATGGCTCGTTCGCACCACGTGAAACATTTCCGATCTCTGGCTCGCTCGCTTATCGTGAAACATTCACGCGAAATGGCTCGCTCAGATCTGTCGAAACATTCCCCAATACTGGCTCGCTCACTCGGCATGAAATATTCTCATTCGATGGCTCGCTCAACTTTTTTGGAACATTCCCCGAACGTGGCTCGCTCCATATCTATCGAAACATTCTCATACCTTACCTAAATACCGAATCACGAAATACAGCCATCCCGGCATACCCAACATGAAGATAGCCGCTAAAATCATGAGCAGGAAGTCCTTGACTCGCAGTTCGCCATAGCGGCTAGCCTGCCTTCCAACGCTATCTATCAAAAAGTAGAGCATGACCGGAATGCTCCAGCAGATCATGGTAACGATAATTACTAGAGTCGTGGATGAGCCCATATGTCTGACTTTCAGGAAACATTTTTAAGTCCCGAATGTTCCATTTTCTCCATGATTGTGTCCACGATCAGGCGAACCGATTTTGGATCAAGAGAAAAGTGTTCCTTTGATTGATACGTTGTCAGGTAGAGATCGTCCTCCTTGATCTCGACTCCGAAGCATCGCAGCACTTCAAGATCACGAGGCGATGGCGCAAGGCTATAACTACTGCCAGCGGGATCGTATTCGTACTCGACGACTTGCGCCGCAACGCGGTAGCGAGAAATCAGGATCGTCAATGCTTCCCGGATATCCATTACAAACAGAGCAAATTTAGGAGATGGTGCAACTGTTCCCCTACTCCAGCGCAACCGTCTTCTTCAACCGCTTGATCTCTTTGAACTCATAGACCGCGACCGCATCGCCATCCTGGTATACCGTCTCTTCGCTAAACCTGTCGATGGACGGAAGGGCGTCGAAGAGTGGACCATGATAGTTATCATACATGCGATAGATATACATTATCTTAGGGAACATAGATGCCTTGGAGCTTCCTTTTGTCATTTTTCTCCCCTCGCTCCATGTCCAGATCTGGACACAGATTTATGAATCACCATAGTTGATTGTTCCATCCGGATTGATATCGATGATGGCCTCGACTCCAGCAGTATGCCATTCAAGCTGGATTCCGCCATCAGCCGTTGGCACCGAAGTCGCGGTCGTGCCCATAATGGCTTCGGCCATCCGCAGCGCCGCCTCCGTGATGGGTTTGGCGCGATAGGAATCCCACCCCGGCTTTAGCTCACGAAGCTGTTGGATTTGTTTGGCGATTGCCGATTGGCTGGAACGACCCACAAGCTCGTAGATCACCTCATTCGCATAGTGATCCTGGACGGCCAACTGGGCTGCCTGCAAACTGAGGAACTGGCCGAAAGCTATATTTCCGCAGGAAGCAAAGTGTATCCCATCGGTTCCCGAGAACACTTCCCCCACGATCCGCTCAGTGCTCATGTCGCAATATCTCAGGATGGTTCCGCTGGTGGAAGATTTTATCCATTCCATCTTTGGCATGGGCCTACCTCTCTCAGGCGGCTGGCGGCAGGTTGGAGGGCGCTCCCGAGGCATCGACTACAAGCTTGACCCCGAGGGCGAGACAGTACCTCATGATGGTGTCCAGACGCGGGACGCCCTGCCCGCCGTAGCGGCCAGTTTCGAATCTGGCAAGTGAAGGCTGTTCGATCCCCATGGCGGAGGCAAGCTCTCCCTGGGGGATCTTCAGCAGATCGCGGCGCATGTAGACCAGCTTTGAAATCAGTTCGATGGCTTCCAGGCGGGCCTGCTCCGAGAGCAGGATACGCCTGTTGAAGCGTTCCCTGCGCTTCTGCTCTTGCTCCGGCCCATCTCCTGTTTGCGTCTCTATTGCCATAGCCTATACTGTACACCTAGCACCGATAGGGACGCAAGAGGAAAATATAGCCAGCAGGCTATAAAATGCTGGTTTTGGCCACTGGCCAGCCGTACTCCTGGGGTGGAAAGGCTTGCATAAAATACAAAGAAAATGTCATAGGAGCGGGTGTTTTGCCGGGATTTTGGCTGCCTCGGGACCGTGGGGCTGTGCTAAAAGGCTTGCAAGGCTATAAGGAAGTGCGGCAGGGAGGACGTATCCTTATTATAGGGGGGTTGCCGGGAGGGGGTCTGGAGTGTGTTTGGTGCGCCGGTATATATTTTGGGTGATATACTAGGCCGATGTCTGCCCAGACAATGGCTACGGAGGTCGGCGATGTGGTGCGGAACGTGGGTTCGGACGGGCTGTGAGCGCGAGATCACCTGCGAGGGCTGTTATTGTTGCGCGGAGCATTGCCAGTGCCTGGAAACGCAAGGAGATGAAGCCATGAAGAAGGGTAAACACATCGTCCACGGCGATCCATCATCGACCGCCCTTTGCCAGCGTTGCGGTGGAAGCCTGGGGGGTAAAGACACCTTCGATGGGTGTCATCGCTATTTCCCGGACTGTATGGAGACGATCCAAGCGCAGTTTGCCGAATTTGCCACGACTGGCCGGGTCCCTGTTTGGTACATAGGACCAGACCCCTGCGAGAGCATCCGGGAAAGGGTCCTTCGGTTAGGGTACAAGGAAAGATCTAGATCGAAGAAGGATTCCTCCCTCGACCGCGAAACCATTCCCTGAAGATCGGTATGATCGTCGAGATAAGCGGTGAGGCCGGAAGGGAAAACCAAGGTAGCCGATGCAACGTGGAGGCACACCCATTGACGGAGAAGGTAGTAGGCGGCATGAACATCACATGGCCGGTGGATGGGCGGTGGCCCGGCATAAGTGCTGTTTTTGCGGATATATACAGGTGACCGTCTACCCGGCCAAGTGGCGCTCGGTCGAGTGCGCCCGCTGTGGCCGTATGACCGCCGTGCGGGCAGTGAGAAGGCAAACCAGGAGAAAATTCTAGTGCGGAATCCTTCATAGGCATAACCACAGGGAGCCAGACCTCCCTCCCATAGCTCCCTTATCCTTATATACATACCTTCCCTTCCCTCTTTCCTCTCTCCTCCCCAGCACAAAGCGAAGATCATAGGCGCATCCTAAATCTGGATGGAAAGATTTGGAAAGTTGTTTGATGGGATGTTTCAATTTTGCAGTTTTAAGTTGTTTTGAATTTTTGTTGATTTAAGTTGTTTGATGTTTTTATGGATTTTTATGGATTTTTATGGAGGGCGCGAGGAACTAAACAGTTCTATAAGCGCCCGCCGCTTGCGAGGCCCCTCCCCTGGGCCACTTTTGCCGCGATAAACAATCGGAACGGGAACCTCCGTTCTACTGTCACGGTAACTGAGATTGCCATTACGGTTTCACTGTAAATTGCGTTCTATCTTGCAATCAAGTATCCAGAACTATTTCTCATTCAGAATCAACAAGTTACGAGAAAACGCTTGACAATCGATTGCATTTCGGCGAAGTTTGGGGGGCCGAAAAAATTCGGCAGGAGATTGAACCATGACGTTAGCAGAGTTAGTGAAAGCTACGGGAATGCCCCGTGAGCAAGTGCTCAGCGTCTACAAAGACCTGGGCTCCTTGAAAGACACCGCAGAGTATTTCGGGATCACCGTGCTTGGTGGTCCCATGGCAGAACCCAAAGCGGCCAAAGCCGCCCCGAAACCGGCCAAAGTGGCTCCCAAAGCTGCCATCTCTCCAGTCGAGGCTTTCGTCCTGAAAGCCATCCCTTATCTGGCTGCTGCCAATGGCAGCAAGTCGAGGGGGGTTCATACCAGGATATCCGGGTTGAACTCCATGATAAGGCATCAATTCGGCATCGACCCAGTGGCCTTGCAAAAGGCGATGGTAGCCAAGGGTCTCGTAGAGGGCCATCCAGCCAAGATGGGGTACATGCTGTACCTCAGAGGGCAGATGCCCACACAACGGAGCGAGAAGGATCTCACCAGTCTCGCAGCGGAGATCCTCAAGAGCGGTGTATAACGGCAACCTACTGAAGCCGTGGGACTTAACGGTTCCACGGCTTTTTTCATGTCCACAGATCTAGAAGGAGAAGGAGGGTTACATGGAAAGCCCTAGAAGAGTTATTGTCAGCCGCCACGCGGCTGCCATAGCTTTTATCCGGAACCGTGCTCCGGAGTTTGCGGACGCCGAGGTAATCGCGTCCGCCGCCCCCATTGATGTGATGGGGGCTATTGTAGCGGGAAATATCCCGCTACACTTAGCGGCGTTGGCCGAAGAAGTCATCGCCGTTGAATTCGACGGCCCGCCCCCACGCGGGGCCGAGTACGGACTCCCCGAGATGGAAGCGGCTGGAGCCCGCCTTGCCCGATATCGGGTCGAGTCGCTCGACGAGGACCCCAATTGCCCCTCTTGTCAAGGGGAGGGGTACATTGTTGACTACGAAAACGGTGACCACCTCTGCGGCATCTGCGGCGGTACTGGCCGCACAGAGGCCGCAAAATCTTGATGTTGTTTCATGGGCTATCAGCCCGAAAGGAGAAAAAACATGCCACACATTATGGCCTACCATAAGCCATTGTTAGCCGAAATCTGCTGTGCTGCGGCAACTGAACTCTGCCGCACGGAGCAAGGGGATTTCGATCCAACCGCTTATGAATATGGGACGGAACCGTCCCGCTTCATGGCGGTAGCCATTCACGTCGCTCGCTCACTGGGGGGCGTCGTGACGTTCATCCAGCCAGACGGCCCTCAGCCGTCGTATGTCACTCCGGAGCCAGTCCACTTTGCAGACGGGTCCTACGTCTGCATCTCCTACGACTCCGCTATCGCCTTCCCCCCAAAAGGGAACTTCTACGCCATCCGCCATTACTACAGCAAAGACCTAGAGACCGAATTCCAAATCCGCCGCTATTTCACCGCCCACACCACCGAGCAAGCCATCCTCGCCTTTGCGGGAATGGAAGAATGCTGGATTCAACTCCGGCACGCCGAGGACGATTCTATCGTCTGCAACCGGGACTCCGAATTCTACGTTGCCGTACTCCACGGTAACGTAGAAAACCTCTACGGAGCGGCCAAGCTGGCCGCGATCCGGGAACCTCATAAACCCGAAGGTCCCAATGGCTAATCCCCTCTCCGCGCAAGATCTTCGGAATTCAATCTCCGCCGTCTACGGAGACACCGTAGACGGCAAAAGTTTTACTGACGCCGAAGCAGCTTTGCTCTGCGAGCAGGAGCGGCGTGTGCGCCCGAACACGGCTTCGGGATGGCACAAAGTTTGGCGAAATATGGTTTGCTGGACGGTCATAAACTGCCGTCCAGAAACCCCCGATGAGGTTGCACTTCACCGGGAAGCGCTTGCTAGTCAATAGATTGAAGGATATACAGCTATGGAAGATTACATTGAAATCGGGGCAGTGCCAGCCGAAGAGCAATGCCAGCAGGCAGGCACTCCACACTATGACCCGCTGAAAGCCCGCGCTGAATGCCGTCAGTTCATCGTTGCCATTCGGCGCGAGATAGGGCCGGAACCGCATGGAGCGGAACTCCGTATCCGCTCCAATTCGCACGACTTTGGGACCTACTATGAGGTCGCCTGTTACTACGATACGACCTTCCCCGAAGCCGTAGATTATGCCCTTCGCTGTGAATCGGAATCTCCCGTCAACTGGAACGCTTCCGACAGACGGCATCTCCGCGAAATAGGCGTCATTTACAATGACAAGTGATTGAAACTAAAGAGGATAACATGACAGGAACCGAAAGGGCAATAGCCTATATTGCCGCTACTTTCATCATGCTGCGGACAGCGTTTCTCGAACGTCGCAAGGCTGTCCGTAGCCCCACTGTCTACCGATGGGATGACGGGCTGGAACACTTCGACAGCCTATTTCCAGAGCAGCAAGATCCCGCCACCCGCCATGTTCGCAAACTTTACGCCGAGGGCGGTTTAGCCGCTCTCCGCGAGATTACAACCCCGCCCAAACCTATCAAAGCAAAGGAGTAAACCATGTTGAAATTTAAGGCTAACGAAGCTAGGGAGTTGGCCCAACGCATCATTCGGGAAGCTGGCCGTGCCGTTCAATCCGGACGAACTGAGATGACCCCCATCGAAACTGAAATGTTCGAGGTTTTCAGAACCTGCCCCGACACTGAACGACTGATTCTAGGGACAGTTCTCATGGGAATCGACAAATCTGAGTTTGGAGGACCCCAGAATGCCGTCAAAGGGCTTTTGGTCACTGTGTTTTCCCAATTCAATGAATGGCTTGCGGAGCATCCCGACAACCAAGTCGATCAAGCGCCCAAAACCATAGCCTCTTCTCTCCCCACGCCGGAAGCCTTCGAAACGGCGGTGGTTCACTTTGAAATCGCCATCAACGATGTGCTCCATGGCAGGCCGAAGGACGTCAAGCTCCTCCTCGCTCATCTCGAATCCCTCAGCGCTATTGCCAAACAAGCCATAGCCGAAACTCACAGTGAACAGCCAAAAGAGATCTAGCGCCATGACCCAAAATCCATTTCCGCTTCCCATCTCCGACCTGGGGCTCCTCGCCATTGGAGCCCTCATCGCTCTAGCGCTATGGGGTCTGCTTTCGCTCCTCATAGCCCATATTCAGATCCGCCGAGGACTGTGATGAATACGTTCCTTGGGGCTGGATTCACCCGGATTTCAGCCCCCATTCCGACCCATGCCGAATGTCCAGACCTGGACACAGATTACCACTTTAAGCCCCTCGAAACCCAGAAAACCAGCACGAAACTTCCTGCCCCAGTATACCCTACCTTCCCCTATACTACGTATAGGGGAACTATATTGCTTTCGCTAACGTTTTCGCTAACGTTTTCGATTTCAATAACTCTAGCAACTTTCTACCGCACTACTTACGGCTATACTACTGAAAGAAAAGCGAAAGTTTAGATTGCAAAATCTCCCGCAAGTGATTGAAAACAAACGAGAAAAAAATGTTGACAAACTAAAAAACGTTTGGTAAACTGATTTCAAATCGATTTCGCAATCGAATCCGAAAGCGTAACGAAAGGAGCAACGATGGCGAAGAAAAACTTGCGAGCCTCGCTCGCTACTTATGCCGTCCAGGTCTTCCTGCCCACAGACGGCTGGATCAACCATACTCGCAGAATGAACTGGGCTGACGCCCAGACTGAACGCCAAATCCTCAACGGCCGCTATCCACACTTCAAGGTGCGGGTGGTGCCCGATATTCCCATCACGCGGAACGAGAAGGTTTCCGCCGTCAAAATGTTGACAGATGGGAAACTTCATCCTGGACGGTTCACAGATCTCCAGGCGACGACGGTTCTTTCGGCGCTTCACCGCAAGGACGAATCCCGGTACGAGCTTTCGCAGCACGGCACAGTACCGAGCATTCACCTCGGGACCATCGCCGCTATGCCGGAGCGACCCATAGAATTCGACCGGGGCAACGGAATGCCGGAAGATGCCAGCCTGCGGCCCCTGATCCGGCTGAAAAAGGGAGTTCCCACCTGCGTTCACACTTCCCATCACGGGGATGTGTGCGGCTATAAATTCGGCTTTCCCGTCACCCCCTCCAAGGTGCGGCGGCATTTCGAGGAGCAACACTGATATGTCAAGCAAGGGAATGGCTATAATTTCCCTATTTATCGGGGCATTCTGCCTCGCGGGAGTGGATTTCATGAGGCTACATAGCCCGGTCGAAGCAGCCTACTTGTACTTTGGGATCATCCTGATGGGGGTGTTCCTGATGCTGACCATCAGACCGAAGGGAGAACCGTGGTGAGCGACACCGCTAAAACCGTCATCATCGCCGCGCTCTATACGTTCGGCCTGATGTGGCTGGTAAAGTGGATCGGGGACGGAGGGTACAACAAGATCGTTGAGATACTGGAGCGGGCTACGAGGTGAGGCCATGGATGAAGTAGAGACATGAAACAAGCACAGAAGCCGAAGGTAAAGAACCTTGGAACGTGCGTAGTGGAGCGGGGCGGAGCCGGGTTTCTCGTCATGTTCGCAGACGGATCAGTCCGTGGTTTTGTAAGTCTTGTCAAGGCATACGAAGCCATAAGCAAGTTCTTTGCTCGGAAGACGCCATCTGATTCTATTGGGGTAGGACAGATAACTACCTACGACGGAAGCACATCGGCAGCGGTGGTTCGTAATGGATTCGTGGTGAAACTCTAATGCCATTTATCGAAGAGAACCAAGAAGGTCATGATTGAGGGAAAAACACAATAGAGCAGGAGTGAGTATGCCAAAACGATCACGACCATACAGGGAAGGGCTATTGGAGAGCCTAAAAGATCCACAAGAATCAGCCCACTACTTAATGGCTGGAGCAGATGATCCAGAAACCTTTCTTGCCTCGCTGAGAGACATCGCGGAAGCCCACGGGATCACATCGAAACAGATGAGCGAAGAACTTGCTCTGGCGAAGGATGCCTGCGTCCACGCCTTCGTAGATGGAGCGGAATGGTGGGAGTTCCACAAAACCGGAGCTACCATATTCCAGTCGGATCAGAAACTGGCCCATAATGAAGCTGTCAAGAAATATCCCTACGCGGGATTGCTCTGGAAACAACTCGAACTAGAACGAAAGCTCCGCCTCGATGCGGAATTAGAACTGAATAAACTGAAGGAGAAACATGGACACTGAAACTGAAATGGTTTGCGCAGGCTGCGGCAGGCCGATCACGGCAGAGGAAAACTATGTTCCGGTGATGCGGTCCCGCGACAGGGAATACGTCCATGTGGACGACGACAAGAACCCGTGCTCAGAAAAGTACAATCGCCGCATGGATCGGATCGAGCAGCTAGTTGAACAGATCCGTGCGCTCATCGAGCACACGAACGATATCAGCGCTGAGTCCTCGAAGGAAGTTACGGAAGCCTTCCTGCGGGCCATGCTGTCGCAGCACCGGACGCTCCAGCAGAATTTCATGCGGGCGTTGCGGGAAGCGTTGCGCCAATATGGGGAAACGTCAACTGATCTGCGGAATGAAGGCGCTGTAACGTGGGCGAGGCGAGCGGCCATGGTCGATACCTACATGCCGTATGTATAACAAAACAAACAAGGAAAGGAGCAACACAATGATAACGAAAGACAATGTAGAAAGAGCGCTTGAGCTACAAGGAAAAGAGTGCCACGAAAACCCTGTTCCCCCGGATGATTTCTTCGAACTTCTGTCCGCCATCGAACATTCTGAGAAGGGTTACGTGATTGGGAAGATCTTAGGCGAGATCCTGCTCCACTCGCGTAGCCTCATCCGTACAGCCAGCTTCCTATGCGCTATCTGCTTTCGGGTAGCTAACCGTATCGAGGCGGAGCAGCGTTCCGCCGTAAGCGCAGCGAACGATTCGCTAGGTGAAACCCTAATTAACTAAAGGAGCAACACAATGGAAAGCCTTACCAAACAGAATGTCCACGATATCTTTCACTTATTCGGTGAAAGGATTGTCGAAGTTAGAGATTTCATCCTGAAGAAAAAGGAAAACCCCGATGAAAGTCCTACCATCGAAGAATTCGAGGAAGAATTCAACAAGCTGATGGGGTGCGAGGACGGCACTTTTGGAGCCGAAGTGATCGACGTGATCAACCATTGCGGAGTCGCCCAGAGGATCGTGCAGGGAGTGGCTCAAATGGGAGCAGAGTATAACTCAATTTCAGCCGTGTGCGCGATCATCGGAGCGATGTTCCACTTTCACAATGAGCTTGTCAAATCCGAAGCCGCTGATCAAAAAGCGGCAGAGGAGCTTGAGCGGGAGATGAACATCGACGGGAAGGATATGGCCATGATTGAGTTGGAAGTGGCCCTAGATTCGCTCGCGGAAAGCCCAGAAAAGCAAATCGTTCTCAGTAAATTTGCGGCGGTGAAGGGCATCGGCTTGCCGAAGCCCAAACCTCGCCGCCGCAAGAAGACCGAAACCGTGCAATAGCAGGAGGCTGCGGGGGCCATCACGTCAAAATCCGGACATGGCGGCTCCCGGAGCAACTTGCTCCAAAAGCGAAAGGAACGACAATGGCAACCGTCAACAAGAAGTTCACTAACCCCTTCACTCTGGAACAAGAAAACCTGACTACGGACAATGTAGAAATCGTTCGTAGCGCTGAAACGAAACAGGTCATTCTGCCTGAAAACATGAGCCTTCCGCAAGCCGTTCACTGGCTTACCGAGGCCTGGAAAGACCAGGAGCGGCTGGTCAAAGTGCAGGAACTGATCAATGGCTATCCGCTCGACGTGGCGCACGCGCTGTCGGTGGCCCTAAAGGAACGATTCGGATTCGTCGCCATGAAGGAACAGATGAAGGAGTCATTTTTCTACGCTGTTCCCATCGACGCTTCAGGAAACACGGTTGACGTTTACCTCGGCGAATTCAATTTTCCAGGACTGAGCGAGGAGTCAACTGTTTCTACGGCACCAGACTGGTCGCGGGGGATATTTATTCAGGGACAAGTAAAGAAAAAGGAGCTGCCCTTGATCAAAGAGATCGCCAAGGCCACCAGGGAGATCTTGGCGACCCAATCCCTGTTCCGAGGAAAGGCCATCACGGTCGAAACGAAAGTGGACCCTATGACCAGAAATGAATATCTGGAACCACAGTTTCACTCCATCGGAGCGGACACGACGGACTTGATTCTATCCAGAGACACAGAACGCATGATCCGAGACTCGATCATTACCCCCCTCTATCGGCACCGAGAGCTTGCCGACCTCGGAATAGGGTTCAAGCGGGGCATAACCCTGTTTGGTCCTTATGGGGTTGGCAAAACACTTTGCGCCAACAAGATAGCCATGCTCTGTGAACAACTGGGCATCACATTCTTGTATCTCAGGAATGTGAACCTGTTAACCCGAGCTTACCCATTCGTGCGCCAGTACGGCAAAGCGGTGATATTCGCCGAGGATCTCGATCAACTCGAAGACTGGGACGATCTCAAGACGGTTCTCGACGCCGTAGACACCAAAGACGCCGAAGTCATGGTGATCTTCACCACAAACCACATCGAAAACATTCCCGAAGCAGCCCTGCGACCGGGACGCTTGGACCATCTGATTCACATCCAACCTCCGGACGCTGAAGCGGCAGCCAGACTGGTGCTTCACTATGGGGGCGATGAGATAGACCGCATGAATTTCGACCCTGTGGCGGTCGGCAAAGCGGTGCAGGGATATATCCCCGCGATTATCGCCGAGGTGATGAAGAGAGCCAAACTCTCCGCTCTCACCGCCATGCCCATGGAGCTTGGGGGAGATAACCATCTTCTCCCGGTTCTGCCAACATCACTCAAGATCGGCACAGAGGCGATCCAGATCGCCGCAAAATCCATCAAGCAGCACGCTGAAATGGTCAACCGCCAGCAGGTGGCGGAGCCCTCGGATCTCGAAAAGATGAGCCATATCGTCGGCAACTACATCGCCAGAGGGGTCATTAAGGCGGTAGATCACGTTGGGTCCGATAAATTAGACTTGCACTTCCGTAAAGTTACGGGAGTGACGGACGGCAGAGGATTGGCTACCGACAACGAGTAGCCATCAAATTCACCACGAGGGGGCCTGGACAGCCCCCTCCCAACCCATCTGGAGAGGTGATATGCAACGGAAAGAAGTGGAAAGCAGCAACATCGCCAGCATCGGATATGATCCCCCCACGCTAGAAGTGGAGTTCCACCATGGCGGAGTCTATACCTATGAGGGTGTACCGCAGGAAGTCTACGAAAACTTCATGGCGGCACCTTCAAAGGGGCGATTCTTCGCCGAAAACATCAAGGGGAAATACCCCCACCAAAGGGTATAGATATGAAAAGGCAAACGTTAGCAAGGTATCGCCAATGGAAAGAGATGCACGAGAAAGACGGCATCTCACTAGATGAAATAGCTCGCGGCGCGGGAGTGACCCGCCAAGCCGTCTCAATTGGGATTCTCCAAGTGGGCGGCAGGCGTCAGAAGCGGGCCTCTGGACCCGGTTCTCGCGCCATGACCACGCTACAAAGGGAAATGGCCCTTCGCATGGCCGAGGAAGGTAAAGACGCCATTGACATTTCAGCCGCTTTGAGCGTGAGATATGGAACCGTCCGTGATTTTCTCGCGGTAAACAAAACAGGTGCCCAACCCGCCCGACAAGAAGATCAGGCCAAACCTGAGTAGATTTGAGCTACGAAACTGGCGGAAGCGATATTAAGGGGAACGCTCCAACAGTCGTTTCTGCCGAGGGGGTGGCGTTGTCTCTGAAACCCGCCGCTCCTCGTCCTTCAAAAGCTCTTGGACTCGGCGATCAATCACCGATTGCGGGAGGCGGCACAATTGGCGAAGCATGACGTTTTGTTCGAGCAGCAGAGATTCAATCTCCTCCAGACGCTGCCAAAAGCGGGCCATTGGGGTGCGCTGATAGAAAGCAACCACCTTGGCAACGTAGGTGGTCTGCTTATGTCCAATGGCATCAGCGATCTGGCGAGTGTTCATCCCCTGCTGAAAGAACATTTCCCATATTTGACGGGCAACTTTGCCCTCTCCCATAAAGAGGGGGCCATGGCGCTCTTGAGCGAAAGGCATACGGAAACATTATGACTGAACAGCCGACAATGCAACAGAAACCCATCGTCCACACACTGGACTTGGTGCTAGAAAGTTATCTTTCCTTGCCGGAGTCAATCTCGAACAGAGTGAAGGTGAAGCTGAAAATTGAACGTGACAACATCTCGCTCTGGACAATTGAGGCAGCAGGACAGCCGGAAAGGAAACTGATAGAGATCATGAACTGTTTTGGCAGACTTCACGTTAGCTATAAACTACCGTAAGCTATTGAAACTAAAGGAGTAAAACGAATGTGCTTAATCCAAGTTACGAAACGCTACCCAGCCAATGAAACTGTTGGGTACGGGTACAAAGTGATTGAACCACTGCCCTATATGCAGCCGCCTGAGTTCAAGACTCCCTATCTGATGATGGGGCTCCGGCCTGGAAGATGGATTCGACGGATTTTGGGGAGTGAAAATCAACGAACCATTGTTTCCGGTGATGTCCTTGGCGACCCTCTGCGATACCCCAATGGATTTCATGTCTTTCGCTCCTTGGAAGCGGCCAAGGCGCTGGCTTACGTATATGGGGATTACCGAACCCGGAGCACCGCTGTCATCGCTCGGGTAGAATACCGCAGTGTATTCGTTAAAGGAACGGATGAGACTTACAAGGAACACGCCGGCTCCTGCCTTGTGGTCCGCTATATCCGCCTGTCCCTCAATATCTCGGACTATATGAACGCGGAAGGTAAGCCGCTTGCCGCAGAAAGGAAACAGGAAGTCAAAGAGATTCTCGATAGTGTACGGAAGAGCACAGTAAAAGTTAAGGCGCAGTAAAAGAAATCTGTATCCAGATCTGGACATAAAAGTTATGGAAAACAAACGCAAGAAAGAAAGACAAGAAATCTATTCCGTAGGCCAAATCCCCGCAGAAGATATCAGAATCTTTAAGGGGCTACGGGATGGCCGTTATGGAAACTTTGGCCTCCTGCGAGGCAGACTGAACGGAGAAGAGGTGACTTTCATTGTGGTCATATCGGATGAAGTTAATGAGCTAGGGGAAACGGTGTTCTCCCTGATGCCAGCAGCGGTAATGATGACTGAAAACCTCAAGCAGGGCGCTCAAGATTTTGTCGGAAGGTTCCTCTACGGAACCCCCGTCCAAAACTGAATCACTTTCAATTTCGGTTGACTCTCAAATGATTGAAAACAAAGGCTAAAAAACTTGTTGACAAACGTTAGATTTGCAAGTAAAATTGTTTTCGGAAACTTTTCTATTGTCCGCAATGAGTTGAAAACAAAACAGAAACGTAGGAGCATAGATGTGCCTAATGAAGCTGGAGAAAATTCCTGCCCGTATCCCCAGATACGGCTATAAGGTGATGCTCTTGGAGACGCTACTAGATTTGCATCAGCCAGGGTTTCCGATCAGAGGGGTGGTGCTCCAAACCCCTTATCAGGGAACAGAAGTGGATGTGATGGCTAACCCGGTAATGAAGAAATTAACAGATTCCGACTGTTCAACCGAATTGACCAAGAAGGCATACCCTGTAGGAATTCATGTGATGAGCACCCTCGCGGGTGCTGCGGTGTTTGCCAGCCGACTGGACAAGGACGACACTGTGATAGCCCGCGTGAAACTGTCTGGAAATGCACTGGCTTATGGACTAGACTATACGGCTGGGGCGATCCGGAAATACAAATCCATCGTGATGGATGAGGTGACATTCTCTAACGATCCGAAAGATTACCTTTCCTATTCCGGCAAACCGTTAAAAGGCGGAAATTTGAAGTTGATTAAGCTGGCAATACAGGGAAAGGTATCGGATTTGCTGGCACTCACACCAAACAAGCGCAAGAAGAAGGCGAAAAAGGTGGCCAAATGAAAATCCGCCACATGCCATCCAGGAAAATAGCAGGCAACGAGCCATTATCTTTACTGGCGACCAGCTACATCCATGACGTGACTATCACACTCAGCCATCAGGAGTTGGCCCACATCCTAGTTGGGCTGAGTGTGATCAAATCGGGCTATTATGTGACCACCATGACCAAAGAATTTGTGGACAGTGAAGGCTATGACCGCATGAGCCTAGAGGAAATTGACACATTGATCAAGCGATTAAAGGAGAAAAGATGAGCGATACATCTGCTGTTGTATCAGTCGCTCCCAAGCAGCGGACCTATTCAGAAGAAGCTGGCAAGGAGGTTGGGCTCCCGTCGCCAGACAGCATGAACTACATGGTGACGGTGGCCGAATACCTCGTCGGATCAGCGCTTTATACCTCCGACATGGGAAGTAACGTTGTGGCTGTAAAAGCCAACGCCATGGCCAAGATGTTGACCGGCTACGAATTGGGCATCCCACCCATGGAATCCTTGCAATCAATTGATATCGTTAAGGGAAAGATCTTCCTGCGATATCCCCTGATGATGAAGTTGATCCTCCGGGACAAGGTGAAGGTAGATATCATCAAGGACGGCAACGACGGCTGCGAGATGAAATTTACCCGCCCGGACGGGTTTGAGTATGTCTCTCGCTTCGGGCCGGAGGATGCACGACGGGCTGGACTGGACAGGCCCGACAGTCAATATACATTGCGCCCAGGCACCATGTACCGAGCGCGGACAATTTCGCAGGCATTTCGGGTGTTGGGAGTGCGGGGGGGAATGTATGAAACCGAATCGGAACTGGAAGAAATTCGGAGTCGGGAACCCGAACCGCAGGAGGAGAAGCCAAAGCCGCTCGAACTATACCCCGTAGGGAAAAAGGCGGAAGCAGAGCCTCCGCCGCCCGCCGCGCCTCTGCCGCCCGCCGCACCTCCGACTCAGGCTGTGGCACCCGCTACGCCGACACATCTAGCGGCTGAAGTAGCCCCGCCTCCCAAGGAAAAGCCGGTTGAACCTGAACCGGCCAAGGTGGAAAGCCTGGGAGACCAGATCAAGGCCCGCATGTCGAAAGTCAAAGCCGCCCTGATGCCTTGGCTGGAGGATGGCAGGCAAGCCCAAAGTGTGGTGATCAATTTTGTCAAGGGATATCTGAATGTCAAGAACATCCCGCGTGACGCCACCCCAGAGGAATTTGTGATGCCCGTTGCGGCGCTCGAAGAAGCTCTCGCCAAAGCCAAGCAAGCATTGATGGAGGAACCATACCAGTTGGGCCGTCACATGGCCGTGGAGCGCCAATCCAAATCTCTCGCCACTCTGCCAACCGTCCAGCTAGATCCCCGCATCCGGGTGCTGGAGAAAACCTACCCGCAGCTATCCGCAGAAGAGTTGCAGAGAGCGATTCAGGTGTCTGAAGCCCGCTCGCTCACCCCAGAAGAACTGAAGGAATGGACCGACCACTTGGACCTGACCAAAGCGCCCGCTCCAGAACTGGTGGCCTTCCTGCGAATGGCGAAACAAAGCCGGGAAGCTTATCAGGTAGTGCATATCCGGGACGAAAGCGGGGAGCCCCTTGTGTCCTTGCTTGCGGAACTGGATAAAAGGGCGCTGCACGATTATGGGATCGGGTTTGAGAAGCTGGGAGAAAAGAATTCCGACCACCTGATAACGTCTTTCGCGGAACTCAAAAAAGGGGAGCAGGAGAATGAAGCCGCCCAATCTGCCCTCTTCACTTGATCCGGGGGTGGTGTTTTCCGAAGATACTCATAGTTATGTGAATTCCATCACAGGCGTCCGGTACGTCCCGGTCACCAAATTGGTGCAGGATCTGGTGCCGCAATACTTTCCGGCAAACGTGGGTGAATATGCGGCCAGGGGGACGGCGATCCATATCGGTTGCCGGTATCTCGTGGAGGGGGTATGGGAGCCTGAGGGCACCCACCCCCTCATTCTGCCTTACATCCGAGGCTTTGAGTTGTTCCTCAAGGACACTGGCTTTAAAGTGCTGCTGATCGAACAGGTAGTGGCCCACCATGACCGGCAAGTGGCGGGCACTCTCGATTACTACGGCGTGATGAAGGCAGGCCCTGTGGTCCTGGACGTTAAGAGCGGCAGCACTGTGGCCCCGCAGCACCACCTACAGGTGGCTCTTTACCGGGCGCTGCTTGAATCCATGGGCGTGAAAGCAAAGGGAACCTACATCGTGCAGCTTAAAGACGACGGCGGATACACGCTAGTAGAAGGCAAAGACGGGCCACGGGAAGCCTTCGCCGCCATGGACTTTTGGCACTGGAAGAACAAGCATCGATTGAACAGGAGCAACACATGACAATTGAGTTCAATGTACCAACCGTGGTTCGCCTCGAAGGTTTGACCGCACCCGCTACGGTGGTTCACGTCTTCCGCATGGTCCGAGTCAAGAGGGAGGAGGACTTCCGAATCCTGACAGACTACCGCAAAGATGGAGACCAGTTCGATCAAGATTATTCAAACTGGAAAGAGCCGGATATGATGCGGGTAAAATCCGCCATCATCTGCGTCGATCTTTTCCATCCCCTAGGCAACGCGAAAATTACAAGGAGAGTTTCTGCATCATACTGCTCAGTCAATGACGTTGACAAAATGATCGCTGGACTGAAATTGGCCCTAAAGCGAAACATAAATTGGATGTCCAAGGGAAACCGAAGGCTAGTGTGGGAGAAATTTTTGGAAGCGGTCAAAAAGAAAAGGATTACGCTATGACCATTTTTAACACCAGTAAATATCGGACGAAGGATCTAAGGAGAATCCTGAAGCTGGCGGCGGAACGGGAGCTATCGGAGACGAAACAGGGAAGTATCATCGTTCACATCACGCATGGGAAAACTCCCGATCCGCTGGGCTACGCCATCATCGGGGGCGACCGGATGGCTATCTTCCTGCCACGTCCAGATCTGGACACAGAACCGGAGGCATTGGCCTTGGCCGCTTCGCACGAAATGGCCCACTTGCGGGGCGCAACTGAAACTATGCTTGACCCTTTACCGCGTTACCAGTGGCCAGACTTTCGGATGTATCACGCTTGGGCACATGACCTGCCCCTCAGGCGGCGACTGATCTGGATCATGCACCATGATTCTGAGGCTGAAGATATGGCTAGACGGATGGGATTGAAAGACATTGAAGTGGCGGCGGTGAAAGCGGAAGTAGAGCCAGACGACCAGACCAGAGCCGTGGTCCGGGCAGCCGGAGAGATCATCAAAGCCAGCGACCGCGACCGCTTTGAGATCGCCATCTCGATGCTCGATGTGCGAGACGATCACAGCTTCCGCCGCGCCAACGACCTGCTCGTAGAACTGGTAAAGCTCAAAGATGAATGGGATAAATACTGGAAGCCGAAAACTTCCTCGGCCTGGGCTACCTTCAAGATCCTGAAGGACGCTTACAATGGACCCGCCGCTTTCATCGATTCGATGATCGATAAGGTGAAATCGGCCATGGCAGCCTACAGCGAGCAAAAGAAACGAATCGTACAAGCGCAGCAACAGGCCCTGGTCGAATCTACCGAGGCGCTGAAAGAGGCCCAACTCAAAGAAGCCCGCAGCCTGATCCGCAAGGGGATGGTGGTGGAGGGCCAGATCCTGCGGCAGCAGGCCACAGATCTCCAAGCCCCAATTATCTCGGATACCACGCCGAAACTGGATGGCACCCGCGTTCGGGAAGAATGGGGAGATTTTGAAGTCACCGACTTTCAGGCGCTGGTCAAAGCCGTGGCGGAAGGAATGGTTCCGCTTGACGCCCTAGTCTCCAACGATACAGTTATCCGCAATAAAATCAAGCAGATGCGGAAGTCCTTCGACTGGCCTGGGATCGTGGCCAAGCCGCGCATCAATTTTGCGGTTGAAAGGCGGTAGCCAGGACAACAGATAGTTTCATAAGCTGAGAGCGAGCCATACTGTGTGAATGTTTCACATGAGATGAGCGAGCCAAAAAAGGCGAAGGTTTCAGAAGGAGTGAGCGAGCCACAAGATGAGAATGTTTCATTGGATGTGAGCGAGCCGTTGATGGGGATTGTTTCAGAGATCGAGAGCGAGCCAGATCACGAGAATGTTTCATCAGGTTTGAGCGAGCCAGCCAATGAGAATATTTCATGATAAGCGAGTGAGCCAGGGATGGAGATGGTTTCATAATTCAAGAGCGAGCCAAAATGAGAGAATGTTCAAGCCTCCGGAGCGAGCCACGCCGAGGGAATGTTTCATGGACGGCGAGCGAGCCATCGGGCGTGAATGTTTCATTGGATGTGAGCGAGCCATGACGAGAGAATGTTTCATGAAAAGTGAGCGAGCCAACTGATCTGAATGTTTCACGTCAGGGGAGCGAGCCAAGCCTAGTGAATGTTTAATAGAACGGGAGCGAGCCAAACATGTGGATTGTTTCAATATATATGAGCGAGCCATTGGTAGAGAAGGTTTCAGAAATTGGGAGCGAGCCAGTGAAGCTTAATGTTTCATGAAACGTGAGCGAGCCACTGGGAGTGAAGGTTTCAAATATCGAGAGCGAGCCATTGAAGTATATTGTTTCAAGCGAAGCGAGCGAGCCGTTGATGGGGAATGTTTCAGGTCGCGGGAGCGAGCCAATGAACAGGAATGTTTCACGGGATATGAGCGAGCCATTGAAGTAGATTGTTTCAACCGAAGCGAGCGAGCCATGCCTCGTGAATGTTTCACGATAAGCGAGCGAGCCAAGATTAAGGAATGTTTCAAACATTGAGAGCGAGCCACGAAATCAGAATGTTTCAAGAGGATTGAGCGAGCCAAACAAGAAGAAAAGGAGCAAGGAATATGAGCGTTACGAGCGTTACGAACCTAGACCCAATTATCCGGTTAAGCCGGGATCTCAAAGAGGCGGCAGCCACGCTGTCGCCCGATGAAGCGCGGTATCTGGTGGATGCCTACTACGGCATTCAGGAGTACCGCAAGGCAGCGGGGAATCAGATCAAGGCCCTTGAAAAGAGCGGTGAACCGCACAGTGTTATCAGGTGGCTGTTCGACCAGATGGAAACTCTCGAAGCCCAAATCGTGCGGGCCTTGAAGCGATGGACGGAGGGTTATCCGGAAGCCGAGTGGGCGCAATCGATTGTCGGCATTGGCCCGGTGATCGCAGCCGGGTTGCTCGCCCATATCGACATCACCGACCGGCCCTACGCGGGGCAGATCTGGAAGTTCGCGGGGTTGGACCCGACGCAGGAATGGAAGAAGGGAGAAAAGCGGCCTTGGAACGCCCGCCTGAAAGTGCTGGCCTGGAAAATCGGAGAATCGTTCGTCAAGGTTTCAGGCAACCCGGAAGACTTCTACGGGCAACTCTACCTCCGGCGCAAGGAGCACGAATGGAGGCGTAATCTCGCTGGAGAGTATTCCGAGCAGTCCAAAGTGATCCTCGAAAAACGGACGTTCAAGAAAAAGTATACGAAAAACTGGTACGAGGGGAAGTACGATCCCAAAACGGTAAAGCGCTATCTCGACTCCGGCAAGAACCTGATGGAGTTGACAGAAGCTAAAAAGGGTGGCGTGCCGATGCTGCCTCCCGCCCAGATCCACGCACGGTCCAAGCGGTTCGCGGTGAAGATGTTCCTGTCCCATTACCATGCGGTCGCCTATTACTACCGCTACGGGAAGATGCCCCCGGACCCATTCGTGATCAAGTTTCTGGGCCACACGGATTTCGTTCCTCCACCCAACTTCAACCCGAAAGTTGCCGCCGTCGCATCGAAGCCATGACTGTAGATGGTTTCAAACTTAGAGAGCGAGCCACATCTGGTGAACGTTTCGTGACCTGTGAGCGAGCCAATGGGATAGAATGTTTCAAACTACGAGAGCGAGCCACAGAATGCGAATGTTTCATTTGGAGCGAGCGAACCAAAGTGGCAGATGGTTTCATCAGGTGGGAGCGAGCCAAGACTGAAGAATGTTTCATAAGCGCTGAGCGAATCATGGAGCGGGAAGGTTTCACCTGACATGAGTTAGTCAATAGGAGAGAATGTTTCACGTCGTGTGAGCGAGCCAATGGTGATGAATTTTTCACATGCGATGAGCGAGCCGTTGGGTGAGAATGCTTCAGAAGAGTTGAGCGAGTCAACAGGAGAGAATGTTTCAAGTTACCAGAGCGAGCCACAGACAGGAGAGAGCCAAATATGATGATTGTATCACATGGCAGGAGCGAGCCGCAACGCGCTAAAGTCTCATCGTTGATGAGCGAGCCACGGACGATGAATGTTTCACCCGAGGTGAGCGAGCCATCGGATGGGAACGTTTCAAAAATCGAGAGCGAGCCACGAAACCAGACAAGAAGAATGTGTCAGTAGTGGAGAGTGAGCCAAGCGGACAGATTGTTCCAAGACAAGCGAGCGAGCCAGCCGCTGTGAAGGTTTCAGGTGGTGTGAGCGAGCCATGAAGAAAGAATGTTTCATGCGAGTAGAGCGAGCCATGACGCGAGTGAAGACTTTCATTGACAGGAGCGAGAAATGCAAAGGTTGACATTTAACAAAACCGATCTGCTTGTTAAATTGAAGGAGAATCGGGAACAGCACCGATCAGTGTTTCTGGAAGCCATCGAAAACTACCGCAAGGAAGCCATTGCTGAACTGGAACGGCAACTCGGGATGGCACGCGATGGTATCACGGGTAACTTCTATGTTTCCCTCACGCAACCGCTGGATATGACCAAGAACTACGACCGCATTATCCAGATGATGGAGATGTCATCCGAAGAATCCATTGTGCTAGATGAAAAGGAGTTTCAGAACTATGTGATGGACAAATGGAATTGGTCGAAATCGTTTGCCTCCTCGGCTAAGGGTTACGCCGTAAGCGCGGCGAGCCAAAGCTACCTATCCAGGTTGAGCGAAGGAGATGAGATATGAACAACAACATCCGAAACACTATGCTTATGATCATAGTGATCTTTCTATCTATGGTGGGGATGGCCTACCTGATTACAAAAATGTGAGGAATGTGAGGATACAATGGACAACAAAGTGAAGGCATCCGAACAATCAAGACAATTGAGGCAGGGAGATGTTCTGCTGGTTCCGGTTGAGCGATTGCCGTCCGGGAAAAAGAAGGCACGGAAGAACGGAATCCTTGCCTACGGAGAGGCGACAGGCCATAGCCATTCTGTGGCAGATTTACTGGCCGCAGAGGTTTATGAGATCGAAAACGGGATGTATCTTTCCGTCACAGCCGAGGATGGGGTGTCCATCGTTCATCAAGAACATGGGCCAATTCTAGTCCCCAAGGGCAAATACCAAATCAGGATTCAGAGGGAGTACTCCCCGGAAGAGATCCGCAACGTGAAGGACTGAAAGCGATGCTGACAAAACTCACCGCCGAACAGGCGGCTCTGCTTCCAATAGTGAGAGATGAGTGGATTGCGCATGGTCTATCTACCGATCCGGCGAACAGGTCGGAAGCTGAAGAAGCGGTGAAGGAAGCTTATCGCCTCGCTGGACTAAAGGAGCCAAGACTATTCGTATGGCTCCAATCCCCCTTTGCGGGAGTAATCGGCGCATCCATATTCATCTTGATGAATGACAAAAAAACTGAGCAGCAGGTTTTGGAGGCGGTTTCGGATCAGGTCGAGGATAAGGTTCGAGATCAACTCTGGCATCAGGTCCGGGATCAGGTCTGGAATCAAATCCGGGATCAGGTCGGGGCTCAGGTCTGGGCTCAGTTCGGGGCTCAGGTCTGGGCTCAGTTCGGGGCTCAGGTCTGGGCTCAGGTCCGGGCTCAGGTCGGGGATCAGGTCCGGGCTCAGGTCGGGGCTCAGTTCGGGGATCAAGTCTGGAATCAGGTCTGGGCTCAGGTCGGGGCTCAGGTCTGGTTTCAGATCGGGGATCAGGTCTGGGCTCAGGTCGGGGCTCAGGTCTGGTTTAAGATCGGGGATCAGGTCTGGGCTCAGTTCGGGGATCAAGTCTGGAATCAGGTCTGGGCTCAGGTCGGGGATCAGGTCCGGGCTCAGGTCCGGGCTCAGGTCGGGGATCAGGTCCGGGATCAAGTCTGGGCTCAGGTCCGGTCTCAGGTCCGGGATCAAGTCTGGGATCAGGTCTGGAATCAAATCCGGGGTCAGGCCCGGAATGCCAGTATCGAAGGTTGTCAACGATGTAGGTATGGTTCGCACGATGCCTATTGGGTATCTGCTTATGATTTCTTCCTACGCTGTGGGATCAAGTGCTGCTCTGCCATGAGCGGACTAATCCGACTGTCGCGTTCCTGCGGATGGTGGTGGCCATTTGAAAATGCCGTCATCCTTACCGAAAGACCATGCGAATTGCACAGGGATGAACGCGGACGCTTGCACCATCCTTCCCGGATGGCGATCCGTTATCCCGATGGATGGGGATTGCATGTATGGCACGGAGTCCGAATCCCGACCCGCTATTACGAGTCGGACGTAACAGTTAAGGAGATTCTGTCTGAACAAAACGCTGAGGTTCGAAGGGCGTTGATCGAACGCTACGGGCAAGACCGCTTCATGCTCGATTGTGGAGCTAAGGTTTTGGACTGTCAGCCGCAGTACGGATGCGCTGAAACCAATGATTTACTTGCGATTGAACTACCTAATGATCCTGATCGGTGGATGAAAGCCATCAAAATACACTGCCCATCCACAGGAGCGATGTACATGATTCGGGTTCCACCGACCACCAGGACCATACAAGAGGGACTGGCATGGTCCTATGGCTTCGAACATCCAGAGGATTATCGACCAGAGGTTGAAACATGACTTACCACGATAAAGAAAACGGACAAAGGAGCACACTATGAAAGCAGTACAGATGAGTTATCGGCAATTCGGCTTCCTGAAAGAACTGATCGAAAGCCACAACGGTACAGTTCCCAGGGACCAATTGAGCGATATGAACCAAACCACCCTGATCTCGATGCTGGTTGCACGGGGCTACGCGGCCATTCATGGGGACCGGATGCTCGTGACCAACCGGGGCCACGAGTCCTACCAGCAGTTCGTGAACTCCAGCATCCCCATGCGCAAGCGATCCGGTCAACCGCTTTCTCGCACCGTGAGCGATTTCCTCAAGAATTCCCTGCGGAGAAGGCTGCAATCGCGCAAAAAGGCGGCGTGACATGCCGCGCATCTATAACAGCCAAAGCGAACCGCTGGACTTCTGCCAGCGCTGTTTCCCCAAAACCGAAGCGGAAGCCTATGAAGTTTACGGCAAACTGGGGGATGGTCCGGATGGCAGAGGAAACTGTTTTAGCTACGACGATGAACACCCTGACTATGATTATTGCGATTACATCTGTGAGAATTGCGGAATGGTCTTGAGAAATGAAGACAACGACAAGGAGCGATAGATAATAGAAGGAGCAACAACCATGAAGACCGGAAGAACCCTGCTTTCGCTGGCTGAGGAAGTGGAGCGCCAGCAGAAGAATAAACGTGATTTCGTGGTCAAATCCCCAGCCTTGGAAATGACCCCGGAAGCCACCCTCGCAATCTCCAAAATCGGAGAATTTCCGATCTCCGAACATGCCCACAACCAGATCGGATTGCGCTTGTCCATTCCGGCCAAGTACTACGATCAAATGCGGGCTTCGGCCCCTCAGCTTTTAGCCACCAACGTCAACCACTGGCTTCAGAATAAGCCGGAAACCCGCATGGTCCGCACGCTGGACGGCAGAGTGAGAGCCTATCTTTCAGACAGTTACCAGCGGCGGGATAACTACGATTTACTCGTGGGAGTCCTGCCGCTACTCAAGAACAGCCCCACGCCTCTCGAAGTGCTCTCCTCGGAGATCACTGAGCGGAAAATGTATCTCAAGGTGGCCGCTCCCCGAATTGTCGCCGCGATCAAGGTAGGCGATCCGGTGCAAAGCGGCTTCATCGTCTCCAATTCCGAAGTGGGGGTCGGGTCTGTTTCCGTCATGCCTTTCGTAAACCGTTTGGTGTGCATGAACGGCATGGTGATTCCCGAAATGGGCAAGCGCAAATACCACGTCGGCAGACGGATCGAAGAGTCCGACGAAGAGGCTCGTGAATTGTTTGGCGACGACACGCTCAAGGCCGACGATGAGGCTTTCTTTCTGAAGGTCAGAGATATTATCCTCGCCTGCCTTACCCAAGAGCGGTTCGAACTGATTGTAGACCGGATGCGGGGAGCCGCCGACCGCGCCATTACCCGAATGGCGACCGATGCCGTGAAAGAACTGGGGAAACGGTACGAACTCAACGAAGGTGAGCAGACCTTGGTTCTCAAGCACCTCGTCGAAGACGGTGTAGGACTAACCCAGTATGGTCTCGCGCAAGCCGTTTCTTCGGCGGCAGGCGAAGCCGAGACTTACGACAAGGCAACCGAAATGGAAACTTTGGCTGGAGAAGTCATTACGCTGGCTCCTTCGGAATGGAAAGTCTTAGCCCAAGCGGCCTAACCGGCATGGGGACGGTTCCCCCATGTCCAGATCTGGACATAAAATATGACAGATAGATATATCGAAGCTCTCGAAGTAGCCTCGGATGCCCTGGAGTCGGCCTTGGTATCACTCCATGACCGCCACGATTTCTACGAGGGTACGAAGCGATCCGGCAAGGGGGCGAGATCTACGCCCGTGCCACCGGAAGATTGCAGCAAACCATTGTGCCGGAAGATCTACGCAGCCTGCGTGCTGATCGACGATCTGCTGGCAGACCATGAAACCAAAACCACTACAACTACGACCATTAAAACCAAAGGAGCAAGCAAATGAAGCGCGGAAGACACAGCAATATGCTGGACGATCTCGAAGACACGCTCAAAGAATTACTGCGTCACGATTCGGATCTCCATCGGCGTATCGACGCAGTACGGGAGACCATCAATCTGGTGCAGGAATCGACAGCGGAGTTGATACCGAAAACTCGCAGACCTCAAATTGAGGTGGAAGCAGAAGCAGAAACCGAAGAGGCCGAAACTGTACCCATGCCTACGCTGTCCGAAAAAATCGTACTGCAAAAGGGAGGCAAGAAGGGGGTAAACTTTGGGGATGCCATCGTCCAAGTGGCCAACTCTCCCGGCTTCCCGAATCCTTTCGACATAGATGATTTGAAAACTCGCCTCCGGTGCGATACGCCCACTTTCTGGAACACCAGCGTTTACACTTTGCTCACTAGACTGGTGAAAGAAAAGCGCCTGCGGAAAATATCCCCTGGACGTTACGCGCCCACCGCTAGGCGCTGACGAGGTTTGATCATGCTACGCCCGTACCAACAGGAGTGCATTGAAGCCATCACCGAAAACGCCCTCCGGGGAGTCACCAAGCAACTGGTGGTGATTCCCACGGGTACGGGCAAGGCCGTGATCGCCGCCCATCTCCCCTCCGCACTCAACCTGCGGAGGGGAGAGCAAACCCTGTTCTTGGTCCACCGCGATGAATTGATCTTCCAGGCGGTCGATAAATTCGAGCACTATAACCCCCACCTCAGCGTGGATATCGAAAAGGCCGAGTACCGCGCCGACCCGGACGCCGATGTGATTGTGGCCTCAGTGCAATCCATAGGCAGAAAGGGGAGCCCGCGCCTCGCCAAGTTCGATCCCTCGGGATTTGCCTTGGTGCAGGTCGATGAGGCGCATCACTGTACCAACAAGTCGCAGTACGAAACCGTGTTAACCCATTTTGGGGTCATGAAGGGAGAGTCTCCCGAAAACGGCAAGCTCCTAGTGGGTTGGACCGCCACCCCGGGACGCTCCGACAATATCGGACTGGAAGCTTTCTTCGACAAAATCGCCTACCAGAGAAACATTCGGGAGTTCATTGAGGATGATTGGCTGGCCGATGTGATTGGGTATCGCATCTGGACCGAGCACGAGATCGGCCATGTCTCGACCCGCCAGGGAGACTTCGCCATCGGGGAACTCGAAGACGCCATCAACACCCCGGAGCGCAATCTCTTGATCGTCCAGAAGTACAGGGAATACGGGCAAAACGCCCCGGCGCTCGCTTTTACCGTTGACATTAAACACTCGCACGATCTGGCCGACGCTTTCAACCAGGAAGGAATCCCGGCAGAAGCCCTGAGTGGAGAAACCCCCACCAAAGAGCGCCGCCACATGATCGAGGAATTTCGCGCTGGACGGCTCAAGGTGCTGGCCTCCTGCGGCGTGCTGAATGAGGGCTTCGATGCTCCTATTGCCACAGTCGGATTGATGGGACGGCCCACTAAATCGACCCTGCTCTACATTCAGCAGATCGGCAGAATCCTCAGGCCCTTCCCCGCTCCCGAGTCCAGGTCCGGACACGAGGGCTATGTGAAAGATAAGGCCGTGGTACTTGACTTTGTTGACAATTGCGGAAAGCACTCGCTCATCAATCTGTCCACCCTGTTTGGACTGCGGGCCAGCTTCAACCTGAAAGGGAAAAGCGCCACCGAAACCGCCGAGGAAGTGGAGCGTCTGGAATCGCAAAACCCAGGACTGGACCTGAAAAGCTGCGAGGATATTGAGGAGATTCGCGCCACGGTCGAGCGGATCGACCTGTTCTCGGCTCCAGTGATCCCAGAAGAGGTGCGGGCCTACTCGAAGTTCTCTTGGCTCACCGCCTCCGATGGCACCTACCATCTCTCGCTCCCGGATCGCACCATGCTCTACGTCCGTGAGAACCACCTGGGACAGTTTGAGATTTGGAAGTCGATCAGCGGCATCCGTTCGTTCATCTCGGCGTACAAAACTCTCGACATGGCTTTCCATGAGGGCGATCAATTGGTCCCCAAGGACTATATCGGAACCGTGTTGACAAATGCCCGCTGGCGGCATGACCAGCCAACCGAAGCCCAATGCAATGCTCTGTACAAAATGGACCGGAGAATGAAGCAGAGTTTTTCGAGTCCAGGGGATTTG